TTGGTACATCAAAGGCATCAGGTACAGCTTCGACAAATGGCTTGAACACACCGATTATACCGAAGCACAAAAAACGTTAATGAGGTTACAATATGCGTAATGGATTGACCATAACCGAAAATGGCACTAAGTCTTGGTATCAAAACGGAGAACTACATCGTGTTGACGGGCCAGCAGTTGAATATCCAAATGGCCGCAAGATGTGGTATCAAAACAATCTACTACATCGCGAAGATGGACCAGCAGCTGAATGGAGCGATGGCACCAAGGAGTGGTATCAACACGGGCAACGACACAGAATAGATGGTCCAGCAGTTGAACATTCAAGCAGCACCAAGTTGTGGTTCATCAAAGGCGATATATACAGCTTCGACCAATGGCTTGAACACACCGATTATACCGAAGCACAAAAAACGTTAATGAGGTTACAATATGCGTAATGGATTGATCATAGAAGGAGATGGAACCAAGACTTGGTATCAAAACGGCCAACTACATCGAACGGATGGTCCAGCTGTTGAATATGCAGATGTCCACAAGGAGTGGTATCAAAACGGAGAACTACATCGAATTGACGGACCAGCAGTTGAATTCGCAGATGGCACCAAGGAGTGGTATCAACACGGAGAACTACATCGAATTGACGGACCAGCAGTTGAATATGCAACTGGCAAAAAGGTGTGGTATCAAGACGGAGAACTACATCGAACAGATGGCCCGGCAATCGAGCGCTCAAGTGGCACCAAGGAGTGGTATCAACACAACCGACTACATCGAATTGATGGCCCAGCGATTGAATATGCAACTGGCAAAAAGGTGTGGTATCAAGACGGAGAACTACACCGAACAGATGGCCCAGCTATTGAGCGCTCAAGTGGGACCAAAAAGTGGTACTTCGAAGGCGTTAGGTGTTCCTTTGGCGACTGGATTGAACTTGTTAACATCACCGAAGTAGAAAAAACAATGATGAGGTTGCAGTATGCGTAATGGATTGATCGTAGACATTCAAGGTGCTAAGGTGTGGTATCAAGATGATCTACTACATCGAGACCAAGGACCAGCAGTCGAATATGCAAATGGCCGCAAGGAGTGGTATCAACACGGGCAACGACACAGAACAAATGGACCAGCGATTGAACGGAACGATGGCACCAAGCAGTGGTATTTCGAAGGCCGACTACATCGAACAGATGGCCCAGCGATTGAATGGTACAACAGCGACAAGGAGTGGTATTTCGAAGGCCGACTACATCGAACAGATGGCCCAGCGATTGAACGCGCAAGCGGCGGCCGGTATTGGTATCAACACAACGGACGACACAGAACAGATGGCCCAGCGATTGAACGCGCAAGCGGCGACCGGTATTGGTATCAAAACAATCAACTACACCGAACAGATGGACCAGCTATTGAATACGCAAATGGCAATCAGCGTTGGTTCCTTAAAAGTGAACCGTTTTTTTTAAATGACTGGCTTGAACACGTCAATTACACAGAAGTACAAAAAACAATGTTGAGGTTGCAGTATGCGTAATGGATTGATCGTAGACAAAAATGGCACCAAGATTTGGTACCAAAACGACCGACGACACAGAACAGATGGACCAGCAGTTGAATGGCACAACGGCGACAAGCATTGGTATTTTAAAGGCCGACTACACCGCACTAATGGTCCAGCAGCTGAATATGCAAGTGGCGGCAAAGAGTGGCATCAACACGGCCAGCGACACAGAACAGATGGACCAGCAGTTGAATTCGCTGCGGGCGACCGGTATTGGTATCAAAATGATCTACTACACAGAACCACCGGACCAGCTATTGAATACGCAAATGGCAACCGGCGTTGGTTCCTTAAAAATGAACCACTTTTTTTTAATGACTGGCTTGAAGAGGTCGCTTTCAACGAAGTACAAAAAACAATGTTGAGGTTGCAGTATGCGTAATAGAATGATCACAAACAAATCCGGCGACCGGTTTTGGTATCAAAACGGTCTACTACATCGCGACGATGGGCCAGCAGTTGAATACCCAGATGGCAACAAGGAGTGGTATCAACACGGCTTACTACATAGAATTGACGGACCAGCAATCGAATTTGCAGATGGTGATAAGGAGTGGTATCAAAACGGGCAACGACACAGAACTGATGGCCCAGCTGCTGAACGTGCAAATGGCACTAAGATGTGGTATCAAAACGGAGAACTACATCGAATTGACGGACCAGCAGTTGAATACGCAAGTGGCACCAAGGAGTGGCATCAAAACAATCAACGACACAGAACAGCTGGACCAGCAACTGAATACGCAAATGGCGATCGGGCTTGGTATCAAAACGGAGAATTACACCGAACCGACGGTCCGGCAGTTGACCGCGTAAGTGGTTCTAAGCTTTGGTACTTCAGAGGCGTCGAGTACAACTTCATTGATTGGCTCGAACACGCCAATTACACAGAAGTAGAAAAAACATTAATGAGGTTACAATATGCGTAATGGAGTAGCTACACTTGCAAGCGGCGACCGGTATTGGTATCAAGACGGATTGCTGCACAGAACTGATGGACCGGCAGTTGAATATGCAAATGGCGAATACAGTTGGTGGTTCGAAGGCCGACTGCATCGTGTTGACGGCCCAGCAGCTGAATATACAAATGGCGACCGACATTGGTTTTATAAAGGCAAACCACTTTTATTTGACGAGTGGCTTGAACTAGTCGACACATACACCGAAGTAGAAAAAACATTAATGAGGTTACAATATGCGTAATCAACAAAGCTATATGTACACAAAACAAAAGGAAAAACAAAATGTCTGACCCATATAAAACAATGATGGAAGATCCATGCGATGACATCATCATGCAAGAACTTATAACCTATCGATCAAAACCTGATGGTACTACAGTTCGCACTACAACCACTCGTCGTTTCTACAAAGGCGATTACATTGATTCACAAACCAACGTGCCTTTGCGCACATCTTAAAAGGATTACAAGATGACTAAAATCTATATTGCATTCTATGACCGCGAAGAAGGCGGCGATCGCGAGAATTGGAATACGTTTTATACTCCATGGGTTGCTGCAACTACATACGAGAAAGCAATGCAGCTGGCCCAGGATGCTGTTAAAGCTAACATCTACAGTGAATACAATCTCAAAATCACTGACGACCTTGACTCTGCAGATATAGACGATGAGGACCGCGCAGAAATCGAATATGATCTAGGAAGTTATCATATTGAAATCCAAGAAGGTGAATTGCTTTAAAATAAAGGTTGACATTATAACTTATACCTGCTAGTGTTAACTTACACAAAACAACGCATGGAGATAAAATGCAAAAGGTACTATTTGGACTTGTGGCAGGACTAGCACTCAGTGTAGCATCTGCTCAAGCAGGATTGTTCGATCAGTTGGCTACATCAAAGTGGCCGTCTAAAGAGAGTTCAGCTTACAAAGTCGAAGCATACGGATTTGATTTTCGTGTGTACGAATGGCAGACAGAAAATGATGAAAATACATTCTGTACTGTTGCAATCGGTAACGCAGATCATGCACCGTACATGGGCATGGAATGTTTTCAGAAAACTCAATAAGGAACTAAACAAATGAATGATAAAGAATTTACGAATATGGTAAAACGATTTGCAAAATACGCAGTAGCATCTGTAGTAGTTCTATTCGTGGCACTTTCGACTTGGTTTACTACCAGTGAAGGGTATTTGTACTATGTGCAAAACAAACTCACGGGCTCTACTACTGTTTACTCGGAACCGGGTGTGCACTTGAAGATGCCATTGTTTACTAATATCTATGAATACAAACGTGTTGCAACAATTGATATGACCATGGAAGACGGTAACTTTACTCGAAACCTTGGTGCAATTAATGTCGGCTTTGCGGATACTTACACAGGCACAGTTCCTGCAACGTTCCGTTATCGTTTGCCTGTAGATGAAGAGAACTTCCGAAAGCTGCACCAAGATTTCCGAAGCTTTGACAACTTGGTAGATACTTTGCTTGTTAACAACTCTCGCAACGTTGCAGTTGTTACAGCAACTCAGTACACAGGTGAAGAATTCATCCAAGGTGGAGTTAACGCTTACAAAGCACAAATGGAAGATCAACTTTCAAATGGTCTATATGTAACAAAGCGACAGCAAGTTGAAGTTACAGAAAGCGGATATGCTGATGTATCAAGCACAAACTCAAACGCTAATCTTGTTGAAAACGAAATTCGACTTGTGATGAAAAATGTGATCGTCATTGACGAGACTTCGGGACAACCTCGGCGACTTGAGAATCCTATGGCAGAATACGGTATCCAAGTTACGCAGGTAACAATTGGTAAACCTACAGCAGATTCTCAACTTGAAACATTGCTTGACCGAAAGCGTCAATCGGTTGGTGAAAAGATTACTGCTCAACAGGAAATCGACACAAACCGTGTAAAGGCAGAAGCAGCAAAGCAAGAGCGCGAAATTGATAAGCAAAAAGCTATTCAAGATGCTCAGAAGGAAAAAGAACTTGCAACTATCCAAGGTCAGCAACGTGTTGAAGTAGAGCGCCAGCAAGCCTTGCAAGAACTTGTAAAGCAACAAAAAGAGAAAGATGTTGCTGTGATCCAAAAGGAAAAGGAACTTGCTATTGCCGAAGCTAACCGCGGTATCCAAGAAGCTGCTGCACAAGCTGCAAAGTTTGAAGGTATGGCAATCCGCGAAAAGGGTCTAGCCGAAGCAGATGTTGAACTTGCTAAATTGAGTGCAAAGCAATCAGCTAAGGATATCTATATGGCAGAAATCGAACGTGACATTGCTCGGGTTATGTACCCTGCGCTGAAAGATGTTACTATTGACATGCCAGACTTCTACAGCGGCGGTAGCGGCGCAGAAGCACCAACATCACTTGATGTGTTTACTACGCTCGGCGCACTGAAGAACCTGGAAGACCGCGCAGCAAAAGAAGCACCGCGATTTAAATAATTCACAACACATGCAAACAAAAAGAGCCTTTAGGGGCTCTTTTTTCTTGACATCTATTGCGTATTTGTGCTACAGTAAATTATATAAAATAAAAGCAACATAGGATTATAGAATGTTTCATGTATCAAGCGACGGCACTACTGTTGAATTTAATTCTCGTCTAGGACAACGCAGGCGATACACTACCACGCAGTGGGACAGGATTTGGCCGAAGCTGTTGGCCAAAATGTTTTAACACACAAATAGGTTGTAGTAAAGTATGCGTAATCGGTTGACATCGATTAAAAAAAATAGTATACGTTAAATTTACACAAAGGAGACTGTAATGAAAACTGTAAAACTCGAAGTGCTTAAGAATGGTTCAATTTATGTAGACGACATGCGCATTACTGATCGTAGCACAAAACCTTGGGGAGGATCCCCTACTGTGTTTACAGTTAATGTTCTTAAGCGAGACGTAATACAAACATTAGTAGACAATAACTTTAGCATCAAGAAGATTGATGATACTTGTTATGCAAAGCAGTTAAAGAAATATCTATGACATATTGGGCAACGCTTTATTTTGCAGGCAAGGTTGTATTAACAATGGGCTTTGCAGGACAGACACTTGATCAATGTCAGACAATTACTAAATTAATGATTGAAGATATTGAAAATCATTATCGAGTTGATCCAGACAACGCAGTGTTATTGATGTTCCCTACAAACAAATTCACTGCAACTTGTGAAACCAAGTTGCTTGATGTTGACCCAGAATACAAAAAATGAAAGAATACGTATTACCTCCAGAGGCACTAGATTCTCTATACCAACAATGGTTAGTCCGTGTAAATCATTCTGATATTAATTACAGGTACCCTGCACGTTACACATACAAACATGTTAGCCGGCAATGTCCTATCAGAGGCAGGCATTTCGAAGACTGGCTATGGACTCAAAGATTTTCTGTTTTCCAAAAAAATAAAGAACGTTATGCAAAGTTTGTGGGCTCGGAAAAAGAACTCACATTGTTTTTACTTAAAAACAATCTATAATTTTCTTGACATCTAATATTGCACCTGCTATTGTGAACAAAAGAAACATACACAGAGAGAAGACAATGCCAGCAATTAAAGTATACAAAGCAAATGGACTAGTTATTCCATTTGAGGAAGCAAAAGTCGGCAAGGCATATCGTTGCCCGTTTACTAATAAAATTTACAGTACAAAACGTGCATACGTGACGCATCTGCAAAAGTACCGCGCGACTACTATTCGTAGAAATAATTCAAAGCAACGTTGGCAACGAAAATTAGAGAATCTAAGGAACCAAACTAGTATTGACAATATTATTCAATGGATCGAAATGAATCCAGAATTTTTTATCAATAACATAATCCTAGACAGTTTTGCAGACGACCGAAAATATCTAGAGAGTATTATTTGTGATTTTAACATCACTGTTACTAGACTTGTACTCAATTATAGCAATAATGTAAGCAACTCGCATTCTGCCCCGTTTGGCAAACGGACCAACTGGGGCGGCAGAGTAAAAGATGCACCAAGGGGATATCCCGGATGGCAAGGTTCTATTAGTTTTACAATGAGTCATGAAGTGCCTAGCTTCACTACTAATATGTTCAATAACACTGGAATCAACATAGGAAGTGGCGGGGGCGGTGGCCTTAAATTTCAATACACGGTGGAACTCTTTGAAGATGACTGGCCTGGTCTTGCAAAATCACGAACACTAGACATTCTAAGTCAGAAATAACTTACATCAAGCGGACGGTAACAAATTGGTTCTTAACATTACTGTGCCAGAACTGACCTTTACTGCCCGCTTGCATCCACGCCTGGTAAACTTGTTCCCCGGCTCTTCTTACACGATACCGGCGACCGTTTCCTAACGCCATAGTAATGTCTCCGCTCGGTCCATTGACTAATGTTAAATCAGCAATCCATGAACTTGATACAGGGTCTTCGGCAATGGCAAATTCTTTAAACTTCATATGCATATTTATAATTTCTATTGACATACGTTAACAGACATGCTACAATAAGATAATTGCAACAATATAGAAATTAGTACAATGGACAAATTTGCAGAACTTTGGCAACAACCTAGCTTTGAAAAAATAGCCGAATGGGTTAATATTAATTCCAATGTGTTCCTGTTAAACGCATTAGGAAACAATAGTAATTATCGATATTTGTATAACAGAATAGTCAACGACTTTCGTATTGAAGTCACTTACCTCGAAGGACGCTGGAGCGAAGTAGTTTCGAACAATCATAGTGCCCCGTTTGGCAAACGGACCAACTGGGGCGGCAGAGTAAAAGATGCACCAAGGGGATATCCCGGATGGCGTTCAAGAATTGAATTTTGTATAACTCACAATCTTCCGGTTTTTGCAAAGGACCTTTTTCAAGGAAGTCGCATCCGGCTTGGCACAGGAAGTGGCGGCGGCAACAACCGGTTTGGGTACAGCACTGAGTTTTTTGCCGATGACTGGCCTAAATTAGTCGAACGAATAGAAATTCAAAAGACTCATTCTATTATGTCCGATATTCCTTTCAACCCGAAAATAACATTCGGACAACCTAGATATTTTGCAACTTTCTAGTTGACACGCTAATAGTAATATGCTACACATTAGTAACACAACAAAAGAAAGAATCATAAGATGGTTAATCGATACGGATACATTACAGGATGGGCAATTGCGTCACTAGCATGTGCTAGCTTTTTCTATGCAGGCACACTGTATGAAGCGTATAATGCGCCTAAGCCGTGCATATCTAACTTTCATTCACTATCACATCCTTGGTTTGCTAGATCTCATCAAGAACAGTTAGAAGACACAGAAGTTCGAACTTGGTTTAAAGGCACAGCAGACGAAGTGGAACAAAGTGGTCGAGACTACCTCTTTACACTTCTAAATTATGTTTCTGATGATGGCAGAGAAAATCCTTTCGGTGAAGTCCTCAAAGGCGAACGCACTAAAAAAGAGTACTACGTTCCGAAAGGATGTGTTGTTACTGACTCGGACTCGTGGAACGGTCCTACACTATGGAGAAGGAAATGATTAGAGATATTATGTTAGGTGCAGCCGAATTGCTGTTTTACTTGCTTGATGGAGAAATGCTTGTTAACACCTTTTGGGTTTTTCCTTATGTACTTGTAGGCACACTTATTATAGCCGGTCCAATGACATTTTTTGATAAACTTAGAAAATATCAAAAATGGGGTCCAGCGATGTTTATTATCACCTTTTTCCCGAGCTTGTTTTTTATTATAGGACCGCCGACTGTGCAAACACAAATGATGCAAGAGTGCCGTGTGTTTGAGCAAAGCATCACCGGCGATCTGGCAGAGGCAAGAGTTATGAGCTTCAAAGAATGCCGTCACAAGGACAACTACTACGGCGATTTTGGTGAATGGAAAGTACAAGGAATAACGCAATGAGTGTTAGTAAATTTGATAAATGGTTTGAATCAAACCAAGACAAACTTACAAAGATGCTAAATCATGACAACTACGAATTGTTGTACGTTGCATGGCAAGCTGGATATTCAGCAGGCTGCGACAGCATGGGAGATGTATTAAGTGCACTGTCTTGGGAACACAATCCCGACAGGTCCGGCGGGCAATTTACTGACGAAGAAATCAATCGCCACCAGAAGCGATAGCAAAGGGTAATAAAATGAAATGGTATCTTTTCCTCGATGACATTAGAACACTAGACCAAGCAAAGGTTTCGTATGAAAAGGACGAACTACTGATCATTGCTCGCAATATGGATGATGCTATTTTCTATGTTACTCGTTACGGCATTCCGCAGGTTGTACATTTCGACCACGATCTTGCTGAAGAGCATTACGTACAAGGCCATGGCGACAAGACAGGCTACGACTTTGCTCGCTGGCTGTGTGATCATATTCTTGATAATGATCTTGACTTTCCTAAGGATTTCCACTATACTGTACATAGTATGAACCCAGTTGGTAAAGAAAAGATTATCAGCTATATGAATAATTTTATGAAACACTTAAAAGAAGAGAGACGGAAACAGAAATGAAACTTGATAAAAATCTTATCGAAGTACTAGAAATGATGTTGACGCGCATTGAAGAAAAAGGCAACGGCTCATTTGGTATTCCTGGCGATCTTGCACCGCGAGATCAACTTTCACAAGAAGAACTCAACAAGCTGGAAGATGCTGGATTTGTTTGGCACGACAGTGTTTATGAAGGCGGTGGCTGGCTGCTAGATCTGCTCGAACAAGAAAGCATTAACAAAACATGAAGATTAAAAAATTGATTAAACAGCTTAAAAAGCTTGAAAAAGAAAATGGCAATGTTCCAGTTTACGTCTGGGCAGACCATGGTCAGATGTGTCTTGCCGCAGGCGGTCCGGTGATGAGATATGTAGACGAAGATGGAGAAGAAATTGCAGACGAAGACATCGGAGAGTACGATGCAAATGACCTTTGCAGAGCTGTGGTAATTGACGGAGTATAAAATATGAAAACTCTTAAACTATATAGACGAGCAGGCTGGTGGATCGATATGCTCAAAGACAGCTCGCCGAAAATGTATGAAATCGAACGTGAACTGGTATATACATGCTTGGGCGAATTCGAACATGCTCTTGGACATGTTTTGATGTGCGAGTTCGGAACGTGGAAACTACGCGGAATGTGTGAGATTGACAGCTTTGAAGAAATTCCACATCATCCTGAAACATTTCCAATTGACTCCGACGACCGATAATGCCGGCCTGGTAATAACTACAATTGCTTCTTGCTTTCTGATTGCTCCGGCGCTATAGTAAGTTATAAGAAATATATTGGAAGAGACAATGGCAACAATGGTTTTAAAATTATGTGCATGTTGTGGCAAAGGTCACGAAGTTCGCCGAGCTGACTTAGATCGAGGCTGGGGTAAATTCTGTAGCAAAAGATGCAAAGCTATTGCACAAGAGAAGAAAAACGGACAACATGCTGCATATCTTAACGGCAAAGGTGTAAGCAATTTGCATCCAGAGCGTATGAAGAAAATTCGTCGCGAAGGTAAAGTTTGGATGAACAGTCGAACCGGTGAAGAATGCGATCCTTTTGATGATGAAGGCTACTTGCATGATTTTAACGACGACACACATCCGTTTAGTTCAGAAGGATTAGGACAGTGGGAATGAAACTAGTTGATAAATTAAAAGCTACTTTGACAGAGCTCGACCAAGCTAAGGTTAAAGGCCTTGAAGCTCAGCACCTTGCTGACATGGCCAAGATTCGTAAAGAACGCAAAAAAATACAAGATACCCTTAATAAATGGCAAACTAATATAGTCACTGATATTGAAAGCGGAAAAATACCGTATATTAAAATCAGTGACTATAACTTAAAATCTTGGATACATGCTGCAATCAAAGGTAACGCTAAACACCAAGAGTTGTGGCAGGAATTTGTATCATTTTGGGACAACGAACAATTAACGGTTTCGACTACACATCAGCACGACGGTGTAGGAATAAAAGATTGGATCGAGTTAACTGTTAAACCTTACGGATCTGGCTTCCGACATAGAGGGATTAAAAGTTGACATTGTTGTCTAGTTAGCATATAGTAAACTTACAAATAGGAGACAGTACATGATACGTTGGTATGATTACATTGCAGCAGCAATTGTTGCACACGCACTTTTTACAGTCACAACAGGAATGTTCATCGAAGAGATTTGGTGGAAAGTTGTATTAAACGCACTTGCAATTCCAGGCTGGATGATTATCTGGGATGATTACTATACTAAATTTAGAATCAGTCAGGAAACAAAATGAAAATGTATATTGCAGTTCTAGACCAAGTACCGGATCATATGGTACCTGTTCTTGTTGCACATTCAGTGCTAGGTGCACACAAACATTTTATCGCTGTAAACAAACTTGAAGATATCTTTGACCAAGGCACATACAAATTTCCTGAATACATAGATTGGTTTACAAACAATTTTAAGAAATGCGTTGTTCAAGTAAACCAGAAGGAATTTGACAAGGTGTGTAGTATAAATAATGCGTACATAGGTTACGAAAGTACTGTATTAGAGGGCAATCCAAGTTGCGCAATTCCGTTAGTAACAGAAGATGCAGTTAGACCTAATGTGCTTAAATTTGCAAAGTTATGGAAGCCAAAAGATGCACCACCTTAAGAGACTAAGTTGCTAAGAAAATTATTTAAGCAGTTTAAGTATACACGATTAGAACGCGAATGGGATCAAGTTCTCAAAGATGGCGGTTACCGTAGTTGGGAGAATTATCTTTACCACAATGATCCGGGTTTAAATCCAGAAGGTCGAAACCTTGAAGAAATATTCTGTGGCTATCCTTACTACACAATTATCGATTCTAGTAAACTAGGAGTTACTCATGACAGCATGTGGGGACCTATTCATAATTGTGACAACGTAATAAATTGGTGTGAGAAACATTGCAGAAACAAGTTTAAACATTTCTGGCTGCCACACATAAAAGATTACAAAGATCAATATTCTCCAATTGGTACATTTGGAGTAGATAGATTAGCAATGGGATTCAAAGATGATCGAGACCTTATTTTGTTCATACTTATCTGGAGTTAACGTATGATGCAGATCCGTCCGATTGTTAAATCCTATCCAATTTTTAAATCAAGACGATCCAGAATTTGGAAGGGTTGGACATCAGAGGTTATTATGAAAAAAGTACATTACCAACATTTTATTAAATTAGACAATAGAAAAAAGAAACAAAAAGTCAGTGATGTGACCGCAGCTGGATATAGTTGCATTAAAATATCTCTAACTGATCTAATTAAAGCTAAGGTCTGGTGCCGAAAGAACCTCAAAGAAGGCGCATGGGTCAATCTAAACTCTCGGTTCTATTTTGCGTATAACAAAGACGCTACAAAATTTACAATGTGCATATGACTTATATTGTAAAGATGTATGAGATCGACGGACCTTTTCAGCGAGCTCACCACGCAGTTGTTAAATCATTAGGCGGTGCTAACCATTTAGCAAAACAACCTAACCATTGGACAACAATGGAGATACAATGGAAGAAGCTACACAAGGCTAAAATTCTCGGAGGCGTGTCGGAAAGTAATAACCAACCACGATGGCACTCGATTGAATTTGAATCAGAAGCGGCCTTTACTGTATTCTTGTTAAAATGGTCATGAAAATTGAGTTTGGATATTTCCCCGAAAGTGAGCAACCGTACGAGTACGAAGAAAACAAATGGGAAATGATAACAGAACCAGAAAGATATTATGTTTCAATCCGAGCTGAAGAAATGTGCGATCACATAACTATAGAAAACATATATCAAGTCTGTTGCGGTCAGGGAATTTATGCAGTACACACTGACAGAGATTTACTAGTGTATTTTCGATCTGACAAGGAAAAAACTTGGTTTAGTTTAATGTTTGCATAAGTACGTGTATGCGAGTAAGAATTATTAGCACCAACTTAGACGAGTCTCGAGATTCTAATGTAAGATATTCAGTATACCTAACACACATGTTTAAGATGGAACGCAGGGCAGAAAAAGCTGTTGCGTGGATGTGTGCACAAGGACACGATGCTATGATAGAACATGTTCACCGCACTTGGATACAAATAATAATAGACAACGCACCCGAGAATCTTAGCACATTCTTGGTGTTATCTTCTGGCCAATGGATTGATCCTTGCTGGGAGACAGAACTAGTATTTACAGACCTAGACTAGATAATAAAGAACCATCTTTTTCTAAACCTTAACGACAGGTAGTTTCCGCCACGTTAAAACCTACCTGTCGTGCAGGTTTGTTAATTTTTTTATCTATATATGCGTAACGCATAATGATACTAGAGAAGCAAAATTTAGAAGTGTGCTTGCTAAAAAGGCCTAAAAAGAATAGACTTATCTTTTTGTAATTTTCTTATCACTGCTTCTTTAAATGAAATTTTATTATCTACTGCACGGGTTGAGAAAGCTCGAGGAATGTCTCTACAGGATAACAGCCATATTGTTTCATCTTTTTCATCTTTAAAATAAAACACCCTATACGCATAGGCAAACGGACCTCTTAATTGAGTAAAATGTACCTTCTCTACAATCTTAAGTAGATTGTAGTAACTATTGTGATCGACGGTTGTGCTAATATAATACAGGTTTACAATTTTTCGTTCTACAAACATTCTCTTTCCCATACTACAGTTATAAGGTCGGTTACGTCTCCGGGATATAACATCATAAAAGCAGTAAATGCACTTTTGCTATCGTGGGTTAATTGGTACTGCCATTTCCACCGTGCATGACATTCGGGCATTTCTTCTACATCGAAGCCGAAATTGCTGAGCAGTAAGATTGTTTGAATGACACTAATTAAAGGATGAAGACGGGTATCGACTTCGATGTGCCAGGTAGGTTTTATTTTACTTAATGGCATCTACATATCCTCAGCTTGTTAGCACAATGTAACACAGCCGTTAAGCTGTGTCAACTATTAATCTTCGTCGTCGTTTCCAAGATTATTTAAAAATGCTCGCAATTTAGTCGAGTCTGCTTCTGCGCGGATCTTAGGTGCCGGTTCGTCTGCATCTTCGTCTCTGCTAGAACTATTGCGTTTTACTTTGTCAATGATAGCAGCGCCGACTTTTGAACTTGCAGATGCAGTTGGAGAATCTCCGTCTTCGTCTTCGCCTAAATCTTCAATGCGCAATGTATCTACATTAAATCCTAGATCAATTTTTGAGCCAACACCGGATGACGAACGTGTCTTCATTAACTGAAGCTGATATCGTCCTCGTTCTCGCATTGCCCTAGATGTAAAGATACCGAGCACGTTGTCTGCTGTTTGAATCTTTGACAAGCCTCCTGAGATGTGTGAATGGTCAAATTCAACTTCCTCTGTTGCACCTCTGTTTAACTGCGATGCTGTTACAAAGATAGTGTTCAATTCCATTGCTAGATTGCGTAGTTCTTCTGATACGTATTTGTCTTTGATGAACAAGTTCTCTGGACTAATTTTAATAGAGATAGGCATCAACAGATCAAGATAGTCAAGCAACACAATATCTACTTTGCGTCCTGTTTTGATTTCAAGTTCTTTTAAGTATGCACGAACATCGTTTGCTGTCTTGCCGCTGGGCATATATTTGATTTGGAATGATCCACTCTTCTTACCAATCATTCTGACCTTTAAGTTAACGTCTTCGATATTCTTAAAGATGTCCCGCGATGGTATGCCTGTTGTCATAGAGTCGAGTCGCATACCAACTAGGTTTTCACTAAGCTCTAATGTTAGATACAATACGTTGTAGCCTGCCTCGGCCCAGTTCACTCCGAGGTTAGCAAGGAACAAACTCTTACCTGCGCCTGATGCACCTGCGAAGATGTTTAGTTCGCCTCTGTTAAATCCACCAAACAGCTTTCTATCCAACCCAGGCCAGCCTGTAGATATCTGTCCGTTCTTGTCTTTAATTGCCATCAATCGTTCAAGAGGATTACCAAAGTAATCTGTGCCCATGTCTTTCTGCAAACCGATTTGTACGGCTGCTTTAATGCGCTCTTCTACTGGTCCGTAGTCGCCTTTTTCTAATAAGTCTGCACTTTCGAATATTGCCCGTTCTAGTGCTTTGTGTTTTGTAAATGTTTCAAATTCGTCAAGTAACCAGTCATAATGATTTTCAGCAAGGTCTGTTATTTCCTTAAATTTTGTTCCGGTAGCAGATGATACAATATCAATGGTCGGCATAGCATTGTATTCTGTTACATAATCATTTATGAACTTTGCAGACGGTTGCAATGATCTGTCAAACAACGTATCGTCAAAAATATTCTGGCATCGTACAAATGTTTCTGCATCTGATAGCATTATTTCGAGATAAACCTTTTGTATGTCTACCCCGTAGTCTGTGTTTTGTCTTACTGCCATTTTACTCCTTTGTCTCCCAAATTCCGTCTATGTTCACACGCTGATTATACCGCGCTAGAACTGCACCTATCGCAGACCCTGGGTCGCCTGGATTTACCGGTACATGTACATTATGCCATTGATTTCGAATTTTGTCAACCGCTCTTTTATTCATTGCTCCGCCACCTGCAAGTGCAAGATTTGGTGATCCAGTTAGATACACTGCTTTAGACGACAAATGACTGATGCAATCTTCAAATACTGATTGTGTTGCCGCTGCAATGCGTTTTCGATCCTTAAATTTTTTAAGATCTGGACGCCAGTCTTTGTATCCTTTGTGCAAGTTTTGCTTCATCTTAATAAACGGAGCAGTGTCTTGTATTTCCAAAATATCTTCGTAGATAGCAGGAACAAGAGAATCAATACCTTTTACTGGATCGCCGAGTGCTGCTAACAAATGTTCATCTTGTTGCGGCGTGCCGCCGGCGCGCTGAACCATAGCTGAATAAAACAAACCAAGACTATGCGGATAGTTTTGTGAATAGACTTTAGTAAGCCGCCAGTCTTTGTCGCCTTTCCACATCGTTAATGTTTCAAACTCTCCAATTGAGTCAAGACAGATTATTGCACAGTCGGCATACGGTTGCGTATAGTAAGCATATGCTGCATGACTGAGGTGGTGTTTGGTATAGACGATAGGAATGTCGCATAAATTACGTTCTGCAAGATATTGCTTGATGTTGTTTTCTTTTAGCAACCATCCTTGCCCTGCACGCCATTGTCGTAGAGTTTTTAACAAAGGTTTTTCATACCAGACTACTTGATCCGGGTAACCGACATTTTCTATTGCTCCTTGAATAAGCTCTTCGGTGATGTCAGAGTTATTGGCTAACTTTGCCCATTTTGGTGTTAATGTTTTACCGTCGTGTGTAAAACCGGCAATGCTTGCGTCATGGCTGTTACCAGTCATTCCCCAGATAATTTTTGTTGTCATTGTGTTCCTTATCGGTATATAAACGGATCTTGTTCTCTCATTTTCTTAAGACGCTTTTTAAACGCCTTCTCTTCTTTATACCATGTGTATGGAAATTTAATAATTCCCCAAAGCTTCTTTAACCAAACCATTTCTTCATCCTTAGTTTTATCTTAAGTGGGCTTGTCTCGATTGCGCCGATAATCGAGTGCAACGTATATAGCCTTCCGTATTTTTCAACAGCCGAGCCAGCATCATCTATGCCTTCTTCCCACTCAGGAAACGAAACAAGCCAGCCTAGATCGATTGCTTGTTGAACCATCTGTTTGCCTTTGCTGTCTCTGTCAGGCACTAATACATTTATTTTAGCCAGTCTATTAATTAGCAATGCTTGCTCGTCTTTGATTTCTGATCCTAGTATCGCAACTCCGTCAAAGTATATTGCATCAATTGGTCCTTCGAACACCAAGCAGAATACACGATTATTTTGTTGCTCGTCTAAATTAAACACATATCCTACAGGCTGGTGCGACATGTATTTTGATGCTGCATTTCCTGTCACGTCTCTTGCAGTCCAGCCGACAATTTTACCCTCATAGTAAAATGGTATCATAAGTCTGTTACGGTATATTCTATCAGGCGACCAGTGAAAGTTGTAGTCGTCAAGATACAATCCTCGTTCGTTCATGTAGGTTGCAACTTTAACAATATATTGATTGTTTTCGATATCCCAATCTAAAATAGGCTTAGAATCAGGAGGCAGTTCCTTTTCATCAAAACTTGGTAGATGAACTATTCTTTCTGTAGACTCTACGCCTTCTTTTTCTCTTAGAAGTTGTAAAGCAATTTTATTAATAGTGTCGTCAGGTATTCCTAACCAAACAAACAGTTTTCTCATATTATGAGATAGTGTGCGCCCTTTAACATGACTTGCTTTATAGCCACAGTTAAAGCAATGATAACTAACTTCTTCATCACTACCAATAACGCCGCCGCGCATTCGTGTATCTGCAGACTCGCCATTGTGAATACAACAGGTAGCGTTAAACGACGTCCATCCGCTCGGCGTTGTCTTCCTCTTGCCAGGCAGATAGGTCATTAATGTATCATACACAATACTCATACTGTAATTATAACATTATTTCAGTGTACTGTCAAGATTTTCCATTACGTATATTGCAATCGTATCATTGTTTTTTCTACTTCTGTACATGTGTCAACACGCTCAAGCCACTCGTTGAAGTCGTGCTCGACGTCTTTGAGGAACCAAAGGTTGACGCCATCTGCATATTCAACAGCTGGGCCATCTGTTCGATGTAGCTGATTGTTTTGATACCACACCTTGGTGCCATCTGGATGTTCGACTGCTGGTCCATCTTCGCGATGTAGTAGATTGTTTTGATACCAAGTCTTGGTTCCATCTTCGTCTACGATTAATCCATTACGCATACTGTAACCTCATCAATGTTTTTCGTGCTTCGGTGGCGTCGACCTGTTCAAACCATAGGTTTAATGAAAGTTGTTCCCCGTTGAAATACCACACCTTGGTGCCATCTGGATGTTCGACTGCTGGTCCGTCAATTCGATGTAGTCGGCCGTTTTGATACCACACCTTTTTGCCATCTGCATATTCAACAGCTGGTCCATCTGTTCGATGTAGCTGATTGTTTTGATACCACGCTTTGGTGCCATCTGTCCATTCAACTGCTGGTCCATCTTCGCGATGTAGTAGATTGTTTTGATACCAAGTCTTGGGTCCATCTTCGTCTACGATTAATCCATTACGCATACATTGTCCTTTCTTAAAAGAACATTAGCACAGCCTGGTCAAGTTGTCAAGTTAATTCCTGACGAGAATCTTTGTGATTTTATCTGCAGGATCTACCGTTGTTTTAACTCTAAGGTAGCTAAACACTCCGTTGAAATTTGCGTAGATAGGAGCAGTTTCGTTAGCTGCTGTTAGAGTAGTCAAATCAGCCCACACAGTGTTAGGAGTAACTTGGTTCTCTAAGGTACCTTGTACTACTACATCGCCTGTGTATTCGCTTGTATACACCGCTACAGTATGCAATGCTTCGTTGCCATTGATGCCAGGCTGTGCGTCTAAACTTTCACTTGTCCATTCATCAAGACTTGGTGACACTTTTGAGAAGGTATTAATCTCGCCAGTTGCCCGCGGTCCAGGAAAAGCTCTAGACGACAAGTATATAACACCAGTTGCGTCAAACCATTCGTTGGCGTAAGTTAAAACTTTTTCGTTGTCTGCATCTTCCATGTAAATGTTATAAGTGAGATACTGCTGTTTTAAATTGAGCAAATTGTTCTCAGGAATTATTACTTTAAACGTGCCACGTGTTGCGCTCGAATCGTCATCAAGAAGAACACCATTAATGTCTAACACTTGATTTGAATTTTCATCAAAGGCAACAAACCTCGGTGTATAGGATGTTATGTTAACTGGCTTTTGGTCTGCGTTTTTAACTTGGAATTGTAACACATTATCAATTCCTTTGTAGACATATAAGTTTCTTTGATACACTGGTCTGAACTCCACGGTGAAGCCGGCTTCATCTAAGACAACTACGGTTCTGTTATTGACTAAATATCGCGGCACTAACTGCATGAGTATATTTATATGTTATTAAGAGATATCAACGAAAATTTTCCTTTCATAAGCGTAGTCACCTATGGCGGCAACGAATACGTAGGAATTATTTCAAATCAAGATCAAGTTATTACAAGTTTGTATAGTTACAACCTTTTAAAGACAACTTTGGAAAAACAAGCATTCTTAGAACTAGGAGATGTTTGGTGGTGGGAATCAAATAGAATGATACCTATAAATATTTTCTTAGGAGACGAAATGGATCAATTTGGATATTGCATAATGTCTATGGTAACAAAAGATGTAAAAGTAGTAACAGGTCCGACAGTAAATTTAAACAACCTTGCTGTTAAAAGGGTAAAACGTAAATCAGTGCAGTTAGTTAGACGTCCAAAGGATTAAGTTCTTCACAAAGTAAATTCATATGAACAACTACAGCCATTGCATAAGAATGGGCGTGGCTTTTCTTAAAGAAGTATTGATCAGTACTCGGAGCAATCCACACTTCTTGAAATATATCATACCAATCTCTATTTAACAAGTATCGTTTTGCAGGACGAATAACAGCAAGACAAGCTGCTAACTTTTCAACTGTGTCGGGTTTGAGTTTTTGTAAAATATTATGATGCCCAGACAAGTGAAAAACTTTATCTACAAATTCTTCATGCTGCAACAGTTCCCACATAGGTTCACGCATTAACTCGTTGAGATGTTCTTCGTCTCTGACATTTTGATAGATACTTACATTAAGACAGTCGAGTTTAAAATAACCACGCTCTTCAGCTTTCTTGTAATCTATTGTAGCATAGCCTGTGATAGGATCGTGGGGTATATCTGTAAAATATACCCCGGTGTTATGCTTCTTTCCGTTTTCAAGTATAGCAGGATGATGCTTGAAAAGGTTTAGAAGATCATCTCTGTTTGAAAAATCAATGTCGACGTCCATTAGATTGAATACAGCTTTGCTACTTTGTTTTTCTTTTGTCTTGCTCTATCCCATTTGAGTTTACTTACTCGGTCTTTAAATGTGATACCTTGCAAGTGGTCCCATTCGTGCAAAAACACCCGGGCAGAGTAGTCATCGATTTTAACTGTTTGCTGCACAAGATCCTCGTCGAAATATTGAACTAAGATTTCTTTTGGACGTTTTACTTTTACAAACATTCCAGGAAACGACAAACATCCTTCGTAGTCTAATCCAGTGTCAGATGTGTGCTGTAGGACTTGAGGATTGATAAACATTTTTACACCAGCAACTTTGTCGCCCATAATAAACAATGCACGATCTATTCCAACTTGACAAGCTGCTAAGCCAACGCCGTCCGATGCAAGCATTGTGTCTGACATTTCTTTAAGTAATTCATTTGGGTCAAAATCGATGTTTTCAATATCAATTAGTTTTAATTGTTTGTTTAATATTTCTGCTGGGTAGTGTACTAATTCCATTATAGGTTTGCCTTCTTAGCTATGTCTTTTATAAGTGCAACATCATCTTTTTCTCTGCTAAAACGTATAGTCCAGTTCTTTGGATTAATTACATCAAACACGTTGCTTAGTTGCTCGTCATTAAATTTATTCAGCGCTTCTTTACCGCTCTTACAATTTAGCATTAACCACGGGGATACTTTACCATCTCTGACATCTCGTACAATTCTGTTCGGTGATGCATATAAGAAATAATGATTGTACGAAGAGTTATTTTCTTTTGCCCATGCATCCATTGTTTCTATCGATCGAGTTAGTGCTACTGTTGCATCTTCTTTGAGAATGTATGCTAGTGCATACTTTTCATACAATTCATCTCTGCACCAATGATCCAATTTTGCGCCACTTGTTACAACATAGTCAATATATTTTTCAGGATACAATGGCTTAACGTTTGACACATACGATCCAAATTTAACAAATGCTTTATAATATTGCGATCTACAAAAATCGTCGTAGCTCTTTTCTTTTGTAGTTGATCCTACGTTTAGTTTATAAAACCTCAAGAAAGCATAAAACGCAAGACGAACATGCTTGTCGTCTTTTTGCAAATGCCTGCGCTTTTGTTCACACGTATGTGAGAATAATGTTTTTTCTCTAGTAAACCCAGTGTTGCAATAACCACACTTAAAAGGTTTATTAGACCGGGAAGTCTCGTTTTTCATAACCAAGGTCTTTAGCCAACTCTCTGATTTCTTCTTTGGTAGATATTCTAGCAAGTAATTCAACCTCATCTGTCTTCATATTAGGAAAGTGCTTGTCAATAAATTTAGCAGTTTTTGAATTGTCTACACCTTTTTTCTTATGACCAATCCAGGTGTGTCTTTGGATCTTTCCTTCACCTCCTGCGGCACATAAAAGTTGCCACTGTAAGTGCGGGTGCTTTGTGCCAATTACATTCCAGTTCTTATTGTAGTATTCGTTTACTTTTAATACAGCAAGCTCTACTTGATCCGGCGTCCCTTCAACCGAACTAACATAACGATTAAGTAACCAGAAACTTACTTGTTTTCTATCTTCGTCGCTGAATTCCTTCCATACGCTTTTGGCGTTGTAATCAATTGCAGCAAGTATATCTTTTAACGGAAGCTTACTCATGTTATAAAATTTCTTCGGTTAATATTATTTTGTTGTGTCATGTTATAATTATACTTTCCTTTGTGCAAGTTGTCAACTTTTATCTTTTTTTGATACCCTTGATTTAACAGATTTTACTATTAATTTCCAAGCTATAGATTCTAACAAATTCTTTATAACAAAAAACAGTGCTAGTTTAAGTAATCCTAACATGATTAGAAATATCCACATGTTACATCAGCAAGTCATAGTCAATCAGTTCGCTTTGTCTGCTAATTTCTTTAACGATGTAAATGCATTGTGGATTTGGTTTGTCTTCAATTGGTAGTGCTAGCAATTGGCCGTTTCGCATCTTTGGAAAATACCATTGCACGTCGTTATAAAAGTTAACAACTTTTACAGGAGCAAAGCTGGTCATGTAACTGGTTAGAGGATTGAATATGAACGCATCAAAGCCTCTTAGATTCAAACTAGTAATTGAGATTACTTCTAAGTCGTTACCTGTTTCTCTGTCACCTAATGCAATGCACCAATCCAGAGGAACAGTTACTTCGTGGCCGCCGACGTCTAATACAACAGCAGGCGAACTAAAAGATTCCAGAAAGATAAGAGGAACAAAAAAGAAATCTGGATTCTTATTATCTGAATTATCTAGTACTGCAAATCGTACGTCGTCTTCTATTTCGTCCGGTAGTTGCGTTAAGTTAAAGAATGTATTTTCGAGTGTTAGGATTTTCATTTCCAGTCAACCTTTTCTATTGAAAATGGATATTTTGCCTCGTTATAGAATTTTTTACGTTCACGCAAATGCCTTTTTGCGAATTTACAATTACTAGTAATATCCCAAATATTTACAAAGTCTTTGTCTTTTGCAACACGTACTCCTCGACCAATTGACTGAATAACTCTAACAAAAGATTTGCCTGGTTCAATTAGTACTAGATTAAATATTCGCGGAATATTAATTCCAACGGCAGCGACTCCATAAGTCGCAATAATTACTTTATTTTCAGATGTATTAATATCATCGTATTCTGTATTACGGTCGTCTACTTTGACCGATCCGTTGATAAAAACTGCACCTTCAATAAGTTCTGTTAAAAGTGTGCCCGTGGATATCCTATCCACAAGTATTAATGTATTGCCTGTATTGCTAACCTTTGTTAACAGTTTGCCTAAATATTCTAATCTTTTCTGATCTGTAACTAGATATTTTAGTTCTTCTTGATAGTTTTTAAAATCTACCATATCTAGCAACTGCACGATATTAACTTGCAGTTTAGCGAGAACGCCTTGGTCTTGTAAATCATGCGCTGCAATGTTTCCTACAACTGGGCCGATTGCAGCTAAGATTCCCATAAATTCAAAATCTTCTTTTGGTACAGTTCCCGTCAATCCCCAACGTATTGGAGCGTGACGTAGATTCTCTGTTAACAATTTTGTAAGAACATCTGCTTTTGCTTGGTGAACTTCGTCAACAATAACCGTTGCAACACCTTCGAGAAATTCTGCCAATGTAAGCTTTGAAGATCCGTCTGCGCCTTTCTTGTCAAGAATGTTAAGACTTTGCCAAGTGCAGATAGTATGCGTTCTGCCTAATTCTTTTCTATCACCAAAGTACACACCTACGTCAAGACCTACATTTATATAGTCTTTTTCTGTTTGCACAACAAGGCTTTTATTTGGAACAATAATAATAGAACGTCCAATAGGTTCTACAATTTTTGACAGTGTTGCTGTCATAATTGTTTTACCTGCGCCTGTTGCAATCTGTTGCAACGATTGCGGATTCTTAATAAAATTGTTAACAGCTTCGACTTGATAGTCGCGCATTCGTATTGGTTCGCCTGCCGCAGGATGCCCTGGTGGCCACACTTGATCGCCCCAATAATCTTCTGTAATAGGATCAATACTTAAATCAACAACATGACGATTGTCTTCAATGTCGTCAATTGCATAACCGTTAGCCTCAAGAATAGGTAATAGTTTCTCTAAATGATTTAAATAGCCGTGACCAGAAAGTCCAAAATATCCTTTCATTCCGTCCCATCGGCCTAACTTAAACTGCGGCGTGTGCCGAGCATAAGGTATTTCAAATTTCATTTCTTTAGTTAACTTGCGACGGATGTCTGCGGGCAAGCCTTCTATTTTAATATTAACTTCGTCAAATATTTTTAATTGGCACGTTGGCATTCATTCTCCGTAAGAGTTCCGTTCTTTGCAATACGCTTCTCCAGCTTGTTATAGAGGTATCATAATGAATGACCAAGTCTGTTGAATTTGCGTAGTTCTCGAGTTTAGCAGTTAATCTAGTACTCGAGCATAATAAAATTGTCTTAGCTTGTATATTTTCTTTTAAAATAGTTTTTTGTAGCTTATTCTTGTTAGTATACAACACTTTAGTAGTTTTGTCAAGTCGGTTGTTGATTTTGCTTGACTTTACATATTCGTTGTATTCAATGCCGGTGCCTTTGTTAAGCAATCGATATAGAACAGAGATGTCTTCGTTTGCAACAATTCCCTGCAACGCATCGTGTGTAGTCTTTAATTGCTGCAATGCAGATTTATCATCAAGTACGATCATGAGAGGGAATCGGTTGAGTTCTAGCAACGACTTAAAAATGTCACTATACCCGAATTCGCTAGGCAAAAGATTAACATGCGATTTGCATCGATTTGCAATTAGTCCAGTCAATTCTGTTTTTGAACGCAATGCATTGTTTACTTGATCTTGATTTACAAGTGTTCCGTACTGCACAGAACGATCTTGAAACAAGTGAATATTTTCCGCAGCTGGTTCTCCGAGTTCTGCTATCATTGCTTTTTTTGAATTGGCATGAAGTCTTGAAATTTTCCCAATTTCAACATAAGGAAGATGTGCAGTTTTGTTTAAGATAATATTTTCGTATTCTGCGTATCGTTCCATTAAGTCTTCTTCGATTTCAAAAGACATATCCTTTAAATTTGAAATAATTTTATAAAGATTTTTGTGCGTTGCGGGCCAGAAATGAGTTTTGTCTTTGTAATAGTGCCCTGCAATGTCTCGTTGTAAGACTCTTATTTTTTTAAGGATTTCGGTTGAGAATGCAAATCGTACAGCAATCGTTGAATCAATTATTGTAATCAAACGTGTGCGATCAATTTCTCTGATTCCAAGGGCAGTATTAGCAATAGCGACATCGTAGTCAATTTTAGTTTCTTCAAGATAACTACGATGTTTGTCTAAAATAGAAGAAGCTAGAACCATCTGACGAGCAGTTAGTCCTAGTTTATTATCAGCTGTTTGTCGATACAAAGATGAAATTACTTTTTTATCTTTAGAATCTTTCATTACCTTGGTTAGATGTAAGGTAGCGATCATGGTTTCAATATCTTGCATAACGTCCTCTATAAGGTTGTGCTTATACTAAGATACTATACTACAAGTGATCTGTCAACCTCTTTAACGGTTCGCCGCTGGCAATCTCAGACACAGTCCATTCTGTGTAAGCTAAATGATTTATCCATTCTGTGCGATCTGGCATTTCTGGATGTTCTATTGTAGAAAGGTTATGATTTCCTACGTCCCATGCCAGGCTTGCATTTTCTACAAAAACAGGGATCCCTTTTATAGCTGCTTGTACACCAGGGCCAGAAGATGCGTTAACTACTGCCCAAGCGGTTTTTGGATTGAAGTCGTAATCATCGTAGCTGCGGGGGATTTTTGTTGGTACTGAATATTGCACGTTTTTGAATTTTTTAGATATGTCGGAAATTGTAGATCTTGGATGGGCTCTAATTAGAATGTCTCGTTTGGTGTGTTGCCGAAGTTCAATTATAGTATTTTCTAACCATTGTTCGATACTTGGTTTTCCGTTCCACTGAAATGAATTATAATTTTGACAACAAATTACAACCGGTCCTTTTGTATTTGGGCACCATAGGTCTGCTTTTAATCCTAGCTTCTTAGCTCGTTCGTCCCCTGGATCTGGTCTCGGAAACATTGCATGGCGATCTATGCCACCTATTGCTACCTTCCACGTTGTGCCTCGTTTAATACCGCCTACTTCTAAAACAATAGTGCTGCTGTTAAAGATGGCTTTATTTGATGCCATCTTTCCTTTCCAAAGTACGCTCCATATTACGTCTTTGTCTGCTCCAGGCTCATTGTAAACAACAGTGTGCCCTTCATTTTTTAATGATTGTGCAAAAGCATCAAATACAGGTTTTGAGTTTTGCGCTCCGTATTTGGTCCATAGACTAAATTTCATTCCAATATTTTTCCTTGCGTTGGGACATTAGATCTTTTTTATGAGAATGTCCTGTGTCTTTACGACCGCCTTTCATGTGATCAAACCACGTGCCTAGCACACTATTAATAAGGGGGTGTCCGCCACCGCCAGTTTTAGCAGTCTTGTTATATATCCCATCTGTGTAATCATAAAAGTGAGGATACTTAGATTTCATGTCATTTAATATATGCCCAAACACAAACGAGTCGTGCCATTCTTCTAGTTTGAAGATTCCATTTTCTGCATCGTCGTACATACGCTGAAACTCGCCTAGGAAATATTGTGCTGCTGGATCGTGCATGTTTATTCCGTAGAATCCACACTCCGGCCACGACTGCGAACCTTTGCCGCGTCCAACGTAAGTTATCCAATGTTTAGGATCTAACAACGATTCAAACTCTTCGTTAGTAATAGGTGAGTGAACATAAGTGTCTGCATCCATCCATACTACCCAGTCGGCATCGGTTTTCATTACTGCATCAAATACCGCATACACTTTATTAGCAAATCTCACAGCATCCCATTTAAATTCTTTATGATGGTCTCTCGGACGTCTTTCTGGAAACGGACATTTGCCATTTGCTTTAGGAACATCTTTCCATTTTGTTTTAAACTCATGTAAGTCAGTTAAGTGGCTTGCATCTAATATTACAATTTGCTTAGAATTAGGATTAACAGGAACACAATTCTCTGCGTACACTGTGAGTTTTATTTCTTTAGGCACATTATGTGCAAAGCTGTTTAAAAATCTCTGACCATATGTGTCTAGACCTTCTTTATGAAATGTAGTTACTACTTCGATCTTCATGTTTTTGTTTCCAATTTTGCCCATTTCTTCATATGGGTCCACGCTTCGCCTGATTTTAGTTCGTCTAAATTCCAATGCATTTGTGCAATTTGCTGTATCCAAAATTCTCTATCAAATTCTTTTAAGTTTTTTAGATCTCTAAGATGGTGATGAGAAACAGAAGCAGCTTGGCTTCGTTGCGGATCTAATACAACCACAGGTTTACCTTCTATTGCTGCTGCAACCCCGGGAGATGAGTTATACGTGATTACTGCCTTTGCTTTCTTAAAGTCGTTGCGGATATCGGGTTCAACCGATATTTCAGTATCTGGTATACGTAATCTTTTTATTCTTGCTATATGATCTTTTTTCTTTTTGTCACCGGGATGGAATCGTATTTTAATAGGAGTAGTTGAATATCTTCGCATTTCGGTTATAGTATTAATTAACCACGGAACAATGCTATTGCCGCCCATACTCCAACCGCCGTCACGCTGACAACAAATTAGAAAATATTTGCCATTAAAATCCCAAGGCTTTAATGCAATCCCTAAGGCTGTTTTTATCTTTTCCCAGCGTTCCGGATCAGGACTTGCATTACAATATTCTCCAGTATTTGGAAATACTCCATCGTACGAATAACGTAGATATTTTTTTGAATTACCCGGATCTGCATAAAGAAACAAATTGCTGTCTGCTATAATACAACGCTTGTTCTCTTCTAACTGTGTTTCGAAAACTTTTTTGCGCAACATCAAATGGGGAGTATTTTTGCTGTTGGCGTGCACAAAGCCTTGTATTAATGCTACGTCTGCAGGAAGTACTGTTCTTGTGTCGACAACAGTACCTTGATCTCCTGAATTGTTTACGCCCTCTATGAAGTTCTTAATCAAAAGCGGTTTTTCAAGGTTTCTGTTGTTAGGTGGTATTCCTGATAGATATGCAGCAACCGAAATCATAGCTGATATTCCTGTTGTAGTTTCCATGCTGTTCCGTCGGCTAGTTCTTCTGGGGTGTACTGACAATACGCCAAATAACAAAGAAATTCTTCTACTGCTTCTTCTGCTGGATAATACGGATCTTCGATTGTAGATAAATCTTGCGATGCTAGTGATTGCGCAGCATTTGGAGCAAGGGTAAACGCTGGCACTCCTGCATGTATTGCTTCAACAGCAGCAATTGAATTGTACGTCACTAGCGCATGTATGTTATCGGTTTGTAACTGTGCGGCTAATGAGTTGTCGCCGACACGATTACGACGATCGGGTTTATCACGTATAACAATAGGACGATTTGTATGTTTTTTAATCTCACTTATTGTTTCTTCTAACCATTTGTCCCTGTTAACATTATAAAATTGGCAGGGTTTACCTGATGGAGTAACGACAAGAATTGCTTCACCTGTGTCTTGTCTTTTTCCTTTATATTCCATATAAGGTTGCATTCTGCATATAGTTTCGAATCTGTCTCTTGGCATCTTTTTAACACCGGTTAAATGTTGTACGTTATTTTTAACAACACGATGAAAATCTTTTCTTTTTCCTAGATTGCCGATGTATCCAGTATCTATATAATAGAAGTCTCTGCCCTCGTCCCAAAGTGCATAAATTAATTTACGCTTAGTTAGCGACCGGAATGCAAGAGGAATATGCTTAGGATAATCATCTCTAGATTTAGCATTAATTGATATGCCACCGGTGCCTTCAATCCATGCTCCTAAGATTACATCTGTAGAATCTGTGCCTAGCATTCTTACTTCAGTCATTGGCTTCTTCTGGATTGTCGTTCATCATTTTTCTAAGTTCGTATTTCCATTCTTTATGATAATGGCAAAATCTATAGTTCTCAAACCAAGGTCCGCCTGACGTATAATGTAATGCCTTTGGTTTACCGTTAGATGGTTCTTCATACCAATCAACTAACCAATTCCATTCGTGACTAAACTCTCCAACTTCGCTGTCATCTAACCAACTAAATCTATGCAAGAATGCACCAGTAGTATCTGGATGATTAACAAGCTCTTTTGTTAGTTGCTTATTTGATGCGTGTCCGCAATTAATAAGCATAACCGAGCTCCAATTCTTACGTGGATAAATTGATTGAACTTGTCCATCCATCTTAATTGTGTCTGTTGGCTTATAATCGTGCTGCGCACACATCACAGCATATTGGTCATCTGCTTGATCAAAAAGTTCTTGTACGTCTGTTAAAAACAAAATGTCGCAATCACAAAATAACGCCCAGCCTTCGAATTTATTTAATTCAGGTATAAGAAATCTAGTAAAAGTAAATTCAGTTGCTGCTAACTTATCTATTTCTCTCCAGTATAATTCGTAATTGCGTAATTCTTGTTGCTTAAGAGGTATAACTTCGATATCCGGATTGCGAGATTCTATGCTGTATTTGCATACTTGATACGCAATATCTTCTCTTGGATCGTAGCCTATATAAACTCTATTTTTCATTGTTATTCCTATTAAATTATATGCTGCTATTTAACCATTACCAGCCGAAAATATAGTCTTTCCTGACATTGGTGATTTCTTTTGCACCGTATTCTTTTAAAAACTTTCCTGCACAATATTCAGTATCAGGGTGTTGCTCAACTACTACAATAGGTTTATATTTTAAAATAGTTTCAATACCGCCATTGAGTACTTCTAATTCAAATCTTTCACAATCAATTTTAAGTAATCCAAACCTTGGTAAATTTAAATCATCCATACGCTTTATATCAATACTGCCTTTGCCTATTGAACTTTCGTCAACGTAACTTGCACCGGTATTTTCTCGATCAAAAATCATTTCAATTGTGCTGTTTGCATTGCCTAAAGCAAAGTTGTTTAGTTGTACATTGCAGTCTCGTACATTTAATTTCAAACATTTATAAACCTCTTGAATAGGTTCATATGCTAAGACTTTTCCAAATTTTTCACTTAACGGTCTTGCCCATAATCCGACATTTGCGCCAACATCTACTGCTAAATTAAAATCAGTTACGTACTTGTATGCTTCGTCTCTGACGTCATCCTGATATTCTGCAGGTCCGCCATTTTTAATTCGCTTGGTAATTAATCTTTCAAAATGGTCATCGCTGTCGGGCATCCAATATTTGTAAACCTGTTTCATGCTACACCTATTAACGCATTTTTTCTATCTATCGGTGCTAATTCTTTATACCCTAACGGGGCTAATATGTCCAAGACAATACTGTTAGGTTTGTTATATCGTTGCGAATGTCCTTTTCTTTCATACAAAATAACCGGTTTGTATTTCTGAATTGTTTCCATTCCGCCTTCGATTATAAATGATTCAAATCCTTCTGCATCGATTTTGATGAAATCTACATCTGTAAAATTGTAATAATCTAATTTATTAACTTTTACGTTTCCGGGTTTGCTTGTGTCTACATGAGTGGAAAAAGTTTTGCCTGGATTAAAATGCAAGGATACTGTTTCTTCTTTATTGCCTAACCCGCAGTTGTAAATATCAACATTTGATAGGTTAAACTTAGCAGCATTAAGTTTAAAACATTCTAGTACTTCTGGTACAATTTCAAATGCAGAAACTTTTTGAAACTTCCTAGCCATGTTGTACGACATTATTCCGTAATTTGCTCCTACATCAATTGCATGTCGAAACTGTTTACAAAATTTATAAGAAATGTCTAACTGTTGTTTTTGATATTCAGAAACTTCTGTTATTCTTTCTTTTTTCATAGCACGCTCGAGGGTATTATCTCCCTCAAGCACATGCCATCCGTGTTTAATATTATTGCTCATACTGAGGCATCTTCCATTCCTGCTACTCGTAGTTTAACAATGTTTGTAATCTGCCACTGTTTTTGATCCAGTCCTTTTAGAACTGCTAACCAGCGATTACGCACAAGTGCAAATTCGTTAATTAGATCTTCATAGTCGATTACTGCCTGTTCTCCGTCAACGTATTTTTCAACGTCTCTACTAGACAGTGCTCTTTGATAATTTTCAAGATACTTTTTAAAAAGTACAGATCGTACTTTACGTAGTTTAATGTTAAGATGATTTAGTATTGCTTCGATTTCTTGTAGTTGAGCAAACCGCTGTTCTACCAATCCTGGTAATTCAGCGGCTGCTTTTTCTACATTTCCTTTGAGGCGAACTTCCTTTTGGGCGTCTACTAATTCAGATTCATAATATGCAATCGCATTTGGAATCTCGTTAATGTCACTTGATACTTTATTGTACCATCCCATTTAGTAATCCTCTTCATCCTCGTCGTCTTTTTCATCAAGATCGAGATAGTACTTAATAGCGTCATCTAATGCTGCGTCTGCACCTAAACTAAGAGTTAATGTTTCTTCACTAACTCCGTAGTCTGCGCACAGATCAACAAACTTTTCAGCTGTAATTTCAATCTGTTTTTTATCAAGATTTGGTCGAAATAGTGTCCACAAATCAACTAGTATATCTTCATCCATAAATGGCAGTCTCCTTAGGATTCAGCTTCGATGTCGACATCAATTTCTGTATCGATTTCTTCAGCTTCTTCAATCTCGGTATTTACCGAAAGTTCTTCTTTAAGAAGGTAGTCTGACATAACCATGTCAAGCATTTCGCCATTCCAGTCTTTACGATAAGCAAGATGCTCTTCGCCTGACGAATCAACATATTTCAAACGGTTGCCTTGTTTAACAAGCTGTTCTTTCTTTTCGAACAACTCAACTAGACCACTATAAGGATTCATGCCTGTTTCCCAAGGAATCTCAACTTGTACACCTTCAAACGGTTTTGCATAACGTGTTTTAACAACCTTACATGCTGCTCTAATACCGTGTACTTGAGAAGTTTTTACGCCGTTTGCATCTACTTTTAGTTTAAGCTTTTTCATAGCAACAACAATACTTGATGCATAGATAAAGCCTGCGCCGCCTGAGATCTTGTCGTCTGGGTCAAACATATCTTGTGATGCATAAGTGTGATTGGTTGCAACCATGCCTACGTTAAATGAACCAAACATATTCACACAGTTTGTTACAAGTGCTTTGAGTGCTTTTGCTTTACGACCCATGTCGCCTTTCATGTCACCTGCGTCAAACTGATTAACCTCGGTCGGTGTCATTAACATGCCTAGCGAGTCAACTACAAACAAAACTTTCGGTCGATCTTCTTCTGGACTGTCTCTGTAGTCTTTCATAAATGTTGACATAGTTTTAGCTACGTCGTCGATCATTGCCATGTTTAGCTTTAGGATCTTTTCTTCGCTAGTGTCTACGCCCAGTGCAGTTAGCCAAGATTCGTCAAGTGCATTTTCTGTATCAATTAAGATAACGTAAATGCCTTGATCTTGCGCTGCTTTTACAATATTTCCTGATGCAATATATGATTTACCTGCACCTGATTCTCCAGCAAATACGCTTACTTTTCCTAGCGGAACACCTTTATTAAAGTCTCCGCTAACAAGATAATTTAAGGCATAGTTGCCTGTTGAGATCCAGTCTGTTGGATCGTTAAAGCCGCTGCTCATGCCCGTGATGGATTTAGTTAACCCTTTGCGAAATGCAGATGGGTCAAATGATTTATTCGCCATTATGTCTCCTATATGGTTTTAGATAAGAAAGAGACAGAGCCGAAACCCTGTCTCTTTTTAGTTACGCGCCTTGACGTCTGCGAATCGCTGCTAGGATATCGCTTGCATCACCGCTTGCACTTGCATCTGGTGCAGGTGCTGTTTCTGCTGGCGGAGATACTGATGCCTCTGCCGCTGCTTCTTCATTGCTTTTAAAAGGAATGTCTTCGCTAGCTGCCGGGGCTGGCTTAGGTGCAGGTGCAGGTGTCTTGTTTGGATCGCCTGTTGCTTGACTCATGCCTGCTGGACGGAAGTACTGGCTCCAACGATCTGGATCGTATGGTTCGCCATCAACGCTTGCTTCAAACATTTCTTTAATAACTTGCACTGCTACTGCATCTGGCTGCTTTGGAATAAAGTCAGACAGATCAAGCAAACCATGCTCTTCAATTGCGTCGATATCAGATTGTGACAACGGACGCTCGCGACGTGCCCACTTTGATGTTGAATAATCAGCAAAATTACCTTTGCTAGTCTTCTTAATAACAAAGTCAAGACCGTTTGCATAGTCAGTTGGCAAGTCTTCAAGATCTGGATCAAGAAGTGCGTCCTTGATCAATCCAAAGATTTGTGGTCCAATAATACTTCTACGAATCGGATTCTCTGGCTTGTTCTCTTCGTTCATATCTGATTCAACAACCAGATTCTGGAAGATGTACGAACGCTTTTTCCAATATGTACGACCCATAGATTCCATAGCTGGATCTTTAAACCATGGACGTACTTCGGTAAGAACTGGACAAGCTTCGCCATACATTTCCATGCATGGTACTTGTACAACTGTTGGTCGTGAATCAGTTTGACCTTTAATACCTGCAAAGGGTAGTTTGATCATTAATCGTTCTTGCCAGAAAAAGTCATTTTTAGGGTTTGCGTCTGGAAGGAATCTAACTGTAGATGATTGTCCTTCTTGCATATTCCAAAAAGGGAATATTGCGTTGTCTGACGGTCCTGAGTTAGAACCGCCTCTGGTTTCTTGCTCTTTAAGTTTCGCGCGAATTTCTGCTAGTGTGGCCATAATGTGATTTTCTCCTGTAATGCCTATAAGTGCCTAATGTGTAACAACACTATACTTGTATTATTACACACTTATTTAGCAAGTCAAGAGAAAAATACGCAAAAAGCGAATGTTTTCAAGGGGTTAGCAGGTTACTTTAAACCTGCTAACTTTGCAATACCAGCCATTTCTTCACGGTACCCAGATGATTCAAAGCCGTTGTCTTTTTGCTGTTGATACATATGATCGCCGCGTTCGTCGTCGTAGCTGCTCATTTGATCGCCGAGTTCTTCTTTCCAACGAGCTTCATCTCTTGGAGAATAATCTACTTCGTTTCCTGCTGCATCAACTGCATAAAATGTGATGTCGGAATTTCCGTACATATCTTCGTCTGCTTCCCAATGTACAGTTACTTCTGTGCCGTCGTCATCGTCTATATAGCTGTCAAATTCACCACTTTTTTCGCCGGCTCTCTCGCCAATTTCACTGTCGCCTAGTTGCTCTACATCATTTATTTCTGGACGCTTAGTATGCTCTGCGAACTTACCGTGGATCTGTTCAATAAACTTCTTTGCAGGATCAATAAAGCTTTCACCATAGTCTTTCTCAATTGACGTAAGCACTGCTGTTTCGCCCTTAGGGAATCGCCCAGTTTCTTTATCAAAATAGCTAAGGATAAATTCACCTAATGGTATCTGATCCGGCTTTGCTGCTTTCATTTGTGGCTCTTCTGCAAAACTCTTCTCTTGATCAACTGTTATCTTAGTTGGACCATAGCTTTGTACTATTGCCGGCTTCGTTACTGTGTTTGCAAATTGTCTGTAGACCTTATCAGGCATAACAAACGTCCTCTGAGCAGGCTTGTAATACTTTCTCATAAAGTCTGGATATTGCTTTTTAAACATGTCAAGAAGTCGAGCATTATCAATAGTAAGGTATCTAGTCATCTTCTTATCAGGTGCAGTTACTTCTCTGTCTCCTGATGCAAACGAGCCTTTCTTTGCTCTCTTTTTAAGAGGTCCATTAGGATCTTTTTCAATCTTGTCTCTATCCGGCGCACGTTCTACTCCGACTGCTTCGCCGCTGTATGATTTCATCCACTTAAAGAAGTCACGCAGTTGCGGGTGTTGCCCGACTACACTGTCTTCTCTATATAATATAATCTTCCCAGCGTTTACAAACACCTTGTCGTTCATCAATTTCTTAACAGCGTTCTGAATATCTTTTTGAGTGTTTAAGTTAAGAAACTTTCGGGTTGCTGTTTTCATTTTTAGATCTTTAGGATCTTGTTCAAAACCTGCAAAACCTACAAGGTAAGGAACAGAACCTTCTGCGCTCGAACCCGGAGTCATTTGTGTTCTAAATTTAAGATAAAGGTTACCAACGCCGCCGGCTTCTTCAACAGAATCAAATGTTCTGCGATAGCTGTTTTTGCTCATGCTGCTACCTGATCCAATTACACCTTTACCTTCTCCACTTAGTAGAAGGTCGTACATCATTTTTACAAGATCCATTACTGATTTCTTTGAAGCAATATTTTGCTTAAACCAGTTAACTTTTTGCTTTTGCATAGGCTTAGCTGAATCTGCAGAAACTAATTTAAATGCAAATTCTTGTGCTTGCTTCAAATCTTTGATGCGTTGTAGTTTTTGAATGTCATCTGCTGTAAAGTTGTAATCTTTCTTTTCGGATATTTGATGTTCTGCAAATTGTCCCATCATTTCTTCAATTCCGCGTTCTAGTTCTTCTTCTTCCGGAACACAATTTGGCACTTTTTTGCCGCTTTTTTCTTTCATTCCAACTTGCTTGTGATCTTTCCAGCACGGATCATCTTCGGACACCATCTCATCAGCTGTAAGCTCGCGTGGTCCGGCTTCTCCGATAAGCTTGTAGATGTAAGGAAATACATCTTGCAATTCTTCGTTAAACTGTTTAATTGTAAGTTGTGCAATCCAGTCTTGCTTTACGTCTTCTGGAACATCTTCAAACATAGGCTTTTCAAAACCTTCAAAAGCTTCTTTGTAATAGCTTTCGCGCTGTAGTTTATCAATGCGTGATTTTACTTCGCTTACTCGTTCGTTAACAACGTCCATGTATCCCGACAAACCTTCTGCCATAACACTTGAACGACCCATGTACGATTTAAACTTGCGTAGTTTTGCTAGTTCTTCTGATAGTCCCGTAATGTGCCCGCCAAACTCATCATACGCATTACCGCCTTCGGATACGTGACGAGCCATTGCACGAGCACCTGACATGTGCTTAAATGGATATTTAAATCTTTCACCTTCTGAACTCTCAATGTAAATGCCTTCAATATGCATCGTTCTACCTGTTGGTAATTCTGTGTTTACCGGCTTAGTATGACGCACCATTAATCTTGCGTTTCCTACATCCTGGTAGCTTATTCTTGCAGTGCCGTACATCTTTGATTCGTTCATTGATTCGTCCTTTGGAGGTTTAGCGAGATACTTGTAATCTCTTTTCTTTAAATTGTTGCGCTCAATATCTCTAGTGTCAAAACTAAGTAACCGCTTGCGAGCAAATCGACGTAACTCACGTAAGAATCCGTACCAGTCGCTTTTTCTGTTGCTGCCTTCGAGTGCAATTAAATCACTGTTGTACATCACAACCAAGCCACTGTCTTCATCTATGCTAACAGATACTTTGTTGTTTGGATCCATTTTTGAATATGCAAAATCAAAAAATCTTGCCTCTTCTGGAACGTTGGTTACTTTGCCGTTTTCGTCACCGATGGTAACTGACGGGAATCGTCCGCGAATCTTGTTAAATAGTTCTTCACCTATTGTGCTTAAATCTTTCATATTGTATTTATTAAGTTATACTGATAAACATTGGCATCGGAGCAACGTCGTATTTCTCATCCTCGTCAAGTTGTGTGAAGGTGTTATAAATCTTTGCATCCCAGTCTTTCATTACTGTTAGCATTCGTAAGGTTAACAAGATTGCAGAAACCAAGTCGTCTGTTTGTCCCGACTTAGCTTGATACGAAGATCCAGTTGCTACAAAGTTTTTTAATTCAGAAATAAGTGGCTTTGAATTAATGGTAAATTTATTATTTTCTACCATCGTTTTTAACTTAGAACACGACGAGATCTTATGCCCGTGAGTCGTGTTAAAACCTTTACGGAATTTACGAACGTGCCCTTTTCGTGCAGGCTCTGAGAGGAACATTCCGGGAATAGTTTCTTCTCCAAAATCATCAATTACAATTAGAGCTGCTTCTCCAAGTCCGTTATTTTCAACAGACCAGTATACATTTTCTCCATTATTTTTACATCTATCTGCAATGTACGTGCAGATGTCTTTTAGTACTCGTATCTGCCCAGGTATGCCTGTGTCGTTGTGCATCCATTCTCCTACTTGTATGTAAGTAGGAACTTCGATAATTTGTATAGCTGCATTGTTGCCACCGGTTCCCATACTAGGGTCGAGTGCTACAACATAAGAATATTGTTTCTTTGGCTTCTTATACCAGCGTGTTTGTCCCATATTAAGTATAGGAGATATGCCTTCCATTTCAGCAAGCTTAATTGCGTGAATAAGAGTCTCATCAAATACAAGGAATTCACAGCCGTATTCACGACGGAATTTCTCTTCACCAATTCTTCCAACTTCGGTAGCTTTCCACGCTTCGTCTCTATCTGGATGTTCGTCCCATGTTGATATAAACGAGTGAAACCCGTTGACTCCTACGTCGCTCTCGTTGCCGTGCTCGTCAAACTTTTGTTCTGCACCTTTCCATATAGTAGCAAATGTATCTTCATCTGAGTTAGGCGTGCTTGTAAGAATTGCACGTCCACCTGTTGCTAGTGTAGGTGAAATTGAAGTCCAAAATTCTTCAGCAATGTTAGGTTGCACAAATGCAAATTCGTCACAATATAATAACGAAATAGACATACCACGTCCTGTGTTGCCTGTTGTTGTTTGGCTTACAATACGTGATCCATTTTCAAATTCAATAGAACCTTTGTTATAGCTTGTAACCCCGGCTCTAATATGATCAGGGCAACTTTCGTATACAAATCGTATACGTGACATAATTTCCTGCGCACCTGTGTATTTGTGAGCAGCAATTAGAATAGTTTGGTCTGGATTAAACATTGCATACCATGCAAGATAGATAGCAGCACAAGTAGTTTTACCCGTTTGTCTAGGCATCATATTAATATTAAATCTAAAGCTGTGATAACTGTCCATTAATCCTAGCTGATATTCATATGGAGCAAATAACAACTTACCTTTTACAGGGTGTTGAATATATGCGAAATTTCTAGAAAAATACAAATAGCCATCATCAGGATCCATACACTTTATAAGTTCTCCAACTTCTTTTTCAGTGTATGATTCCTTCTGATTGGCTTTTTTAATCAGTACGCCGTCTAACGACTTTGACATTTAGATACCTGCTAGTTTCTTAAGGTCCAGTGCATGTTGTGTTTTGTTTGCAGAAGGTGCGTTTACTTCTGTTAGGGCAAGTTTAACAATATCGTTAACTTCTTTGCTCTCTCCAACAAGCTTGCCTTGGTCTGGATGCCCTTTTTTATTATTGCCTTTTGAATAGCCTGAAAACTTCGTTTCTTTTGAAGCTTCAGTTGTATTCTTTTCTTTAGCAACTGGCTTCTTTGAACTCTTAGGAAGATATTCGTCTTGCTTCTTCTTTATATTCTTTGACCAGCTGCCTTCTTTTTCCCATGACGGTTTGCTTGCTTCGGCGACTTTGTCATCTTGCATCTTTTCACTAAGTGCTTTCAAAAGAGACTGCTTAATAGTTTCAACTGCCATTGCGTTGTCACCATCTTGTGCTTTTGCATACATTTTCTTCGGCTTGTTAATACCGCCAGCTAAATCATGTTGCATATACTCGTTGTCTTGGTACTCGTCATTTGGCTCATTTTCATATTCTTCGTTAGACTGGCTGTCATATTCGCCATTTTCGTGCTCGTCTTCCATGTCGCCCATTGCTATCGATATTGATTCAGGATCTTCTTCACTGCCTGACCCACATGATTCTTCTTCGCCTGATTGAATAGACATCGGCGCCGGCGCTGCATCTGGCATTCCTGCATTTTTGAACATACGCATTAGTTGTTCTACTTCTGCCGCGCTGTCGCCTGTAAGACTGATATTTGCTGCTGCCGCTTCGTTTAGTTGCTTTGCTGGCTTAGTGTCTACGTCGTTTGATTTTACTGCTTGAATTAAAGCTTTAAAAATGTCTTTTTGGTTATCCATGTTAACCTCCTACTACCGAATCGGTGTTTACTATTGGGGATATATCTGTGCTGTCGCCTACTGGAGTTCCTTCTGTTGGATTACCTGTAGTGCGTTCTGCTCTTGCTTGCTCTAGTTCTTTAAGCAAGTCCATTACTCTGTTTGAGCCTACTTTGCTTTGTGCATCGGGGTCAGCATCTTCCATTTCTGTTTTAGAAAGGATCGGCTCGTATGTGTCGCTTTTAGCTGCTGGATTTGCAAGCTCTTCAAAAGGCTCAGTTGCAGATGTTACAAGAACATGTGTCTCTGCTAATCCAATTGTATCAGCTAGATACTTTTGCAAGATTGTTGCTGTTGCAGGGTATTTTAATACAGCATCATATGTCATTACTTCGCAATTTTGAATTTGCGGAAAGTGTAACGGATTTTCTTGTATTGGTGTTTTCCTGCCAGATGCAAATGACACTAACTCGTACTTTTGCAATGCTGTTTCTAACTTGCTTACTCTGTCAGTCGGTATGTCGTGACCAGCAATACGAATCTTAAATTCATATTTCTTTTCACTTTCGACTATATATTCTAAAAACTTCTTCATTGTAATCCCCTTATAGCTATTTAGCAGCGTTGCCTTTAATGCTGGCTAGTAAGCTGTTACGATCTGTAATAACTACACCGTCGCCGTTAACTACTCCGTTGTTGGTTTCTTTAGCTCGCAAGTCATTGTCTTGCTTTTCTTTCTTAAGTTGCAAATCGACCATCTTTAATTTTTTGTCTAGCTTTGCTGTCTTTGCATCTAGACTTGTTTTAAGCATTGATCCTGCTACTTCAAATATTCTACCTGCATAGCGCTGTTCTACATTCATACCAAGATCCATTAGGTCTTCATATGACTTTAACGCACGTTCTGCAATGTCGTCGATTTCTTCATCGCCTTTGTTATTAAGTCCTTTAACTCTCGGCAGTGCCGAAGTAATCTTATCAAGCTGCTCATAAGTTGTTAACGCTTTTGATGCTTTACTTTTCTTACGTTTCTTTTCAGCAAGCGCTTCTGCTTGTTTCTTTTTGAGCTCTTCGTCGACTACATCTTTTGAATCAGGAAGGTTTAAAAGTTCTTCTAATTTACGTGTCATAATTCGGATGCCTCTTTGTTGCAGTTTTTGCAGTCGCATTCGTTACAAACTTTTCGTTCGCCTAGGCGTTCTTCCCGCCAGTTACGTGCTTCTTCAAACAACGGACTGCCGCAATGACAATCTCGCTCGCAATTTTTGCATTTAAACATACGCTATTTCTCCAAGTGTATTTAGTTATCTTCTCCGACCGCCACCGAAGATATCGTCCTCGGTAACAATACGGAATTTTATACGTTGTTGCTTACACCATGCCTGTGCCGCTGCCCACTTTACTTGATTTAGCGCATACTGTGCTTGATTGCTTTTGTTCTTGCCCACTTGTTCTTGTATTGCTTGATTTTTTGGTTTGACTTCTATTAGTTCAACGTGATCGATACCTTTTTGGTCTGTATAAGATATAAAGAAGTCTGGCACATATACTGTGTTCTTACCTGTAAAAGGATTCTTGTAAGGTATGCGTATTGCTTCACTTGCCCATTGTTGTATATTAGGATTCTCGTCGCAGAATTTCATAAACGTGAATTCCCAGCCTGATCTGTACGTAGGAGTCTTTTTGCCAATATATTTTTCAGGATTCTTTGGCGTAAATTTTCCTTGTGCAAATCTAGACATTATAGTATTATGTTGCGTAACTCATTAAACTGTGACTGGTTCTCAACTCTATAACCAAGTGTGCTAGAACGCGGGCGATTGTAGTTAAGTATTTCTGTAACTACTGAACTTAATTGCACTTCGGACAATCCTTTAAGTGTGTCTAACAATTTAAACACTTTAATTCCGTCTAGTTTAGCCTGCTCTAAAAGAACTGAACTAACTGCGCGGGCAGCTTGTTCTTCAAAATTACGCTTTGTAAAGAAATTAAAAACTGCATCTACTTCAGCAGCCGGATATGATATTCTTTTAACAAAATATCTGTCATAGAATTCTTTAACTTCGGTTGCGCTATCAGAAGGTTTATTTTCATAGTTTGACATTATCTATTGTTCTCTCTTGCTTGGGCTATTCTTGCAGCATACGACGAGCTAGCAGTATCAACTGATCCGCCTTGGCTAGTCGTTTGACTCGCTCTTGCACCAGGTCCTGCACTTTTAGGAAACGATGTGTTTGCTATTCCGCTTAACGAATTAGTTGATGTATTAGAATTAATAAACAACGGAGCAGAACGTATTGCAGTTGATGCAAAGTTTTCAAGTATTCTTACACCGTCTGTTCGTAATCTGTCAGAAGTTAATGTTTTTGAATTTCTAAACAAATCAATTCCTTTAAGAACTGTACTTAGACCAGTGTTTCCTGTTGTAACGTCGGTTAGAATATCACCTACAGTACCGAGCACGCCACCGTTTCCAAAATCACTTGTTGTTGATCTAATCGAACTTGGTTGTTTGTCGTAGTGCGATTTAGCAAAACCAGCAGGACTATCTTCGCCTGCATTTCCTCGAGTATAGTGCACAGCTTCGTATGCTACTCGTATAGTGTTTGCTGTTGGTTGACTATCTGCGTTATCTAATGAGTCGTGGCCCCAATTTGTAATAATCGGATTAACTAATGTAAATCCTGTAAATCTTTGTCTAGCTAATTGGAATACGGTAATTCTTCTAAAAAATGGCACTTGCGCTTTGTTAGTCATACCGTAGTTAATCTTTGCTAACTGTGATGACTTGTACGTGGACCTTGGATCATATGCAGATGCATTACCAAGTAAGTTTCCGTCTTCGTAATAATAACGATAATATGCTTCTAGCAATGATGTAGTAATGCCTACATTGTCATCATGAAATACTATTTGAACAGGATCATAAGAAATAGCTGTTTGTACATTCTTTTTACGATTGTATTGATTCTTTGTTTCAATCTCTGCATTAAATTGAGGCAAGTCAACAGACTTAACTAGCATGTTGATTTCTTCTCTATTTCTGTTACTTAATTGAGGCATATAATTTAATGCCTCAGCTGATGGTTCAAATACAACGTGATAAAGAAATTTATGTCTCGGTGCTAAAGCAAACGAGTTCTGGTTGTATAGATACGAAGCGTGTTTGTAGTCAGATAAATCGCCTCGCGGAGATAATGCCCCGTTTAATAAGTTATCTAAGAATCCATTTAAAAAATTTGACATATTGTATTTATATCAGAAAAAGTAGTCATAATAAAAGGGGCACATGGCCCCTTTTATTTTGCTTGTAACTATTATTAGATAGCGCCGCCGCCACCTGTAATAAGTGTATTTGTTGTACGTCCAACATTTGTACCAATGCCAGATCCTTGTGGTGACTGGATTGCGTTGTCGTAACGAATTGCAAGTGTAACAGTTGCTGGTTCATTGCTGTTGTAAGCTAATGAGTTCCAGTTGGTGTTTTGTACAAAACAACCATATAGTTCAAATGTTTCAAGTACAGTTGCGTCAAACGCTCCGTTACCACCGTCTAGGATCTCAATGCGTGTTGTAAACTTATAGTCAATACCAGATGCTGCTGATGCTTGTTCGAAGAAATCGAACTGCTTCTGGTTTTGCTCGCCTACGAGTTTCTGCACGTTGCCACCTACGTCATCGCGCAAGTTAAGCGTGATTGGATCCCAAGTGTGTTTTCCTGCAAGATACGAACGTGAGTTATACACGTCAATTGTGATCTCTTCGAAAGTTAAGTTAGGACGGGTTACGTCCATAACTTGCTTAGTAAGTTCTGTTCTTGGCGTACTTACTCCAAAGTTCTCCAGTATCACTCGAAAGCGATACTGTAGCTTTGGCATTAGCTGTCCCTGAGCGACCGCGGATTGGTCGCTCGCTAGTGGAACAGTAATTTTTGATAGTGTTGAGATTGCCATTTAAATTCTCTCCTTGTTGCTACTATTTATGCCTATCAAAGCCCTGAAATCTCACCAGTGTTTTTCAACCTTAGTGGGATATAGATAAATTCAACTGCCTTGACTGGCTCGATAGCAATGTCCAGATACAGCTCATTTCTATCAATTCTCGATGGTGTGTTGTTTGACTCGTCACATACAACTAGATAGTCATATAGTGCGCGTAAACCTACAAGTTCTAAGCACAAGCTTTCTGCTGCCTGCTTAATTTCGTCCCTTGTGATCTTATCGTTAGGTTCGAATAAGTATGGCTTTGAAAGTCTCTTAAGCTGCGAGCGCAGATATACTACAAGACGAACAACGTTGATTCTGTCCAACGAACTTGCGCTTCTTGCTCTTGTCTTTTGTCCAAATGCTACAAGTCCTGCACCAGTAATAAATGTAATTGGGTTAACATCTACTGAGTACAATGTATCTCTTTGTCCTTCGTTAAGAGCAATTGCGTTAAATTCGCCTTCGCTTGTTACATAGCCTGTTGACGTTGCATTAGTAATTCCGCCGCGTCGTGTACCAGCTGGTGCAAACCATGGATAGCTAACCTGATCGCTTAGTGCAATTGTACGTAGCATCATGTGGCTTGGGGGTACAACTACGTTGTTACCAAAGTTGTCACTTGTAAAGCCCCATGGATAGTAAACACCCATATACTCGTCTCTTGATACCAATCCATCATCGTTGTCTTCAACTGCTTGAGCAACGTTTGTTCCCCATTCGTTAAGCGATGTTGCATCTGGTGTGAGTCTTGCTGGCGAGTCTGCTACGATAAATGCTGTTAGGCCTCTATCAAAGTTAAGTGAGATCATCTCACCGATCAATTCTGGATAACCCGGTGTTGCCATTAGGTTAAAGATTCTTGATTCGTCGTCGCGGATCTCTTGGTTGCTGTTTACTGTTGCTTGGAGCGCTTGTACCACAACCTTACGTTGTGCCTTACGTCCAAATGCACCCGAACCGTCTGCTTCGTTTGCTGATTCAGTTACCCAACGATTAGCATAATAACCACTCATTGATTCGTCACTAAAGCGTATGTTATCAGAACTTGTGTTAACGTAGTTACGTGCAAAACGCTTTACGTTAAAGCCTGAACGACGTAGGTTCCAAAGTAGCATACCTTTTGGGTATAGTGCTGGATCTGGAGCATCAAAGTCAACAAAGTTGCTTGCTAATAGATCAACAATTTCGCCTGCTGTATTGCTGTTAGCACCCGAGGTGTTATAACGAGCATCTGCAAACAAGATACCGTCTTCGGTTGTTTGATCAGACTTGTCAACTAGTTCCCAATCAGCAAGTACATCATTGTACTTGTAGATAGTTGGATAGTTTTCGATATCTGCTGTGTCAATCCACAAATCGCCATTCTTTAGTGCAGTACCGTCGCTTTGTAGAGTCGGCTCGGTTGCAGAAACAATAGGACCTGCTGGGTCTGTTTTTTCGTCTTCGGTTACAGAATAAAATGGGCTAGTTGAATCTTGGTAACCAACCCATGTTGTTCCGTTATGAACCATAACATCGACATCGTCAACAACTGATGAATACCATAGACGTCCGTCTACTGTTAATGCAGTTGGTGCAGATTCTGAAGCTGTATACGAAAGTACTTGCCAGTTTGTTGCTACTAGTGTGTTTGTTGAATCGCCAGCTGGTGCTGCATACAGGTTTGTTGTACCGCTGTTAGCGTCTACGTAAGCTGTATAGCCCATCTCTGTTAAAACAGTACCGCTATCCACCAAACGGAAGTCGCCGCCTAGTTTGTGACTGATTGTAACTCTGTTCTGTGCGTCAACTGTTGCAGTAATATTAACAAAGCCTGCAGAGTTAATTGCTCCAGCAATAACATCTGCATCCGACGAAGCACCTGTTGCTGTTCCGCTAACTGTAATAGCAGCCGCTAGTTCGCCACTTGTTAAAATACCTTCTTGGATATCGAAGCTAAATGCACCTGCTGAAATGCCAGTGGATATAACCCCTGAGCGGATGCTAGTTGGACCAGCTGCTCTACGACGATATAGTTTATAGTTTGTAAACACCGGATTTTCTTCCGAGTCATTATACTTTGCATAAAGTGTTCCGACTGGAAGATTTAAGCCGCCGCCTGCTGCGTCAAGTGCATAAATTGCAGCACTGCCACTTGAGTAAAGTGGTGCTTCGACATCTTCAAACAATTGTGTGTCTGCATTGTAAACTTTAACTCTCCAACGTGCTCCAGCATTTGGTTCTGTAGTCTTTGACCAAATTGAACCTGTTGGGCGCGGATTAGTATCGTTAAGTTTATACTCAGGTACTTGCGTGTGACGACTGATTGTAACTGATGGCGCGTAGAACGTACCTGCTGTTAAACCAACATCTGCCATTAATTCATTAGAACCTTCTGATACAATAACATCTACACCAGTTGAATAAATCTCAATGCTACCATCAACTGCTGCCGCAGTAACTCCTGCAATTCCTGCATCGTTGATATCATTTGCTAGATTCGAAAGCAACGTTCCTGCAAGTGTAACAGTTGTGCCGTTAATAATAATTGTCTCGCCTGTTAAAAGCGTCGGATTACTTACTGTTCCGCGTACTGTTGGCCAGCTTGCTGCCCAATCGCTCGCGCCAACTTCTACCCATGTACCTGCTGTATTCTTGAAATACAATTTGTTAAGTGTAGTTGTTGCAAGCAGCACGTAATCACCAATTGCACCAACCGATGTTTTTGGTGCACCAAAGCTATCGACCTTAGTTGCATCTGTAATTACAGTAACTTCTTTAACAGTAAAGCTTTGACCGCCTGTTGTTGTTTGCGGATTACCGTTCCATTCGAAAATACCAAACTTAGTATTTTGTGTGTCAAACCAGTATGTGCCATCTGCAGGTGATCCTGCTGGCGCTGTTGCAGATGCTTCAAGTTCAGATAAATCAACATCTGCACGAACAACATATGCTCTATTAGAAACACCAAGCAATGAATAAGCTGCTTGTAATCCGTATTCGTTTAATTCACCTGCGTGAATTGGATTGTTATTGCTGTCGGTTTTAAACGATGGGTCTCCAAAAGTTTCTGCTAGATCACGCTGTGATGTAAGCAAGTATGGACGTCCTGCGTTTGCTGCCAGTGTACCTGGCGCTGTTCCGGTACCGCTTGGGTTTGCCTTATTTGATGCTGTTGCAACAAAAATAAGTGGAACAGTTCCTGGTTCTGCCGGTGTGTAAAAACTTTCGTCGATTACGCTAACTTCTACACCTGGTGATACTAATGCCATTAGTGAGTCTCCCTTTAAATCTCAATTCGAATTATGTACAGCTATAACTATTTGTGTTAAATAACTTATATACATTCGTCGTCATTTGTATTTAGTACAAGGGAGCGGAAAACCCCGCTTTGATCACGGCGAAAAGGGGCACTAAAGGTGTGGAAAAATAAATACACACATGAGACCATTATGCGTATGCGGTTTACGCCCCGCAGCTATCAATTATAAAAAAGATAAGAAAGTATTTTATCGTAAAAAGTGTGAGATTTGTTTAAAACATGGAGGATATGCCCACGGCATACCTAAATGGAGACAAGCTGGTTATGTTAAGAAAAGCTTATGCGAGAAATGCGGCTTCTCTAGTAAGCACTCTGAGCAATTTAATGTTTTTCATATTAATGGAAATTTAGACGATTGTCGTGTACCAAATTTAAAAACCGTATGTGCAAACTGTCAACGCATTATACAGAAAGAAGGCGTAGTCTGGAAGCAGGGAGATTTACGCCCCGACTTTTAAAAACTTTTCTACATTCTCTTTTAGTTCTTCAAGAGTGCCGTTGTTGTCAATAACATAGTCTGCCATTTCTTCGTCCATTGTCATGCTGTCTTGTGATTCTTGCGGCAGGTGTTGCGATCGGTCTACCCAAACTGCACAATCAAAAACATGATTATCAATCATAGCATAATATTCTGCTGCATTCCTTAGTCCGCAATAAATGTCGTATTCTTTAAAGATTTCTCTACCAAGTCGTGAAGGATCAGGCACATTGTATTCGCAGATTAAATTATACCATTCTTCTCTATGATTGTGACGATCATTGTAACACTCTTCCTCAGAAGAATAGTTGTATCTGTCTTTTAGCTTATCGTAAATGAATTTCTCTGAACAAAATTTACTACTGCTTTGAAAATTAAAGCCATAGTCGTCGCGCAGTATTTCACATACTGTATCTTTTCCGTGGCGTCCATGACCGATAATTAATAATTTAGGTTTCAAAAGCTTCTCCATATAAACGTATTATATAAGAAAAGCTTTAAGTTGTCAATCTAAATTTAACCGATGATCCAAGAATATCCCTTGCCGCCGCCTACCTGCTGCATTAGTTCAATCTCTAATCTTTCAATCTCTGCTTGTGCTTCTGCTTTAAGCGTATCGCCGTTTAATGCAGTGCCGCCTTGTGGTCCGGCAATTGTAGTAAATTTTCCTCTCGCTTCGCCTAATATATATTTGCATTGGGCAAGTGTGTAATCTTTTATCCATTGCCCAGCTTGATAATCATCTAGCAGTTGTGCATCAGGGCGGAGGTTATAAGCATAAAGCATTATCTGCTCAGGGCCTCTCGGGCGTTGAAATATAGTAAGTTTCTTAGTTGTTGTGTTCCATTTAAATTGAATGTATGAACCAAACATGCGTCCTACCAATTCTTGGTGTTGTGCAAAGAAATCATATGTTGCTAATCCTCCCATACTAGAGCCAGAAGCAAGATAAGTGTTTGTGTATGCCATGTTAAATGGTTCAAATACTGTGCCGCCTCCGCCGCCACCTGTGCGTGATCCTACAGAGCGACGAAATACTTGACGCACTTCGATTACTTCTTGTGGCAATGTGTAGTCATTTCTGTCAATAGCTAAGTCAACAAAAATGTAGCTTTCTTCGACTGAGTGATCAGACCTCTGTCTAAATTTACCAAGTGCTTTTTTAAGAGCAGTTTCGTAATGAATTGGATCGAGTTCTACATCAATCATACCGCCGCCTAAAAATGCGTTAACATAATCAAATACTTCTTGTTTTTTAGTTGCTAGTTCATCTGCCATTTTGTGTTGTCTCCACTAGTATTTATTCGTATAAATATAAAGTAACAGGAGAAGTTCCATACCAAGATTGAGTCTTTATAAACCCGAGCGCGGCAATGACTACAGATTCTTTGATAGGATAATCGAAGAACAATTTACTGTAGGCGGCACTGATGTATTTGTACATAAGTATCTTGGTCCAAAGATTGTTTCCGACGAAGATGCAACCGCAGATCAGCCGCAATACGATGCACTTAATGTAAGAAATATTCAAGACATGTTGTTTCTTGAAAACAGAGATAGAGCGTACGATGAAGATGTTTATTCAATTCGCGGTATCTACAATGTGCAAGACTTAGACTTTGATTTATCACAATTTGGTTTATTTTTATCAAACGATATTTTGTTTATGACTATACATATTGTTTCATCTATAAAAATACTCGGACGTAAAATAATGCCCGGGGATGTGTTTGAGCTGCCGCATCTAATCGACGAATACGCACTTAATGATCTGGAACTAGCACTCAAGCGTTTTTATGTTGTAGAAGATGTAACTCGTGCCGCTGAAGGTTATTCACAAACTTGGTATCCTCACTTATATCGTGTAAAACTTAAACAAATGTACGACGGACAGGAATTTTCAGATATCCTAGATCGACCAGCAGGCGAAGATACAAATACTACATTAAGAGATTTGCTATCTACTTGTTCAACTGATATGGCAATTAATCAAGCAGTATTAGATCAAGCAGAAGCTGATGCTAAGAAATCCGGACACGAAACTTCGCATTTTTATACACTTGCATTAGACGACGAAGGCAGACCTGAAATACGAACTGCTGATCAAGATGATATAAATGCATCTGATACTAATACAGCAGACGAAGTGTTTGGTAAACCCGATCGTTTAGGATACAAAGGTTACCTTATTGGTTTAGACGAAGCTCCTAATGGCGCAGCATTTGGTTCTGGAATTTCATTTCCGATGGATAGCGCAAATGGTGATTATTATTTAAGAAGCGATTTTATGCCAAAGAGATTATTCCGTTATGACGGACAACGTTGGGTTAAAGTAACCGACGATGTACGCGAAACACTGTCCAACACAGACACTCGTAAAACACAACTTGGCACTTTTGTTAATAATACAAATACAAACGAAATTGGTGGCGAAGAAGTACAAGAGCGTCAGAGTATTACAAAAGCTCTACGAGCTAAACCAGATGACGTATAAAGGAGCCTAAAATTTCACAGCATTTCTACGATGGGCAAGTAAGACGATATCTAACACAGATGATTCGTATGCTTAGTAATTTTAAGTACAAAGATGGCTCAGGTATTGAGAGAGAAATTCCTGTGCAGTACGGAGACATGACCAAGCAGGTAGCAAATATAATCAGAGAAAATTCTGAGAACAAGATTCCAAAAGCGCCTCGCATGGCAATCTATATTACCGGACTTGAATCAGACCGCGAAAGACAACGTGATGCTACGTTTGTTGATAAGGTACATGTTAGAGAACGTGCATATGATAGCGAAGGTCAAGAGTATTTAAATTATCAAGGCAAGAATTACACAGTAGAACGTTTAATGGGTGTTCCGTACAAATTAACTGTTAATGCAGATTTATGGACAACTAACACTGATCAAAAATTACAGATTTTAGAACAAATTCTAATGATATTCCGCCCGACGCTCGAGATACAAACTACAGACAATTACGTCGACTGGACTTCGTTAACTGTTGTAAATTTAGACAGTCTTAATTTCAGTAGTCGATCGATACCTCAAGGCACAGACAGTGAGATTGATGTTGCTACATTAACATTCAGTACACCTATCTGGATTAACCCTCCCGTAAAGGTAAAACGTCTTGGTGTTATTACAAATATTATTGCATCTATACACGACGAACGTGCAGGCACAATTGACTTGGGCGATTCTGTTCCGCAATTATCAAAATATAATGATCCTGTTCCTGTAGGAGCAATTGATGATCCTAACAGCGGTAATCGAAATATAGAAACAACCGAAACCAATACTGTAGTAGGTGTAAACTATCTTGATTATGATTTATATGTTTCCGGTAGCACTGTTAAACTTGCAAAGAATGGTATCATAAGTGATGCTAACTGGCTTACGATAACAGAACCGCATCCGGGTACATATCAAGATGATATTTCTCGATTATTCCTTATTCGTAAATTAAATGATTATTTCGAAATGACTGGTACGTTTACTATTAATGAACTAAACAACGGCGAAATTGTAGTAAATTGGGATACTGATACATTCCCAGATGACACGCAAATCGAAGGTCCAGCACGTAACACAAATGCATTTACAAGTATTGATTACATAGTTGATCCATTAAAAACTAATCCTACAGATTTAAAAACTTCCGGATTACGGTTATTGTTGCTAGAAGATATTGGTAATGAAGATAACACAGACGGCGCAGATGCGTGGAAGAATACAAATGGTTCATCGTTAGTTGCTGGCGCAAATGACATCATCGAATGGACTGGATCAAGTTGGAGTATTGTTTTTGATGCAAGTGAAAACACAGAAATAGAAGAATTTGTTTATACTACCAACTTAAACACCGGCGTGCAGTATAGATGGGACGGCGAAGATTGGATGCTTTCAGTAGATGGTATCTATCCTGCAGGTACATGGCGTCTTAACCTCGATGGATGATTGAAAATATAATATCCGATAATTATTTGTATGGACAAATCAATTACAGGATCAGGTGCGTTATTTTATAATCTCACTACTAAGCGTTTTTTACTTTTACATAGAACCCAGGAAAATAAACAATGCTGGGGACTTGTTGGTGGAAAAATAGAAGGAGAAGAAACTCCTTGGCAGGGTTTACAACGAGAAATCACAGAAGAAATAGGAACACCGCCTGATATTATAAAGTCTATTCCTTTAGAAACATTTGTTAGCAACGACGAGAAATTTCATTTCTATACATACCTATGTGTAGTTAAGGAAGAATTTATTCCTATATTAAATAACGAACACGACGGTTATGCATGGGTATCTTATGAACAATGGCCTAAGCCTCTTCATTCCGGATTGTTAAATACTGTAAGAAATAAAATAGGTCGTACAAAATTAAAAACAGTATTAGAATTAATAGAAGAATTTATAGACATATAATTAACTACTGCTTTGATAATACCTAACACTAAACGTAACCTTGCATCCATCTTTGCCAGCTGTCGGAGTTACGTTTATTGTCACTGCTGTCGGGCTAGCTGATACCGAAATATCAACTATCGGATCACCGACTGCTACTTTGCTATACACATCAGTAACTGCATCAGCTGTAGTAGCAACAACTGTAAATTTTGTTATCTCTTTAGTAGTCCCGCTGTAATCAGCTACTACTGTATAATCAGCATAAGCAATTTGTCCCGGATGGAAACTATCAATTTCGGTTGTGCCCGTTGCTACTTTCCACAATCCTACTTGAAGAAAGCCAACGCCGCTACTTGATAATACTGTATTGTTTCCGCCAACATAATCCATAATGAATTCCTTACACTATCTCTACGTAACTAAATGTAGCATCAAGTGAAGTTGCTGTATCAGCCGAGATCTTAATACTATAATCCGCTGGTAAGATTAATTTTTCTCCGCTGACAATTGGTCTAAGACTAAGGCCTGCCGGAATAATTGTATCTTTAAGATAGTAAACTTCAACAGCTAAGTCGTCTACAACTGTTATATTAACTTTAACTGCTGAGGTAGTTAGATTACTCACTGATAGTCCAATTACAGTTATTTGCGATGATGCTCCTGTAGTTATTGCAGTTACAGGTGATGTTCCTATTTCTTTAATTAATTGATTTTTAAAAAATGTAGCCATTTGTTATCCTAATAATAATGCGTATTCAATTGAGAGATCAGTTGCAATTGCTTCTGTAATTAATCCGTCTGGTCCGGTAACTAGTCCCCATTCAGATCCGTTATATACTTCGGCAATCTGAAGATCTGTATTCCAGCGTAATTGTCCTGTTTCTGTGTTCCCTGCTGACGGTCTTTGCAAACTAGTACCAGATGGTAACACAACACCTTTTGTTCCGCTAAACTTGTAATAACTGTCGCCGGTGATTTCAAAAGTAAACGCTGCATCTGATACAGTGTTAGTTATCGAACTGCTAGTAATTGCAAAGTCTTCTATTAAAATAGAACCGGTTCCGTTTGGGGATAACTGTAAATCTTGATTGGCACTAATTGTTGAGATAACATTACCGTCAATAGTAATTTCGTCTACTTCTAATTTATCAAACCTTGCTCGAGTTTCAGTTATATCTGCGCGGAGAACACCATTAGTATAAAAACGAATAGTATCATCATTTGCACCAGGCGTTAATTCTGCTGTAATATATGTATTACCATCTAAATCTCTTACGCCATCTAATGGTGTCCATGCTGCATTAGTATAACCTTCGAAACCTGATGTGTCAGTGTTATACCGAATCATTCCTGCAAGAGGAGCACCAGGTCTTTCAAGAGTGGTTCCTCTTGGTAATACTACTGCTCCGACAGTATTCATTGTAATAATTTCAGACTGGGATTCTAATACTAAGTTACCAGTAGATGTAGAAATGGTATTATTTTCAAAGGTTAAATCGTCAACTATTATTACACCGGTTCCGGCTGCTCTTAGATCTAAATCTGCATTCGAATCTATAGTTTCGATTACGTTTCCGTTAATATGTATCGAATCTATGTACGCTTCTGTTGCGTACAAAGTCTTCCACCTCTGAACCAAAGATCCTAAATCGTATGTATTTGAAACGACAGGAATTAGATCAGAATCAATACTTGCTACAATTATTAATGTATCATCTACCGAATCGCCTATAGTAATGTCGCCGCCAATTATTAAATTCTCGACAACTGTTACGTTACCAATAACGTGAACGTCTCCTGTAACATTAGTTGATGCAAGTAATTCAATTGACCCAATTCCATTTGGGTTTATTTCAACATTAGCATTTGATTCATTTGAACTAATTGTAGTTCCATTAAACGTCAATCCATCAACAATTAATTTATTTTGATAGATGACATTGTCAGGGGATGCCAATGTTAAATTCGGCGAAGTGCTTGTAATAGAATTTGAATCTATTATCATTCCGTTAATGTTTGCCGAATCGGCATTAATAATATCAGTAATAATAGGACCAGCTACATCAAGAGCAAATTGGGGATTATCTTTATTGATACCAATTCTGCCAGAATTTACGTCTAAGTAAAGTAAGTCCGTATCAAAAGCTAAATCAACGCCTTGGCGTTCTAGATTAGCTTTCAACATAGGACCTGATATACGACCAAGTGCCATGTTAATCCTCTTTTGGGGATCCTGTCCCTCCAGCCACCTTACCTTGCGGGCTGCCCACAGTTTGTCCTGGGTGTTGCCTCCCCATTACTACTATTTAGCTGTTTATGTAAGTACAAGGCTCCACAGGAACCGTATTTCCTCAAATCGTTCTTGAGTAACTGGTGGTACAACACCTACCATAGGAAACCAATCTGCACCGTTGTGAAGCTCATAATATCCTAAGTCAGTATTAAACCGGGCCATACCTTCTTCCGGAGTAGGATGACGTTCTGCTGTTGTTCCTGCCGGAAATGACACAGCAGATGTACTAGCTAATTTTACTCTGCCATCGTTTGTAACACCGATAGAAATTGCAGAATTTGTGCTGTTTATCCACGAGTCTTCAAAGAATCCAAAAGTAGATCCAAAGAAAACTGCTCCACTACCGTTAGGTTTAAATTCTAAATCTGCGTTTGTTACAGCTGAACTAATTTCGTTGTTATTAATTATAGTGTCGTCAACATCAACTCTGTTAAAAATACTTGTGTTATTATTAATAGTGCCAACTGTTATTGAATTTGTAGTTAATGAAAGGAAATCCTGTGTCAGATCTGCAAGTACACTAGTTTGAGTATCTCCGGAATAAATTCCGCTGAATCTAATAACTTCTCCTTTGTATCCTTCGAATAAGTTATTGTCTATATTATATCGCATAGCACCATTAATAGGTGCAAATTCTGCTGTTGTTCCTTTTGAAATTACTACAGATGATGTTGAATCTAAATCAATTATATTACTACTTGAATTTAATTCAAGTTGAGTATCTGACGAAATTATGTTGTTAGTTGCAGTAACATCTTCAAAAATTACTCTACCAGTAGTTTGTAAATTTAAATTAGAATTGGTTAGAGTTGTTTCGATTATATTATCATGAATTAATATGTCAGTGGTTTGAAATCTAAATGCAAATAAATTTTTCCATTCGGATAATACAGATCCTAAAGAATGAGTATCGTTTATTGCTACTAATATGTTTTGTTGAAATTCTAAATTAAAATCAATAGTATCTGACGTAGCATCGCCTAATGTTGATACACTACCATTTATATCTATGTCTCCTGTAAGAGATAATGTTCCAGCAACGTACATATTTTCATTTACATTTACGTTGCCGTAGAAATCAATTTCACCTGCGGCATTTGGCAAAATCTCTATGTTAGCGTCTGTCTGTAATCCAGTTATTCTATTACCGTCAAACAAATAATCAGTTGTTTGCAATCCTGGAAGCGTAATTGTTCCTGCAGAACTAATTGTAAGATCTCCGGAGACTACAGAGATAGAGCCATTAGATATTGTAAGGTTTCCGTAATCTGCCGGATCAGTTAGCGTAATATCTGTAAATTTTAATCCGCCGATTACTTCTAAGTCAGAAGCAGGCGTGCTAGTGTTAACGCCTATACGGCCATTAACTGCGTCAATAAACAATACAGGTGCGTCTATTGCGTTGTTTTTAAAAGCTAAATTAGATCCGTTTCTTAACAAATCTTCATCTAGCATAGGTCCACTTATGCGTCCTAGTTGTGCCATATGCTACCCCTTACGAGATATTTATCGCAATTTACTTGTCAAAATTATGCAATACTATTATCGGCTTTCCGGTTGGTGGCGGTGTGCCAAACGCAACATAGAATCCTGGATCCTTGCCGACAGGATTTTGAACAAGAGTGTAGTTAGTTGTTGATATTTGCGGAACGTTTTCAACATAAACTAAAATATTCTCTGCCGAATTAGGTACAGGAAAATCTGTATCGCCCGAATCTAATGGACCGAAATGCACTTCTGCATCGTTGCCAACACCTAAGTTCTGTTGCACAATATCTGTTGGATTTTTTGAACCAATAGCTTGCCACTCATTTTGCACATAAAACTCAAATTCACTGCGTGTTGTGTTGTAACGCATCATGCCGTTTTCGGGGGTTGGAGGACGAGACGAAGTTGGACCGACTGGAATTTTTATAGATTTAGTTGAATCTACAATTACTTCTTGCGATGTTTCATACCGTATACCTTTGCCTCTTATTGAGCGCAAATTTGTCGAGTTTGCTTTAATAAGTCTCATTATACCTCCAACCAACTAACCATTGCTGACAGGTTAGTTGGCGAATCTCCAACTACTACAATCTTATCGCCTTCGCTTAATATAATTTTTTCTGAATCGAAAGTAAACGTTTCGCCTGCAGGAATTTCCAATTGATTAATTACTTGATTAACTGCGGATTTTGTGCCACCTGATTTAACAAAGTGCATATCAAAGTTAGTTAATCCATCGAGTTCGTCTTCTGGGTTATTCACTAATGCCCATGTGTTGCACACCATAATTGTTGTAATTGCATACTGCTTTCCTGCAGGAACTACTACAAGGTCGGTGTCTGTGTTTGCTATTGCTACATAATCAATTGCCATTATTTTTCCTTAAAATACCATGCTAAACACAAGTGCTTTGTTTTTTGAAATTAATTCTCCACGTGAAGAATCTTGATTAACAAAGAACATACCGGTGCCGCCTACATCTTCACTGTTTGTATATACCGTAACGCCGTCAATTGGTGCAGCAGGAACGGTTGTTGCATCATCTACTCCCGGTACTGAGTTAATTTGAAGCATATCATCTACTCTAACTAGACCTGTGCCAGCTGCTGATAAAATTAAATCTTCATTTGAATCAATTACTTGGAGATGTGTTCCGTCTATTCTTAATCCATACAGGTCGACGCTCTCTGCACTAAATGTTGCTACTACAGTTTCGTCGATTCCGACTGCTATTCTACTCGGATTACTAGTTGTTTCAAAGTCTTGCGCTTCTACATAAGTTTTACTTGCAACTGTTCCGTCTTCAATTCTTATAGGAAGATTAATAGTAAACGCGGTACTAACGTAGTCTACAATATATTTCTTGTTAGGAATATGATCATCATCAATTACTTGGTCTTCGTAATTTGCAGTACCTATTACAGATATAACACCGGTACCAGAGTTAATTAAATAAAGGTCGCCGCCACCGGTTGTAATGCTGTTAGTTCGAATACCGACAAGGCTTCCGTTAGCTGTTTTAGAATGCCACGCCCCTGTTAGAGCACCTTCTGAAATTGGATCTGTCCATGTTACATTTTCGTCCCAAACAAACAATGCATCGTGCAATGATCCTCTATCGACTTGTATGCCAGCTGTGTCAAGAGTTACTCCTGATCCAGTTTCTCCGTTATTAATTATAATAACATTGTCACGGACAGACAGGTCCTCAGACGAAACTGTAGTAGTGTTTCCTTCAACGATGAGATCACCGCTAATTTCAACTCTACCTAATTCCGAGCCTGTATCTAAACGAATTACGCCGCCATCTTGAACGTAGACGTAGTAACTACCATTGGGTACACTGAGGACCTTTGTCATTTTTATTCCTTACTCAATTGGTGTCAGGATTAGTGCTGTTTCAGTTGAGTCATCTTGGATTTCCCAAGTATAACGTACACTGTTAAAATCAACTGCTGTTCTATTGAATAGTTTTGCAATTGTTGCACGACCGACACCGCCTGCAACTGAACCGGCAATTACCATTTCACCTTCTGCAATAGCTGCAAAAGCTTTATCAACAAGACGGCAATCTAATGCTGTCGTACCATCGGTAACTTTAAATTCGTTTGTTCCTTTTTGAGCAAGGATATATGCTACTTCACTTGCACCGTTACCGGTATCAGCTTCTACTTTAAGCTGAGTACCACCAACTGGATCACCGAAATATCTTTTATTAACTGGACGTCCCATTCTGTTTCTCCTTTGACGTTCTAGGTCTACAGGGCGGGTAACCGCTGTAAGTCCAGCACATTGGCTGGTTCTTTTAATAGACATAGTATTTATGCAAGGAGAAAGATAGTTTACTTTGAAAGAATAGCTAGAGTACTATATCTGGAGATTTTATTAACCATTACAGGAAGGATAGCATTAACTTCTTCATACGCTTGATCAATTTTTAATTGCACTTGTTTGCTCTTTTTTTGACGAAGTTCTACTTCTAATTTACTAATGTTAAAAAGCATCTTTTCAATATTACGATTAAAAGCATTTACTTCAATTCGTTGTCTAAAAGGAAGGTGCTGTTTTTTTTGATTAATATCTGTCATAATCGGATGCCAGTCTGAAATTTTCGTAATCATAATATTGTTCCTAAATATTTTTGCTATTATAGAATAGCAGACTGTTAGGCGAAAGTCAAGTCAAAAGAAAAGGCTCCGAAGAGCCTTTTCTGTATTTGTATTCTCAACTTATTAGCTGAATGATACGTTACCGTTAGTAATAGCAACCTGACCAAGATAGTCAGCAGCGTTACCAAGCGATGATGCTGTGTTGTTCAACTCAACATAACCATAACGTGTCATAAATGACACAACTGGTTCGAATGTTGACGGATCAAGCACTGTACCGGAGCTCATTAGTGGGATATATGGGCAGTAGAACGCTGGCGCGTCGCTTTCTGTTGATCCTTTATAACCAATAAGAACACCTGTAGCGTCTGATGCATATGTGTCAACATATACGCGCATTGCGTTGTTAAGTGTACCAGCAAACTTTGTATTTGTTGGTGCTTCGAACGAACCTTCTGTAGTACGAGCAAATGCCGAAGTAGTTGCTGACTGTAGAATTGTAAGTGCAAATGGGCTAACAACTGCGTAGTTGCCTGCGCCACGACGTGTACGCTGAGCGATGATGTTTGATACACGGTTGATTTGAACAGCTAGAGCAGCGTGTTCGTCACCAACGAATGTAGCAGTACCAGATACCGCAGCTTGGTCGTATGTTTCAGAAGCAGCACCTGCAAGCGAACGAAGTGAAGATAGTACTTCACGGTCAATCTCTGCTGTGATTTCCTGTGCAAGAGCAGCCATTACTTCTGCTTCTACGTCGATACCGTGCTGTGACTGAGCATCTTGTGCAGATTCAAAAGTCCAACGTGCTGATAGCTTACGAGTTTTAGCTTCAACAGTCTGCTTTAGGATCTGGATGTTCATACGGTTACCAGCTAGGCCTTCTAGAGACGCAGTTGGTGCAGCCTTATCATCAGCAGCGTTACCGGAGTAACCTTCTGCAATCTTGAATGGGCTTAGTGCCTCTTCGCCAGCAGTAGTATCAGTACCGCCTGTGCTGTTAAACGAATCCGCATAACGTACACGTAGCGTGTGGATCTGACCCACAGGACCTGTCATTGGCTGAACACCAACAAGTTCGTTTGCAATCACAGTCGGCATTACACGACGGATGACTGGAAGAATAACACGGTTAAGTGTTGCGATGTTGCCTGCGCTTGTAGCGCCTGCTGTTGCTGTTTCTGCAAGATAATTACGAGTGTTCTCAAGTGTTGTTGCCATAACGGATTTTTTAGTTCCGTGTAGACCTTCAAGTAGAGCACCCTTAGTTTCCTGCCAGCGGCTTTCTAGTAGTTCTGACATTATGATCTCCTTATTTCAATCCAGCAAGTCTACGTAAATCAACTACGTTCTCATTGCTTGTACTACTGGTTTTATTTGTGTTTTCGCGATTGCCTGTGATAGATGTGCCTTCATTTAGTTGTGCCTTTTGCTTGGCCGGAGTGCTCTTACCTTCGTTTAGAACGGATGGCAAGTATCTGTCAAACGAAGCACGAAGCTTCACTGTTTGAACTGATTCCAGTAAGTCTGTCATAATTTCGCGCTGTGACTTTGAAAGAGGTGATACTAGTTCATTGATAGTGTCCTTGCGGCTTTGACTTTCAACTAATAGTGTCTTTTCTTTCGCTGCGCTTTCAGCGAGTAATTTTGCTTTTGAAGCGAATGTTTTTGCTTCTGCAATCTGCTTATTCTTGGTGTTAATAACCTTAAGTAGTTGTGCAGTTTCTGACTTCTCGTTTAAGTAACTAGAAGTATATTCGTTAGCAAACGCTTCAAATATTTTACGACCGAAGTCGTTCTTTCGTGCAAGCTCGATGTCTTCCTTAAGCTGTGTCATTTCACGGTTAAGTGATTTTGAAACAGTTTCGGAAACAAGCGTTGCGCTTCTTTCAACAAATGCCTTTTTGACTTTGTTGAAGTGTGCTTTACCCTCGCGGATTAAGCGAACCTTAGTTTCTGCTAGGTCCTGTTTGTCCTCCATAAACTCATTGATTTCTTTAGCCAGTGACTCGATAATGAATTCTTCAAGTTTAGCAAAATTTTGAGCCATCAATTTTTGGTCCTCGTGGAGGTCCTTGATTTCTTCAGATAGTTGCTTAGTAATAAACTTGTTAACAAGCGCTGCGTTCTCACGCATTGCTACTGCATACTTTGCTTTTGCTTCTGCAAGTTGATTACGATCATCCTTAAGTTCTGCCATCTCTTCAGTTAGGCGTTCCTCAAGCATTGATTCAATGGCCTCAACCATTGTGCTCTTGTCGTGTTCATACTTTTTTGCAAATTCTTCGCGAAGTTCTGCTGTTGCTTGTAAGCGATTTTCTTTAATTTTCGCGTTCCAAGCTTCTTCAATATCAGTTCTGATCTCTTCAGAAACCACATTGTTTTCAAATAGAGTTTTTAGTGCATCCAACATGTTTTCTCTCCTTTCATTGGAGACCCTTGATCAAGTTGATCAACGATTCTTTGAGATACTTTTGTGCCTTAGGGTCTTCTTTAGTTGCCTGTGCTAGTGTATATGCCTGATACCCACCTCGAGTGTTCATTAAGTGCTCATAAATCGGAGTGGGGTATGCACCCGGAGCGCTTGGTTGTGCGACGACGTCCACGGTGATGATCTCAAAATCTGAAACCTCACCGCTTCCGTCCTCTTTAACATTGCCACTACCGCGTGATGAAACTCCTAGCTTAACTCCGCTTTCAAACATTGTTGAAACTAGTTTTCCCATTGGTGTCGGTAGTATCTTCAGTTTACCGTAACCGTTTGCTCCATCCATCCACATTTCTGTGATCATATGAGACACTCGGTCTAGGTTTATATTAAGGCCATCTGGATGATCAACTTCCCCGAGGACTGAATAACCTCCAGTAACTTGGTCGTTAAGAGTTTTGACAGCCCTGCCAATCTCATTCACAGGGTACACACGTTGGTTTGCATTACGCACACCACCTTGGATACAAATACCTTTAAGGTATAGATCCTTGCCGCCCTTTGCGTTATCAGCAGACTCAACAACCAAATTAGCTTGGTCCATCGTCAATGTCTCTCGTAAAAAGTTCATCTATTGATCGCCTTACTTCTTGCTACCGATAAGTGATTTCTTATCAGGAGCAGTTTCAGCAGCGCCCTTCTTTTCAGTTCCGTGGCCCTTAGGCATTGGCTTCATAGATTTTGCTGCTTTACCGCCTGGCACATTTACATTACCATGCGAATCTTCTTTTTTGTTTTGGTCATTAAGAGCTGCGCCTTTAATGTTACCTTTGTTTGCTTCAACACCTGCTTCGGTACCAGATTGATTAATGTTCGACGCAGTGCCGCCCATGTCATTCTTGCCTGCTACTGACGACTTAGTGTTAGCACCAGGTGCTTCACTCTTTAGTTCGCCGTTGTGATCAAGTCCGCCGCCTTTGCCGACTTTTTCTACATACTCACGCATTGTTTCTGACGCTGACTTCTGATGTTCGTCGACTTCTTCGTCTTCGTCTTCATCTTCGAATGCAAAGTTTTCGTAACCTTCTTCAGTTTCGTCTTCGTCGCCTTCTTCGTCACCCATGTCCATGCCATCTTCGTCGTCGCTGTCCATGTCCATTTCGTCTTCGTCGTCGCCGCCGCCCATGATTTTGTCAAATTCAGCTTTTAGATCTTCTAATGCATCCTCAAGGTCTTCAACACGATCTTCAACATCGTCTTCTTCACCTTCGTCTTCGTCGTCACCGCCGAATGGATCATCTTCACCTTCTTCGTCGTCATCGTTACCGAATTCAACGTCGCCCATCATGTCGTCTGCAGGATCTGCTTCAACTTCAAACTCGTCTAAATCAAAACCTTCGTCAAGATCTTCGTCGTCTTCGTCTACTTCTTCATCATCTGCTTCGTCAACTTCTTCGTCGTCGTCTGACTCGTCAACTTCTTCATCAGTTGCTTCGTCAACTTCTTCGTCATCTGCTAGATCGTCTTCTAGGATGGTTTCATAAATTGTACGCGACTGTTCTACAACAATCTCGTGGAATAGCTCTTCTGCTCCCTTGCGGTCTTCCGCAATAAGAAGTTCAAGCATTCTTTCAAACTTTTTCTTATCTGCCATTTTTAAATCTCCTGTAAATGGGGTTAATACCTTTAGCAAGGCTGTCAACTAATACTTATAGAGATTTAGATAAAGGGGTGGGAAACGGTGCCAAAACAGCCCATTTTTGTATTTCACCGTGAAATGTTAAATTGTTTCATGAATTTTTCGACAGTAATGTGTTCTACATTGCTTAATCGTAATAACTCAGGAGGAACAAAGTCATTTGGTCTTATTACTCTTATATATCTCGTTTTGTTATTTTTTTCAACAGTGATCGCAGTTTGTCGAAGCCAATTTCCATAATAAGTTGCACGATCTTTAGATCTCTTATAGTTTTTTGTGTCTGCAAACATATTATTAATTTTATCTTGGAGACCTTTGTAGTCAAACCCGAGAATATATATTTCTTGAAAGCCATGTCGTGATGCCATATCAAGTGCAGTAGGTCCTGAACTCCATCCTTTAGGAGGATCAAAGAAGTTTAAATTTTTTATGCTACTGTATACTTTGTTTGGGTTTGTCCAAACTTGATTATTCATTTGATAACCGCTTTGTGCTATCTCTAAAACCATTTTAGTGTCAACTGCTACTAAAAAATCAGGATTAAAGTCTCTATACACTGCATTACAGGCATATACTGTGCCGCGTTCCTTTAAATCAGGCAAAGGAACGTGCTCTCTTGAAGTACCATTACCTAAAACAAATGCAATAGGTGCGTTACTATTAGCATTTGTTTTAGGTTTTGATGTTGTGTCTATTTTAGGGTGTTGTGCGTTTTCTTTTCTTCGCTCTGCACGTATGCGATGCCATTCCTCTTTGGTATAGAGGCGTTTGTCTACCTTAGTCATGTTAGATAGCTTCTTCAGCCGGTGGCGCTCCGTACATTTGACGAACAAAAACTAAATCTTTTTCAGATTCTTCTTGATGTAGTTCGTTTGCTTTGCGAATCTTGTTGATAGCGCGTAAAGTTAGCTTTGTTTTACGAGTATCATCGTATTGCATTGGAGATTCGTCATCTCTCGGGCTATAAAGCTTGCTGTCAGTGTTTTCCATTGACTCTTTATCAAAATAAAATAGTTCACGTAGTAATGGCATATTGTATTTACCTTAAATATTTATTTCAGAGCTGCCTGGTGCTGCGCCAGTACCTTGAGCTGGATCAGTTGCTGACGTCGGACCTTCGCCCATTCCTGCTTCCATGCCCGTTTCGTCACCTTCTAGTTCTGCATCAAGTCCGCCCATATCGCCTTCGAGACCGGCACCAGTAACTCCGGCACCGCGCATTTCTGCATCAGTGTCTGTTGGCATTGCGTCAAGCAAGTCGTCATTTTCTTCTTTCCAAAGACGTTCGTTCTCTGCAACTTCTTCGTCTGTTAAGCCTAAGTAACGTTTCATAGCAAATCTATTTGAAATAAACGGAACAGCCATCATTTGTGTAAATGTTGGGATTCTTGCGTTATCTAATTCACTTTGTCTGTATGCTGCAAAGTTCTGCGGCGGTTGGAATTGCAGTCCGAACATTGATGTATCAACGTTTAACCCTTTTTCTAACAAGTAACGCTTAAATTCTGTGTCGATTGCTTCTGTGAGCAAACTTTGTAGTCTCTCACAATAAGTGTTAAAGCGTAATTCTTGAATATATGCTGTACCAACACGACCATCGTTGTATTGTGCTGCCGAGTCGTCTGCACCTGTTGGCAAGTACGACGAAGGAATGCGCAAACCACGGACCATTTTATTAGTAAAGTAACGCAAGTCGTCAATCTCACCAAGGTTTGTACCGCCTGGAAGCGTTTCAACCTTTGATCCGCGTCCTTCAGCAGTTTGCGGGAAAAAGTAATCTTCATTAATTGACAACGGATTATAAGAACTGTCAATAACACTCTGGCCGCCGCCAGTCTGACTGGGTATACGTCGTTGGTGTATTTCGTTTTTTACGCGCTCAACGAAGCTCATAGCCATGTGGGTTGGCATGTTACCTACATCAACGTAAAAGACTCTACGTTCAGGCGCACGTTGTACACGATAAATGATGATCGCATCTTCTAGCAATTCTTTCTGCTTGTATACTTTAAATACAGTCTCTAGCAATGAATTTCCAAAAGGAAAATTCTTATCTAGGCCTTCACTTAGTGACAGGTGCACAATATGCTTTGCATCAATTGAAATTTCACCGTCTTCTACTTGGAAACGCGAACCAGTGCTGCCTGCACCTGGCGATCCGGTCATTTGACGATTGTTCGGTTGTTGGAAACCGCCGGCTGAGCCGCCACCTGTTACGCCGCCTGTTGTTTGAATTGGGTTTGTAGCTACCATATGTTTAAAATTAAGGTTAACGTCCTTGATAACATATTGTTCTGCTTCTTTGCCTTCGCTTTCGTTGACAATAATGCGTACTACGTTGCCCGGATCAATGTGAAACCACTTTTTTGTTTGTGGATCACGAAGGAAAAAGGCGTCACCGTTCTTAAACACATTCCTTACAATACGGAACATACGTGTTTCGAACTTTTGAAGCTTGCACCATTGCTTAAGGTATTGGTTGATTACTGTTGTTTCTGACTGAGTTGCTTTTTTGTAAAAATCAAGCATAAATGGAGTATTATTCGCTTCGTTCTTTTGTGTACAGAACTCTGCAAGGATATCAAGTGCAGCATTTACTTCTGAATCCATATCCATTGAATTATATTGACCGTATCTGTCAACGCGGTTTGGAGCACCGACATAAATGTCTGGCAGGTAAGAGGAATAATTAGTTCTTGCCGGTCCGGCACCAAGGCGACCGCGTCCGCTTCCACTAATCGGACCATAGTTGCTACCTTGTGTTCCGTCTGTGTTAACGGGGGTAAAATGTTTACGCCATGACATATATTATATTTCTCCTCGAACCTTTTTAAGTCCGTCTATTATTTGTGTGTTTTGTGTTTGATTCTTTTCAAGCAAACCAACAACTCGCATCATTGTTGTATTTAAGCGTTTTACTTCGTCATTAGAGCCTGAGCTGGACCCTGCAGTAAGTCCTTCGAGTAATTGGCCTGCGTCTGCCCGTTTGTTACCAAAGAATCCATTGTTATCTTGCGCTAATTCGTCATTTAAGTTATCAAGCGACTGCCTAAGTTCATCTATTGCTTCTCTAAATGTGTCAATAGGTGATGCATCTAAGTTAAATTCTAATTGTTGCAAATCTTTCATTTGATCTGTTAATAGTGATAGATTTTTCGAATCTACGTTTCCTAAATTAGATAACGAAGTTGCTAAGTTTTCAAGATTTGATTCGCCTGACAGCAGATTTAAAATTCCGCTACCTGCAAGTTTAGTAAGTCCGAGACTTAAAGGACCTAATGATTCAGAAGCTTCATTAATTTTTTTTGAGTCAAGATTGGATATGTTTGTTAAACCGGTACTAATTTTTACAATCGAATCTGCAACTTTGCTAAAGCCGGTTGCGGCTTTATCAAACGACCACGCAGATCCTGTTAAGAATGCTGTAAGTAGACCAACACCGATAGCAATAGGACCGCCCGCAAGACCAAAGCCTGCTAGTACAACACCTAAAGCGCCTAGAGATGCGATAAATCCAACTGAAGATGTACCGAGAAATTTTGCCCAATCTTTAGCATTGTCTATGTTAGGAAGAAAGTCTCCTAAAATACCCGAACTAGCAGCTACTAGTTCCGGAGGCATAGGGCGGCTTCCGTCGTCTGGACCATAATTAATAGTATTTTCTCGTTGCTGCCCAACGGTTCCGAAGAGCATACCTTTCATGCCATCGATAAGAATATTTTTAATTTCTCCTAACCAATGTGTGATTGCATCTTTTAATCCTAAGGTGTTAATGTCGTCGGATATCATATTAACAAAGTCAGTAATAACTTTGCTAAATTCTTTAATTCCTCCAACAACTTTTTCTGATCCTAATAGTTCGCCAAATCGCACCAAGGACGGTCCGATAATTTTACTTAAAGGTAGTATAATTTTTTCTTCAATAGTCTCTTTAATGCCTCTAATAACTTGATAAAAATCATTTAATCCAGTAACTACTTTGTCTCTTTTCTTTTGTTCTTCTACTGCGGCATTGTAGTCGTTTTCAAACTTATCTCTTAAGAATCTTCCAGATTCGTCTAGATATTTCTCGTAACTCATTCCACCTTGACTCATATTTTCAAGTATTTGAGCCGACACACCATCCATGCCGCTTGCTGCTGCTCTTAAAATAGTATCAAAATTATCGCCTGCTTTTGCTCTTGCTTCTACATAGTCTGCTAAACGAGTAGTCTGTGTGCTATTCCATTTATCTAATCCGACCGAAGTGTTTAGTGCTGTCTTTAAGTTGTCTCTTATTAGCATAGCATTTTCACTTTGTGTTGCAAAGAATATCTGCAACGCTTGAGTTAACGGAGGCATGCCAAGAAATTCAGTTTTAAGTGCATCTACAGCAATTTGTCCACCGGACGCTAACGTGTCAGCTAACAAGAGGTGCATCTTGTCTTGTTCTCGAATATTTAACGTTGCCATTTTTCTCTGGAATGCAATATCCATGCTTGCGTTTGCGAGCTTATCTCTTTGAGATTTAATGTCTTCGCCTGACAATTTAGCAAGAAGCATTAGATTTTTGGCATATCCGGCTGCTGATTCTGCTAATTCTGCTGTTTGTCTTTTGTTAGCTCTAGCACCAGCTCTGTTTAAGTACATATAATCAACTAAGGTTTCGTTAATTTCTTCAAATGTTAATCCCATTCCCATAAGCTGATCTCTAAAATCATTACCTAAGGCATTGTTTAATTTTCCAATCATCAATGCACCTTTTGTAACAGTGCCGCCGTATGCTACTAATCTATCGGTGTTTGTTGCAACTAATTCTGCAAACGAATCTAATGAAACTCTAGCTTGAGCTGCCGAAATTCTTAAAGTTGTTAACGTGTTATTAAAACCGGCACCTGTCGTAGCAAGAGACTGGAATGTTGTTAATGTGTTTTCAAATATGCTTATAACACTGCTTAAAATTCCACCAGCAAAAGGAATCAGCGCAGCAAAATCAGCAAGCTTGCCTTCACCGTCAGCAAACGCCGTAACTAAATTACCAAAAACATCTATAGTAAAGTTAATTGTTCCAATAAGCCCGTTGTAAATAGTTGAGATTAATCCGCCGGTTGCTCTTCCAAATTTTGCAACAGCAGAAGTTGCTTCTTCTACTTCATTACCAAATTCATCAAGAACTTTTGTTCCTTCTTTTTTAGCCTTGTTGTATTGCTCTTGAACTTTTGCACTGTTGACATCAGTTCCATTCTTCTTTTGCATTTCTACAAGAAGCTTTCGCAGAGTGGCTTCAGCAGCAGGACCGCCGTCTACGCCTACAATTTCTACTTCTTCTGCCAAGATCTATTCTCCATTTAACTACGCATATAAATACAGATGGTATATACTAGAAGTATTTATCGAAGGGAAACTATGGAAAAACAAGATGCAACAGTTAATCAGAATCCGCTGCACAAATATTTTAGACAGCCGAAGCTATATGTTAGCTTGCCGAGCAACGGACGCTTCTATCCAGAAGGTGCATTAGAAACAACCGAAAGTGGTGAATATCCTGTATATTCTATGACAGCAAGAGACGAATTAACTTTTAAAACTCCTGATGCATTGCTTAACGGGCAAGCAACAGTAGATGTTATACAAAGCTGTTTTCCAAATATCAAAGATGCATGGGCAATGCCTAGCATCGACATGGATGCATTAATGATTGCGTTGAGAATTGCAACATATGGCGAGAATTTAGAACTTGAAGTTAAAGTTCCGGGAACAGATATCGAAAAGACATTTAGTTTAGATCTAAGAATTTTACTCGAGCAAGTTAGCAGTCACACATATGTAGATAGCATAAACTATCAAGGAATGAAGATTAATATTCGTCCGCTTTCGTATAGAGAATTTACAAAGACTGCACTTAAGACTTTTGAAGAGCAACGCATACTTTCGTTAGTAAACGATGAGAAAATGGACGAAAGCGAAAAACTACAGCGTTTTGCTACTTCATTTAAAAAGCTAACTGACATTACTGTAGTCACAGTTACACAAGGTATTGCTAGCATCGAAGTAGACGGACAAACCGTTAGTGATCAAAACTTTTTACAAGAATTTGTAGCAAACGCTGACAAAGATTTGTACGGCGCTATTATAGATCATCTCGAACATCAACGAGATCTTCACACCATTAAACCAATGAAGGTTATAACAACCGAAGAAGAGCGAGAAGCAGGTGCTCCAGATGAATATGAGGTGCCAATCAGCTTTGATGCATCAAATTTTTTCGGAGCAAAATCCTAACTTGGTCTGTTGAACAGATTTTGCAAGAAGTTGATAATTTAGACAAACAGACCAAGCAGCTTAAACATGACCTCTACAAGCTGTCTTGGTTTATGCGCGGTGCAGTATCTGTCGACGAAGCGTTTGCTATGGGTCCAGAAGACCGAGAAATCATAGGAAAAATTGTTGAAGAAAATCTCGAGACTACAAAGAAGTCAGGACTCAGTTTCTTTTAATCTCCTGGAAGTATTCTTACGCCAGTTATGCCTGCTTTTCTTAAAATCTTAACTGCCTTTTGCACGTTAGGATCATCCATTGGTTCTTTTGAAACAGACTTAGGAATCTTTTTCGAACCGGATTTTTTAGTACCTCCAGCCAAACCATTAGGCCCATCTGGATCTTCAAAAGACTTTTGAACTAGCATAGTTGCTATTTTTTGTAACTGCTTCTTGTCAACAGGAGTATTAGGATCTACTGCTTCGTGCACAATTGATTCATTGCCAACTTTTCCATAAGCTGAAAGTTTTTGACTCTTGTCAAAGTTTTTATCTACAATATTATTTCTACGAGATTTAAATTGAGGTTGTTCTGGTTGATTTCTTGATGACTTAAATTTCGGAGCACCGCGACTTGATTTAAATTTGCCTGCACCTCTTGACGATTTAAAAGCAGGATCTGTAGCATCACCATCACCAGACGAAGCAGCATTACCACTAAACTCATTTGCAACAACACCAGCTACATCAGGATCTTTAAGGAACTTAGCGTAATGAGGTGTGTTCTTTAGGAAAGCACCAAGCTTTCCATAAGTCAATTCTTTAGTATTAGTTTTACCCATCATCATATAGATGTGCTTAGTCATAAGTTTAACTTTGTCAGCTACTTCTTGCTTGCCTTTTTTCATTGCTTTTTGTCTAGCAGTAAATGCAGGCATGCCAATCTCATTCAGTTCATTAACTTTCATTCGTTCAAATCCTTAATCATCAAAAGTATTTATGTCAGATGCACTATTCGTGATTAGGCATTTAAGACTATTAAGGTATACAAGCAATTATGTTAGATGTACTACGTACATCTGTATTTCGCTATCGCTCAATACATAATTTCTTTTCTTTAAACTACTCTATACAAACAGTTAATACTTTACTTGTACAAACCTAACGTAGTTATTACGCGATGCGTAATAACGAAGTGATATATTCATGTAGATCGTTTTGGTCAGACGGAACCTGTTACGGTCCCGCCCCTCTCAAAAAACTTCATGTGAGTCTTATTCAGCCGAGATACGGAAATAGGTATTTGTTTATACACAAAGTTCAATGGGCTCTGACCTTTCCCAACCTACGTCGACATACAATGTCAGCAGTTATTTTTATTTGAATATGTTTATTTCTAATCACATTCAGATAGTAATAACTACTAACACTGCTTCCCTCGCTTCGTTCCTGATGCTAAAGGGTTTTTATGAACTGTGTTTGTGTTTCTCAATTGCCAACAATCAATCTATACCAACGGAGACCCCAAGTTTGTAGATAGGTCCATCAGTATGTACGTGTGCTTCTATACGAGAGCTTTTTCCACGGCGGTATTTCTAATCTGGCCCGCTAACCTTATGTGTTGGATTGTTTTGCCTAAGGTTTATAGTTTGATTTCGCCTGAATGATATCTTCTAAGTAGCTCTTTGTTTGCAGCATATTTTATATGTTTAGATTTTAAATTTAATCCAGCCCATACCAAATATTTTTCGCTTAGTTTAGATATCTTAGTGCCTGTATGTTTGCCAGTAGGCCAAATGCCTTCTTCTAACAGTTTGTGTTGTGTTGTTACATTAGCTTTAAATTTAAAGTACTTGTCGGAATTTGCATTTGATTCGTGTAATTGTGAACTAATAAGTTCACTTTTAATAGTATCAGATCGTGCCTTTGTCCAATTTAGTTTTCGTGCCATGTTCTAACAGCGCCTTTTTTAATTTATTGCTCCCGCCTACTCTTACATTAATAATACCGTTATAGTAATCATCAGATTCGAGTACTCGTCTATCAAACTGTTCTCTTGCCTCTATGTAGGACATTTCGCCCCTGCCTTTACAAAAATATAAAATTTCTCTAGTAAATTTGTCTGTGCCTATCGCAGCAACATCAGCTAGTAGATTATCCGAAGATCCCCAATAGGTTCTCCAATCACTTTCTTTTGTTCCGCGCCTTTTGTTTTTTCTGCCTTTAAGTGGTGGTTTGGTTGTTTTAAATCGAGCCAATTTTTTGCCTATGTACTTACGTTGATTTGTAAGATTTGTTATCAAATAAACAAAGCCTTCGCATCCCTCCGGAAGCTCATTAACTACGTCTCCTTGGTAAGTCCATTGCATGTAGATAGTTATGCAATGCTATTATTCCTTCTTCTTATTTCTGGCCTTTTCTTTGTATTGCCTGTGGTCGTTTGTAATTTCTTTTCTTCGTATTCTTACAAGGTGTGAAATCTTTGTAAGTGATTTTCTTGCGTGGATTGCAGTACGATGGCTACGGCGCCGCTTGTACTGTTCTATCTTTGTAAAGTAATCAAGATAAGCTTGTACAAGCAGATCGTGTGTCTCTGTGTCAATTAAGTCATCAAAGTTGTCATCGTCTTCAATCATTTAATATTTCAACATCGTTTTCATAAGAAGTATAACCTCCTTCTTTAATAACTTTGAGCACGTTGTTAACACGTCCTACGAGTTCGTCTTTGTGAGAGATAAGATAAACGTTCTTGCCGCCTTCTCTTCCCATCTTCTTTAGAATAGTCAAACAGTTATCAACTCCGGCAGCGTCTAATCCATTGTCAATTAATTCGTCAATAAACAGAAGATTGATTTTTTGATACAAGCTTTCCCAGACATCACGAAACGCCCAACTCATACCTAAAATAAGTCTGTTTCTTTCGCCTCTACTTAGATTGTCAAAATCAAGATCTTGTCCTAGCTGAGTAATCTCAATTGATAGATCGTTTTGAAATTTAACCAAATGTGGCAATCCTGTCTTTGCAAGATAGTATGTTAGTCTGCTGTTTAGATATGTTAAATTCTGATCAATGATCTTCTTTCTAATAAATGAATCTTTATTAGTTAACAGCTTGAGCAAAAACTCTTGATGGTCTTTGTAGTTGATTAAAGTGTTTACTGTGTCCCATTTGATTTCTTGTATTGCAGAATTTTCAAGTTCATAGATCTGCGAAGCATATGGATCTTCTTCACTTTTCTTGTCATCTAGTGCGTTCATGATAGCAATTAAATTATTCTGATGTTCGTATGCTTGTTTTGCTGATTCGTAAAAAGTAGTAGGACGTCCGTTAATGTCACCAATCTCTGCAAGCTTCTTAACAGTTGCTTGCAACTTAGTATCAACTTCGGTTTGATATGCAAATGCGTCGGTCAATTCCGTTGTTTTCTTTTCTAGAATTTCTTGCTTTTTATCTTCGTGAAGGGCTTGTCCACAAGTATAACAAGTAGCAGCAGTATCAAGTTCGTTGAGCGCTTTTTGAATCTTATCAACAGAACGATCAGCTTGCGAAATAGCACTTTCTAATGTGCCTTTTTCCTTTTGCAAATTACGTATCTTGTCATTATGTTCGGACCACTTAGCAAGTAGTTCGTGATCTGATAGCTCTTTTTCGATATCAAGTTGCTCGAGCTCTTTTAAAGAATTTTCAAGTTTAGTGATAGTTTCACTTTGTTTTTGTGACCATGCACTTTGACGCAATTTTGTCGATTGAATAGTTTCTTGAATACGTTTGTTGCTTGATTCTGTTGCATTGATTTTTGCAGTTTCTTCAGTAATAGAATCCTTAACATCACGAACCTGTTGCTTTAGCATCTCTGCTTTTTGTGACAACAAAGTAATACCAAGAAGCTGTTCGATAATAGCTCTTTGGTCATTTGTTCGCATTGACAAGAAAGGTTCTGTATATGTGTTTAGCGCAACAATGTGTTTAAACATATCATGCGACATGCCTAACAATACGTTAATATCATTTTGAGTTTGTCTTGAATCACCTTGACTTTCGTCTTCAACAACTTCTTCTTCGTTGATGAAAAACTTCAAAATATTAGGAGATCTACCTCGTTCGACACGATACTTTACGTTGTCTTTTTCGAAGTTAAGTGTAACTAACATGCCTTTATTATTCGTCTTATTAATCAAGTTATTGCGTTTGATATTAGTAAGAGCCTGTCCGAACAACGCATAAGAAAGCGCATTTATGATGGTTGTTTTTCCTGTACCGTTTCTTGATCCGCTGTCGTCGCCGCCTTGGTCGAGGTTCTCACCAAGCACAAGAGTTAGCTGATCTTTGTCAAAATCAACAGCTTGCGTCTGGTTTCCAACGGACATGAAATTCTTCACGGTCATGTCGCATATTTTAATCATACTTGGTCTAAATCCTTGTAAATACCCAGCAATGTATTAGTATCAAAATTATCTGATTCGATTGCAGTTATCTCCTTAGAGACAATTTGATCGACTGATTCAAACTTTGTAATATCAATATCTGAGTTAATTTCTTCGTCTTGTTTAGACGGAATTAGAACAATTTCTCTACAGTTATAACCGTCAATAAATTGTTCTTTAATAAATGATGCTTCTTCGTAACTAATATCGATATCAAGTGTAACACGTAGATACATCTTGCTTTTAATAATTTCATCTTTTTCGTCAATTAATCTTGACAAGGTAATTGTGCGATATTTAGGACAGTCGGTCCAATTGATAAATTCAGGCGTACCGCCGTGTTCTAAAACCATCATGCCGCGTTCGTCGTCCCAAGCGTCTGCATAATTATGCGGGAAAGCATTTCCGATATAATTAATTTTGCCGTTGGTTTGGCGTTTGTGAAAATGACCTGAAAACACATATTCTTGATTCTCAAAATGTTCTGCTTTTAACTCTCCATGATCGGGCATCTTTACCATAGCATTCATATAGAAGCTAGGAAGTTCAAAATGCCCAAAAAGATACTTTGCTTTAATTTTGCTTATATCTTTCCATTCGTCGCCTACAAGCCACGGAACTAGTGCAACATCGTCTTCGACAAAGGTTTTGTCAACAACTGTAATTCCGGGAATGTGTCTTGCAAACTGTGTGCTTTTAACATCACGTTTGTCTTTGTAATACAAATCATGATTGCCGGCAAACATATAAAAATTCTCAAAAGCAGCCCCTAACTTTTCCAAGCAACGAATTGTTGTATCCATTGTTGTTAAATTAAGGGCGTTTCTATTGTGATGCCAGTCGCCGCAAAATATACCTGTCTCGCAACCGCGTGACTTAGCTTCGCTGATATACCAATCAACAAAGTCTTCACAATCATGATTGTGTGTTCGAGAGTTAGATTTTAGCCCGCAGTGCAGGTCTGTAAAAACGGCTGCTTTTTTAAACATTTGCTATCCTATTGATTTTATTGTAACTTATCTGCGAAAAAAGTCAAGTCTTTTTCTTTTTCTTTGCTGCATCGTCTGCATTACGTTGCACTGCGTAATCCCATTCGTTTGCATGTTGTCTTGTGTAAGACGGTGACATATCGTTCATTTCGAGAATGTCGTCACGAACCATTTGATTGCGTTTTTCTATGTTGATTACACGAACAAAACTGTTTGTAACTGCGGCTGTGTAATAAGCAAATGGGTTGTTTGATTTAGATTCATCAAATTGTAATCCAATCTGTGAAAGCTGTAAAATAGCTTGTCCGCGCATTTCGTCATTGTATGTATAACCACGAACGTTGCCACGGGTAGCATACCGATCACAAAGTTTCATCCACATCATAGCTAATTTATTTGTTGCTCGACCGTGATCCTTTGAAAAGTGTCCGTTCTCCATACCGCCAACCCAGTGGCTTTTTCCGACACAAATTAGTTCATCGTCGTCGTTAAATTTATAATGCTTAAAAGGCGGGAAATTTAGCTTTGTCTTAGTATCAGCTATAGTCTTTGGATTCTTTTTACGTCCTGGTTCTTCGGGGATATGATCAAATGTCATAATTCTAAAAACAAGATCTGTTTTTAGAATAGTTTTGTAATCAATTTCAAACTGTGCAGCTTTTACTTTTTCTCCACGTTCTTTGGCAGCATCGAAACGTTCGGTTGCTAGACGTTTTGCTTGATTGCGCTTTGCTTCTGCAATAGTTCGAATATTAATTTTATCAATGTCTAATAAAATGATATCAAATTGATGATCGTTTTGACTATCGACGTAGCTGCAATATGTACCTTTTGACTTGTGTATTTCTTTTAAAATATCTTTGTTGTTTAAATAATTCTTAGGTCTCATTAGAACTCCTCTGTTACTATTATAATGTACGTAGTTATTTTTGTCAACTAAATACGTACACAGGAGAAAAAGAAAATGTCCCTTATTCCAGGAATTATAAGCTCGGTTAAAAAAGGCATCGTTGACGATATAGTTGGCGGTATTAGATCGTCGTCGAAGTCGGCACAAATTGCAATAGATGCAATACAAAATCCTGCCACGTTTATGTCAACGATACGATCAGCTAATCTTCCAACAGGTGGCGAACCAACCCAGCGGTCATTAACTAGTGCAACTGTTGTTTCACAAGGACCTAAAGATTGGCGAATTAGTTTATCCGTACCGTCATTAGATGGATTTAACAGTCCTATTTTATCACCATTGGTTGAAACTGGAAATAGAATGATTTTTCCTTATACTCCTACAGTTGTACTTAGTCATACTGCAAACTACACTAGCACAAGTCCAACACATACTAATTACGCTTTTCAAAGTTATGTTAGCAGCCAGGCAGATATAATTACATTAACTGGTGAATTTACAGTAGAAAATGCAAAAGAAGCTCAGTATTGGATTGCTGTATTGCATTACTTGCGTTCAGTTACAAAGATGTTTTATGGATCAGATTCAAATGCCGGTGCGCCGCCACCTGTTGTAAAATTAAATGGATATGGCGATTATGTGTTTAACAACGTTCCGGTTGTAGTTACTGCATTTACAGTTGATTTGCAACCTAACGTTGATTACATAGAAGCAAGTATTGGCGGTAACGGCGAAGGCTTACAAAATGGCGATTCTACTACTCGTGTACCGGCGCAGAGTGTTTTCTCAGTATCAGTTCAACCAATATATTCAAGAAAAACAACAGCGCAATTTAACCTTACAGATTTTGTCGCAGGGAAATATGTCGAAAATGGTAAAGGATTTATCTAATGGCAGATTATCAAAAAACTAGTCCGTGGGCAGATACAAAAACAATAATCGGACCGTATCTTGATATATTAAAGATACGTCCTATTCCTGCAGAACCAGATGACTTTTTATACGAAATTGAATCGCAATATAATTTACGTCCCGATCTGCTATCGTACGATTTGTACGGTACTCCGAAATTATGGTGGGTATTTGCACAACGCAACATGGATATTATAAAAGATCCTATATTTGATATGACGCCAGGAACAAAAATTTATATACCGAAATCGAGTAAATTAAAGACAAGGTTAGGATTTTAATGTCATTTTTTTCGCTGTCTAAATTTATTTCTGAAAAGACGAAATCGTTATCTAGCTTTGCAGATAGATCTCTGCCGGGGATATTTGGCGATGCTGCGTCTAACATAGTAAATGGGTTTGGACAAGATTTAGCAGGTCAAGTTAAAAAGTTTGATAATTTTCTTAATTTTGGATCAAGCCAGACATTAGCGTCAATTTTATCTGATCCAATTAGCGCAATATCAGCTTTTGCGTTTAGTGGATTTCCTGGATTAATTGATCCTTCGACTGGATTAGACGAAGGCCCGGGATCTTTACGACCAAACACTTTACACGAATATTCGTCATTTAATACAATATTTACTCTTGCAGCATTAACTGCCGACGAACATAATTTTCCAGATAATTCTTATAGAGTTAATGGACCTGAAAATGTAATTCTAAAATCAGGCGGCGGCGGCAAAGATAAAGTTCTTACTCCTTTTGAATCAAAAGGTAGAGTAGAGTATTATATAGATGATGTAGAAATTGAAGGTCTAGTTGCACCAAGCGATGTTAATGGAATAGCAACAGCAATCAGTCTTAAATTTACAATTTTTGAACCATATAGCTTAGGCATGTTTTTGCAAACAATTAAAATAGCATGTAATCAAGCCGGATTTGTAAATAATCATGTCGGTGCTCCTATGTTATTAGGTATGGACTTTATTGGATGGGATGCCGATGGTAACTCTTTTACCGCAGAAAATTCTTCTCGTATGATTCCTTTTCTAATTACTGATATGAGCGTAACTGTAAATGAAAGCGGTTCGCAATACTTTGTTTCAGGAGTTGCGTCTAACGGTGAAGCTATGTTTGATGAAATCCAGTCAACTAAAAACGATCTGTCAATTACAGGAAAAGATGTAATTGAGATATTACAAACAGGTCCCGAGTCTCTTGCTACAAAAATTAATGAACGAATGTTACAGCTTGAAAATGATGACACAGTTTCAAAAGCAGATAGAGTAATAATATCAATACCTCAGAATCTATATAGTGATAGATTTGGTAATAAAACAAGTTTCACTCAAGATAACAGCAATAGTGCATCTCAAGAAATTAAAACAAACGTCTTGGCAAAAAAAGGCTCTGGCAGAGAATTAGCAAACTCCGGAGAGATAAACGAAGCAATAGCCAATGGCAGTTTTTTAAATTTTGACGGCGTTGGTCCTATACAAGTAGGCTCGAGTCCTTTGTCGTCAGTTAATGATGCTGGATTTAATCAACAAAAAACAGATACAAGCACATTGTATGTTTCAGGAAGTACTAGCGACGTAATAAGCACTATAGAAAGTGATGCAAAGACAAATGTTAGTTATCTTGGAAAATTTAAGTTAACGGAAGATTTTAAAGACAGCGGCAATGTTCCTTTTGCCTTGCCGTCGGTGGTGCACGATGCTGCTACGAATACAAATATTAGATTTGAAGCAAATTTCCAAATAAGTGAAGACAAAAGAAAATTTACATTTACTGCCGGAACAAAGATAGAGACAATAATTCAAAACATAATACTGTTTAGTGATTACCATAAACAATTAATGGATCAGATAGAAAATCCTCCTGAAAATGGAATGATTGATTGGTTTAGAATCGAAACCTGCGTGTATTATATTAACGATCCTAAAGAAGTTAAACGTAGCGGAAAATATCCAAGAGTGTATGTATACCGTGTTGTTCCGTATCAAATTTCTCATTCTAAACTAAAATCTCCAACCGCTGCTACTAAAGGTCTAGCAACTTTAAAAGCAAATGCAGTAAAGCAATACCAATATATCTACACAGGTCAAAACAAAGACATTCTTGAATTTAATCTTGAATTTAATTACAGTTACTATCAATCAATGACAGCAGGATATGGCAACACTGTTTCTGGTGAAAGAAAGACTGGTGCAGATAAAGCAGAAATACAAGAAAGTCAAAAAGTAAAAACTGCACAAGCTGGAAATAGCATTCCGGTCGAGGGTGCAGGCAGAATTCAAGAAATAAACAACATAGGCGGAGTTACTGCTGGTATTTCTTCTAAATCGTCAATTCAGCAAGCTGCGCAGGACATACATAATGCATTCTTAAATAGTGTTGAGTTAATTCAATTAGACTTAACTATTCTCGGAGATCCATTTTATATTCCAGACAGCGGAGTTGGAAATTTTATAGAAAAAAACTCTTCAAATTCTAATATAAAGAAAAGTGGTTCGATGAATTATCAAGACGGTGAAGTATTAGTTAATGTAATTTTTAGAACGCCTATTGATTATAATGATGATGGTACTATGGATTTTCTTGGCCAGTCCGGACAGGACAGTGACATAGTAGAAGGTTTTAGCGGATTGTACCGAGTTATTACAGTTACTAATTTAATAAATCAAGGAATGTTTACTCAACGCCTAAGTCTTCTTCGGTATGCTAACCAAACAGAAGGCAAAGGATCAGACACAGCGGCGGTCAGTAAAGGTGATGCTAACACTAGCAGCCCTCTTGATCAGATTATGGCACGGGCAGGAACAAGTGCTCCTCCTTATTATGATTTTTCAAAACCCGGCCCGCAATAATGGATACAAAGGTAACCAGCCGATTTTTCGGATAATAATAGGAAATAATTAATGGCACGATCAGGAAGAAATAAACTAAAAAGATCAGTTTCGGCTCCTACAAAGATGGACCCGGGTCCGTATGAAGCAATTGTTGTTTCAAATCTAGACCCGACGTACATGGGAACATTGCAAGTTGAACTTTTAAAAAGTAACTCGTCAGGGAACGTTCCTGAAAGAACAGGTATGCTTTTTGAAGTAAAGTATCTGTCACCTTTTTACGGAGTAACTTCTCAAGCTGGTCTAAAAGATCAAGCAGGATATGAAAATTCACAATCGTCTTATGGCATGTGGATGGTCCCACCTGACGTAGGTAATAGAGTTCTTGTTCTTTTCGTAGAAGGCAATTCAGGACAAGGATTTTGGTTCGGATGTGTGCAAGATGCATATATGAACTTTATGATGCCTGGTAACGCTGCTACAAAATTAGTTAAAACAGATGACGAAGATTTTCCGAGAGCACTAGACGGCAAAAAACTTCCTGTGTCAGAATACAATAAAACCCGTGTAGGATCACAGACTACTAAAAACCCAACAACGTTCACAAAGCCAGTTCATAAAAGATTTGCTACATCATTAATGGAGCAAGGATTAATCGACGACGATATTCGCGGACCAACTAGTTCGAGTGCTAGACGAGAAGCACCTTCGAGTGTGTTTGGTATTTCCACACCGGGACCGCTTGATAAAACAGGACCAAAAGCGCCATTGGGTCCTTACGATTCTAGAGTAGAACAACCGGTTAGTAGACTAGGCGGATCTAGTTTTGTAATGGACGACGGTGATGACAAATTTGTTAGAAAAGGTCACGCCAAAGATACTCCAATGGAATATGTTAACGTTGAAAACGGAGACACCGGCGGCGATCCAACTTTACCTCACAACGATCTTGTTAGGATTAGAACAAGAACAGGACACCAAATCTTGTTGCACAACACAGAAGACTTAATTTACATTGCTAACTCACGTGGTACAGCATGGTTAGAATTTACATCAAACGGAAAGATTGATATTTACTGTGCGGATAGTATGAGTGTGCACAGCGAAAATGATATCAACTTTACTGCTGATAGAGATATTAACTTAACAGCCGGCGAGCGCATAAACATGAACTCGGGTTCAGGAACAAACCAAGCCACAGGCGGCAAAGTTAGTATTGTTTCTTCTGAGCCTATATCATTTACAACCCCACAAAGCATTGAGTTTAACTCAAATTCTACAGTATCTATTACAGGCAGAGAAGGTGTTAGCATTGTGTCCGAAACAGATGCAGTATCTTTATCATCTGCAAAAAGCTTTTCGTTTGTTACACAAGAGGATATCAGTTTTGCTAGTAAAGGTGCATTTAGAATTGGCGCAGAAGGCGACATGCATATCCGCGCTGGCGCAGAGTTATTGCTAGGAGCTCAAGGCGGAAGAGTGCATATCAGTGCTTCTGACAACGTTCAAATAGAATCACAAGGCGGCGAGATTAACGCTAAGGCAGCTAACGACGTTGTAATTGAGAGTGGCAACGTAGTGAGCTTAAAATCCGCCAATAACATGCTGTTTACTTCAGGAGTCGATACAGTGATGCAATCCGGTGCTAATCTAACTTCTAGCGCAGGCGCTACAGCAACATTCCAAGCTATCGGCGGCGAGGCAAATATCTTTGCAAGCGGAATTGCAAATGTACAAGGTGCAACTGTAGAACTTAATCCGGGCATTAGTGCTGCTGGAGACTTAACAGATGCATTTGAAGCTCTTGGAGCAAGACCTCCAGGGTTGCCTTTAGAAGGAACTGCTAGCTCGAGACCAAATGCAAGTCCTGCTGTTAGCGGTGCCCCGTCTTATAATACAGATACAGGAGGTGCTCAATAATGAACTCAAAAGTAGAAACAAATCTTTCATCAGCAGCAAATGATAAAAATCTGTCATCAAGACCAGACGACGGATCAGGACCACAAGAATTGGCTCCGAAAAGATTAGGACCAGATGACGGTAGTCGATCTGGAAATACTAATAAAGCTACTCAAGATATTTTAGCACAAGTTAGGCAAGTTAATGCAACTACAGATGACGAAACACTTTTAAGCGAAGGTGCTCCTGCAGGATCATCGCCTGCTGAACAAGGATACAGTAGTCCCGGCCAAATGCCTTCTGGTAATTCATCTCCGATGGCAGTAAGAGTTCCGATGCGAGAACCATGGACGCAGCACGAACATCTTAACCCGTTAGCATACACTCCGGAATTTACTAGAGCAGGATTGCAACAGACAGATTCTATTGATACATCAGATTTTGATACTTTTAATAATATTGCTCAATATACCCGTGATGTATTAGGTGGCCAGCCAAGAACATCGTATACAAATAATGGCGGCAGAGTAGATAGTAACGGGTCGTATTCAGAAGGAGTTTACGAAACTGAGACTGTTGAAACTGACCTAGCATTTGAAGATGAAACAGACACTGCAAGAGCGAAACAAGCTTTTGAATTTTTTAAAGGAGTGGGCTTTACAGATGCGCAAGCGGCGGGCATTATAGGAAACTTGCAAGCAGAATCCGGGGTAGAACTTAATGAAAACGCTACAGGCGACAGTGGTGCCGCCCACGGTATTGCACAATGGAATAGAAAATATTCTTTAGATAGAGTAGATAAATTTCTAGAAATAATCGGAACACCGTTAGTTGGATCAAATTTTGAACAACAGTTAGATTATATTAAGTGGGAATTAGAAAATGAAACCGGTGGAAGTACAACTGCAAATAGAAAGATACGGGCTCTTAAGGATCCTGAAAATGGAGATGTGCAAGGAAAATACAAAATAGCTGCCGATAGTGCTATAATTTTTGATCAATACTTTGAACGTTCTTCTGGCGCTCATAGAGAAAAAAGACAACAGCTTGCAGTTTCATTTTTAAACCAGGTCTTAAACAACTTTGAATTTAAAGGCGGCTCGACTACAGTTATTGCACAAGTTGATTCAAAAGGCAGAAGGACCGTTGCAGGTTCCGGTGGCGGCGCGGCGACAGGAGCAGAGGTGCCTGTTATGCCTGGCGGATTTGCTCCCGGATCGGGCGGTGCTCCTAATGTAGTAACAGAACCGCATGTAGGTAAACACTACAAAACTCGCAATAAGCCGATTAATCCTAATTTGCGTAATGTACTTAATAGAGCTGCTAGGGATTGCGGTCTGTCAGAAGTACAAATATTTTCAGGCGGTCAAGATCAAAAAGGCAGAGGAACCCGTCGCGTTGGGAGTACTAGACACGACAATGGATGGGCTGCGGACCTTGACATATATGTAAATGGACAAATACAAAACTCAAATAACGCAGCCGGGAAAGCAAAGATAGCTGAATTTATTACATATTGTGTTTTTTACGGATGCCGCGGTATCGGACACTCTGCTAGCTATATGGGACCTACTAGAATGCATATTGACCTTCGTGGTCCTAATTTAGTAGTGTGGGGCTCAGGAGGCCGAAGTGTTAATAAATTAAGATGGGTTGACCAAGCATCAAGAAGAGGATTACAGCAATAATGTTAGATTTTACAGGATTAACAGATGAACAAATTGCAGAATTATTAAACACTGAAGTTAACTCGATTGCTAAACTTACTAAACAGCAATCAGTAGAGTTATTAAACAAGCCATCAGTTATCGAATTACTATTAACTAATATTGCAGAAGAATACAAGAAAAAATTAGAAGATATAGGCGAGGAAGAAATATCCGAACTTGCTAATCCTGCTGACCTTATTAACTCTTTAGGCAATGATATTCTAAAGCAAACAATCGATGTTCAAAGCTTGATATCGTCTAGTGGAGCATTAGACGTAGTTAAAAAAATGAGCAGTGTTGAATTTGCGGACATTACTACTAATTTGTCAGAATTGTTAGGAACTCCGCAACTTACAGAATTGATTAGTTCAGCAGGAAATGGAACTTTTGGACCATTGTTAGGAAAGTTCGACTTGCTTGATGTGTTACCGATGGATTCGATCAACAACCTTTCCTTGCCAGATGCAATTACAAGTGGATCATACGGTCCGCTAGGTCAATTAGTTGGTCAATTGCAACAAACAGCAGACGACTTCTTAAGCTCAGAAGGACTAGGGCAATTTAGTAAATTACTTGACGTAGGCTTTGGATTTGATGATGCTATAGGTGGCAAAAACAATGACGGCAATTTTAAAAAATTAGTTAAAAGTTTTGCTAATGTGAATCCTGATAGCGATGCTCCCGAAGAGGATGCATACAACAGACTCGAATCGTCTATATCTAGTGCTGCATCGAAAAATTGGGCATCTCAGGGATCTCCGGCTAATCCGTTACATGCCGAAGCATTTGGATTAAGTGGCCGTAGTAATGACAGCGATGGCAACGAAGGCATTCTTAATTGGAATGCACCTTTTGTAAATTACGTTCTAAAATATGCAGGATTACCTTATATTGAAACAATTAGCGCATCTGCATATGCTTCTTATGGAAAGTCTGTAAACTTTAACATGCTAGGTGATATTAGAAGAAATGATCTTGCTATATTTAAAAGTTCTGCACCTGTCGGAATTGTCGGCTTTGTAAGAAAGATTGATCCGGGCGCAAATACTGTTACTATCTTAGCTGGAAATATAAATGGCGGTGTAAACGAAACTACCATCTCGTTAAGCCGTTCTTCGAGAGTAGGCATGCGTTTCTTGTCGTTAAGAAGAAATTGGAAAGTACCAGCTGACGCAGACGTACCTTTGTTTGCAAGCGACCAAACGACTTGGTTTACAGGTACGTCAAAACCAACAACTGCACCGCAAGGACAAACGTTTGTTCGCAATAGAGCTAGGTGATAAATATTACTATGACAGCTATTGAAAAAAATCTAATCAAACGAGTTTCAGTTTCGGGACCGAGACAAAAAACCGAAGTTATTTCTAGTAGAGCCTATCGCGGCACTAGTACTGTAGATAACGATCGTAAAAACTTTCGCCTTTATGACTTGGAATTAATTAAACAAGATTTGATTAACCACTTTCATATACGCCAAGGAGAGAAACTTGAAAATCCTAACTTTGGTACTATTATATGGGATGTAATTTTTGAACCGTTAACTGACGACTTAAAAGAAGCAATAGCAACCAATGTAACTACAATTGTTAACTATGATCCTAGAATTGTAGTCAATCAAGTTACTGTAGATTCGTACGAATCAGGGATTCAAATTGAATGCGATCTAACATATTTGCCTTATAATATTTCTGAATCAATGCAGCTAAGATTTGATCAAAATAATAGCTTAATTGGTTAACTTTTAACTACGCACATTTCCTAGATGAATAAATACATTATAACAAAGGAACGTGTATATGTCAGCTACCGATCGTCAAAATCGTCTTCTAGTAGCAGAGGACTGGAAGCGAGTTTACCAATCATTTAAGAACGCAGACTTTCAAAGTTATGACTTTGATAACCTTCGCCGTACAATGATTAATTACTTGCGAGAGAACTATCCGGAAGATTTCAATGACTATATTGAAAGCTCGGAATACCTTGCGCTTATTGATTTGATTGCGTTCCTTGGACAAAACCTTTCCTTTAGAATTGATTTAAACGCTCGTGAAAACTTTCTTGAACTAGCGGACAGACGTGAGTCTGTGTTGCGCCTTGCACGGTTGCTTTCATATAACGTTAAGAGAAACCAAGCAGCAAACGGGTTACTTAAATTCAACTCTGTAACAACAACAGAAGCTATTGTAGATTCTAATAATAGAAACTTAGCCGGTAAGGCAATTTTTTGGAATGATCCTAGCAACACAGATTGGTTTGAACAGTTTACAAAAGTAATGAATGCTGCACTTCCGGTTAATGGAACATTTGGGCGTCCTGTTAAAAAAGATACTGTAGCAGGAATTCCTACTGAGCAGTACAGATTTAACGCTATTAACACAGACGTGCCAGTTTACAAATTTAACAAATCAGTCGAAGGTGTATCAACAACATTTGAGATTGTTTCAACAGACATTAATGATGGTGCAATAGAAGAAGAAATTCCTTTAAGAGCAAACAGTCTTGCTTGTTTATATCGCGACGACGGCAGAGGCGCAGGATCTTCTAATACAGGATTCTTTGCGCACTTCCGCCAAGGTACATTAGAGAACGGAACGTTTAACATTGACAGTCCTGTTCCGAACCAAGTAATCGATATCAATTCGTCAAATGTAAACAACACAGATGTTTGGCTTTACAAAATAGATGATCAAGGAAATGAATCAGATTACTGGACTAAAGTAGAATCTGTTGAAGGTAACAATGTTATCTACAATTCTTTAAACAAAAACATTCGTAATATTTATTCTGTACTAACAAGAGCAGACGATAGAATTAACTTAATTTTCTCGGATGGAGTTTTTGGAGATCTACCAAAAGGGACATACAGAATTTATTACCGTACTTCTGCAAACCGTCAGGTAGTAATTCAAACATCTGACATGCAAGGTATAACAGTATCTGTACCTTATTTAGGCAGAAATGGAACAGTTGAAAATTTAATCATTACAATGTCTTTACGTGCTGTTGTTGACAACGGTACGACTACAGAAACAAGTCAGAGCATTAAAAACAACGCTCCGTCGACATATTACACTCAAAACAGAATGATTACAGGAGAAGACTACAATGTTGCTCCTCTGAGTGTTAGTCAGGAAGTTGTTAAAGTAAAATCAGTTAACAGGACGTCAAGCGGTATTAGCCGTTACTTTGACTTAATAGATACCTCAGGAAAATATTCATCAGTTAACCTTTATGGAATCGATGGTGTTATTTTTAAACAGCCACTTAAAGAAAAGCAAACATTTACATTTGCAACACAGACTGATATTGAAGGAATTATTCTTAACACAATCGAGCCGCTTATCAAAAGTCGCAAGATGCTTAATTTTTATTACAGTAATTTTCCAAAGATATTTACGTTTGACTTAGCAGCAACTTGGGAACAATCTACTAGCGAAACAAATCGCTCAACAGGATATTTTAAAGACGTTGACGATGTTCCGTACACAGTTGGATCATTTACTGCTAATAGCTTGAAGAACATCGAAGCAGGAACATTGTGTAAATTTGTACCACCTTCTGGTTTTTATTTTAATGCCAAAGGAGAAATGTTACAAGGTGACGGAACTACGTCGGGCGCACGTCTCTACAAATGGACTAAAGTAGTTAGCGTCGAAGGACGCGGCATTACAGTAGACGAAAACGGCACCGGCCCGGTTGCGTTTAATGACATAATTCCAACCGGTGCTATTTTGTCAGAAGTAAGACCAAAGCTTTCTACAAGCATAACGGATAGCGTAAAAACACAAATCGTTGACCAAACATTCTCGTATAATACTTTTGGATTGAGATATGACGTAGCAACAAGACGCTGGAGACTAGTTACAAATACTAATATAGATCTTGCTAGCAATTTTTCTACTGGCAAAGCAGGCGATATTAGTAATCAAAACCTTGATGCAAGTTGGTTAATATTGTTCCAAACAAATGGCGAAAGCTATACTATGACATATCGCGGCCTTCGTTATGTGTTCGAAAGTGATGAAGAAATTAAATTCTATTATGATTCTTCTGATGCAATCTACAATAACAAAACAGGAAAAATTGTTAAAGACAAAATTCAAGTTATGTCTATTAATACACAACCGGACAGTACATTACCGTTTACTATAGATTATGATTGGCAGGTTGTTGAAGAGTTTAGAGACAAAGAAGGTTATGTTGACACAAAGAAAATACAAATTAGTTTCTTTGATTCAGACGATGACGGAATTGTTGATGACATAGATGTCTTTGACCAAATTGTTAACGAATTAGAAAATACTAATGAAAAGTTTATTTTCCAAAAGTCGTATATTACGTCAGACGGAGTAGATGATTTCCGTTATGTGAATCAAGATGCAGAAAATATTAATATTGTTTCTATTGAACGAGATATCGGCGCTTACAGTCAGTACGAAGATGGTACAGTATTTTATATTGTTGACCGTGATACATTCCGCGTATTAGATCTTACTGCATTAGAGCTTAAAGTTACATCTCTTTATAGAGCGTATGTTGGCAGAGATAATCTAAAATTCTATTACGTTCACTCGGCAGATTCTAATTCAAGGATTGATCCTTCGGTTAGTAATATCATTGACACTTATATGTTAACACGTAGATATGACGTGGAATATCGCAGATGGTTAAATGGCACAACGGAGCAACCACCGTTGCCTCCTAGTTCAGATCAGCTATTCCGCAGCTTTGGAAAATCGTTAAATACTATTAAGTCAGTAAGTGACGAAATTGTCTACCATCCAGTAAAATACAAAGTGCTTTTTGGCACAAATGCGAAAGAAGATTTAAGAGCAGTGTTTAAAATAGTTAAAAACAGTGACCTAGTTGTTAATGACAACGACGTAAAGGCAAGAGTTATTAACGCAATTAATCAATACTTTGCTCTAGAAAATTGGGAATTCGGAGAAACTTTTTACTTTAGTGAATTGTCAACATACATTATGAATCAAGTATCACCTGATCTTGTATCTGTTGTAATAGTTCCAGTTCAAACAAATCAAAGCTTTGGTAGCATGTTTGAAATACGTTCAGAAGCTGATGAAGTATTTGTATCAGGTGCATCAGTTGACGACATAGAAATTATCGATGCTATTACAGCAACTAAATTACAAGCAGGCGGCAAAGTATTAACAGCTTCGGTTGATCCGAATACAGGCATTCAAAGTAGTGCGCTAATTACTAATAATAGAACCAGTGGAGGTTATAGCTACTAATGGCATATAACGATGACCAAAAAGAATTTCCAATTGAGCCAGACTCAAATAAGAAAACTGTAAAATCTACGCAATTTCTTCCTAGATTTTTCCGCACACCTACGAATGAAAAATTTCTAGAATCGACGTTAGATCAAATGATTCAACCCGGAGTAGCCGAAAAGCTTTCGGGTTACATCGGACGCCAGGTGTCTAAAGCTAGAATAGCAGACGATAATTATGTTGGTGCTGCTACAAAGCAACGAACTGATTATCAGTTTGAGCCTGCGACTGTAATTAAAGATGATCTTGGTAATGTAAATTTCTTCAAAGATTATCAAGATTTTATGAATCAACTTACAGCGTTTAATTCAAACACTAGTAATCATAGCACTGTTAACGCACAGGAATTTTATGCATGGAACCCTGGAATTGATTGGGACAAGTTTACAAATTTCCGTGAATACTACTGGTTGCCAAACGGTCCTCAGGCAGTTTCTGTAGCAGGACAAAGCAGAGACGTACAAAGCACTTATTCAGTGACATTAGAAGACCAAACCGATTCGTTAGCTTACATCTTTTCTCCAAACGGATTTACTCCTAATCCGACACTTAAATTGTACAAAGGTCAGACTTATAGATTTGAAATCAACACACCGGGTCATCCGTTTACTTTTTCTACAAGTAGATCATTTGTTCCAACCAATCCTTCTCCTGAATTTAGTCAAGAGCTAACAAATGTTTCAACACTTTACAGTGATGGTATAAAAGTATTTGATGTTGACATGAACGAAGTTGATGATGATTATGTAACAAACGGAGTTATCGAATTCACTGTGCCAGAGAATGCACCTGATAAACTATACTACATTTCAAAGAATGACATAAACATAAGTGGCTTTGTTACTCTTTATGACATTGAAGAAAATACAGAAATCGATGTAGAAGCAGAAATACTAGGCAAGAGTTCGTATACTACTTCTGCAAATTATGCATTGTCAAACGGAATGAAAGTTTATTTCCAAGGCGATGTTACTCCTGAAAAATATGCAACCGGAGAATGGTATGTTGAAGGAGTAGGATCAAAGATTGTACTTATTAGTACAAAGGATCTTGAAATTCCTGCTGCTTATTCTGAGGATCTCTTAGTTCCTTTTGATACCGAAGGGTTTGATACGTTACCGTTTGGTAATTCTAGTTCTTATGCAGGCATAAAAGATTATATTATAATTAACCGTGCCAGCCTTGACAGAAACGCATGGACACGTTATAACCGTTGGTTCCACCGAAGTGTTATTGAAACATCTGCCACAGTTAATGGTACTATAGCAGAAATAGATCAATCGGCAAGAGCAAAACGTCCTATTATTGAATTCGAAGCAGGCCTAAAGCTGTTTCAATTTGGTTCTAAAGCAAAAGAAGATATTGATTTAATTGACAATTTTACACAAGATGTGTTTTCTACAATTGAAGGGTCAATAGGTTATAATATCGATGGAGTCACTGTATCAGAAGGACAAAGAATTTTGTTTACTGCTGACACAGATATTTTAGTTCGTAATAGAATTTATGAAGTACGTTTTATTACAGAAAATAACAATACTCAAATTGCACTTATAGAAGTTGACGATTCTAATCCTATTACAAACGAAACAGTATTAGTTCGAGACGGCGTAGAAAACGCAGGACAGATCTATTACTTTAATGGCGAAACATGGGTATTAGGACAAGAGAAAACGTCAGTTAATCAAGATCCGTTGTTTGACTTATTTGATAAAGATGGTGTGTCGTTCTCCGATGAAACGACTTATATTGCATCTAACTTCCGCGGCAACCCTATCTATTCTTATAAAAGAGGTTCAGGAATTGTAGATAATGAACTAGGATTTTCATTAAGTTATCGAGCGTTTGAAAACATAGGCGACATTACATTTGATTTTAACCTGTTAAATGAAACATACAATTATTCGTCAAACAACAGATTAGTTGAAATAGCAAGTAAGACAGCTTATATTAGAAAGTATACTGACTTAGATAAGTTTTCGTATGTTAATGGCTGGACAAAAGGTAAAGAACTAAGCAAACAAAAAGTTGTACGTCAGTATTTTGGTACAGAACAAACAAACGATTTTGCAGTCGACGTTTACGATAAATCAGGTGATTTAAATGATCTAAAAGTTTGGGTATATAAGAACAACGCTATTCAATTCTTTGAAAAAGATTATGAAATTAATAGAGTTAATCAAACTGCGGTTATTAAGTTCTTTGAAGATGTAGTAGCAGATGATAGAATTGTTATTAAAACTACAAGTGCAACTCCAAAGAATGAAAATGGCTATTACGAAATTGCTGCTAACTTAGAACGCAATCCTCTTAATAATAACCTAACTGAATTTACTCTTGGTGAGGTTAATGACCATGTAAGTTCCATTGTCGAAGAAGCAATTGGATTTGACGGCGTATTTTTAGGAACATCAAACCTTCGTGATTTAGGCGAAGTAGATCAATACGGCAAGTTATTTGTGAAGCACAGTGGTCCTGTAAACCTTGCAAACTATCATATTACTAGCAAAGAGCACAACATGGTTAAAGCTCTTCGTTATGGTAGAGCAGAGTACGCTAAATTTAAGAGAGTATTTTTTCAAACAGCGTTTGATCTAGGTTACGATGGCGACACTCGTACTCACGTAGATTTAATTCTTGCAGAAATGAACAAAAGTAAAACAAATACAATGCCGTTTTACTTCTCGGATATGGTACCTACAGGATCTGCGAAGAAATTAGAATACAAAGTAGTTGATCCACGAAACGAATTCTTTGCATTGTCGGAAGTGTTTACATTAAATGAACTATCTTCTCACGCAGTTCTAGTATACCTTAACGGTGTGCAGCTTGTGCACGGCAAAGATTACACATTTAACGAAGACGGCTTCTGTGTTATTACAGCTGACAAATCATTAAATGATATAATTGATATTTGCGAATACGAAACAACAGACGGTTGCTACATGCCGCCGACTCCTACAAAATTAGGATTGTATCCGGCTTACCGCCCGTCGATATTTAACGACGACACTTACCAAGAAACACAAACAGTAATTCAAGGTCACGACGGTAGTATTATTGTTGCGTATGATGACTATCGTGATGACTTGCTTCTTGAATTAGAAACTAGAATTTATAACAACCTAAAGCAGTCATACAACACCGACATATTAGATTTAACCGATTTTGTCGGAAGTGAATTCCGCGAATCGGCATATTCGCGTAAAACTCGCGAAGATGCAATGGTTTACGATTTTACGCAGTGGCTTGATATTGTCGGAAGTGCAGACTTTACATCAAATACATATTTTGAGCGTTCTGCATCATTTACGTACAACTACAAATATATGGCATCTCCGAGCGGCAACCCGTTGCCAGGCTTTTGGCGTGCTGTTTACAAAGATGCATATGACACCGACCGTCCTCATTCTCATCCTTGGGAAATGCTTGGTTTTACAATCATGCCATCTTGGTGGCAAGACGTATACGGACCGGCGCCTTACACTAGCAACAACCTTGTGCTATGGGAAGACATTGATCAAGGAATCGTTAGACAACCCGGCATGCCTGTCCGATACTTAGAAAAATATGCCCGTCCAGGAATATTAGAACACCTTCCCGTAGACGACCAAGGTCGTTTATTGAGCCCGTTGGAATCTAGTTATGCAAGAGGTTATATTTCAAATCTTGTTGTATCAGATTATACTTTTGGTGACCAAGCACCGACTGAAACTGCATGGAGACGTTCATCTGAGTATCCGTTTAGTTTAATTACATCTTGGGTTATTAATCAGCCGACTAAGATGTTCGGTGTAGGTTTTGATATTTCAAGAATCGAACGCGATATTGCAGGACACTTGGTTTATACTCCGTCTCAAGAACAAATTCGTTTGAGTGATTTGGTATTCCCTAACAACGTAGAAGCAGATCGAAGAATATTAGCATCTGGCTTAGTAAACTGCATGTACAACTACCTAGCTAGTTCTGTGTTATTAAGTTACACAACATACCAAAATAATCTAACATCTATCACTAACCAAATGGCAGCTAAGATAGGTGGATTTACAGACAAGTCAAAATTTGAATTAGTACTTGACTCTAAAACACCATTTAACAAAAGCAATGTTCTTGTACCAAAGGAAAACTATAATATCTTCCTAAATACAAGTTCTCCTATTAAGGTAGTAAATTACTCTGGCGCAATTATTGAAAAACGCGCCGCGGGTTATATTATTAGAGGCTATGACAAAAATGCACCTGCATTTAAATATTATCAAGCTTACGAATTAGACAACGACCCGGTTATTAACATCGGCGGCATTTCCTCAGCGTTTTCAGATTGGACCGAGAGAAAAGTGTATGTTGTTGGACAAGTTGTAAGATATGCAGGATTGTATTACAGAACAAAAATAGCACATACTAGTAGCACTAATTTTGATGATGACAAGTTTGCTAAATTAGCTGAACTGCCCATCGAAGGCGGCCAAACTGTATTTGTGCGCAAGAAATTTAATAAAAGAAGAGAGCAAAGTCTGCCATATGGCACGCTATTGCGCAGCATTCAAGAAGTTGTTGACTTTTTATTAGGATATCAAGAGTACCTTGAAGAACAAGGTTTCAAATTTGATTACTTTAATTCAGACATCTCTGTTACTGAAGACTGGTTGCAGTCTTCTAAGGAATTCTTGTTCTGGACGACACAAAACTGGCAAGAAGGTTCTGTTATTACATTAAGCCCTGGCGCATTTCAGGTTAAGATGCAATCGAAATTCTCTGTTGTTGATGACATCTTTGACAACTTTTATGATTACAGTGTGTATAAGGCAGATGGTCAGAAACTTATTGAAGACTTTACTAACCGTGTTCGCACTAATCAAAACGAATTTATCTTATTGCCTAGTGCTACGGAAGACGGCGTGTTTAATATTAAGCTGCCCCTTGTGCAAAAAGAACATGTATTGCTGCTTGACAACCGTACTGAATTTAATGACATCATTTATGATCCAGAAGCAGGTTACCGTCAAGAAAGAATTAAGGTTGTAGGCTACCGTTCAGATAATTGGACAGGCGGATTAAACATTCCTGGTTTCATCTACGATGATGCAAGAACTACCCAATGGGAAGAAAACAAAGATTATGCAATCGGTGATCTTGTAAAGTACAAAGAATTTTACTATTCAGCAAATAACAAGATTTCAGGGTCCGACACATTTGTTGCAAGCGACTGGAGCAGATTATCTAAGCGTCCTGAATCAAAACTTCGTACTAACTTTGACTTTAAGATAAGTGAATTTGCTGATTTCTATAGCTTAGACAGCGACAACTTTGATGACGAACAGCAAAGATTTGCACAACACCTTATTGGTTATCAAGATAGAGAATACCTAAAGAACATTATTAATGACGACATTAGTCAATATAAATTTTATCAAGGATTTATTGCAGACAAAGGATCAGCAAACAGTCTTACAAAGTTATTTGATGCACTTGCAGCGGCAGACAAAGATAGCTTAGAATTCTATGAAGAATGGGCATTAAGAGTTGGACAAATAGGTGCTGTAGACAAATACGACGAATTTGAATATGCATTAGATGAATCTAAATTTACATTGTCGCCGCAGCCGATAGAATTGACTAATGTAGTTGACACCGAAGATACACGTCTTGTTTATAAAATTAAAGAAGGCGAAACATATCTTGAGAGCAAAGATTACGATCACGTTCCGTTTGTTACTATGCAAAAAGTGGAAGAATTTGTTCCGACGGCGGGATATGTTCACACAGATGATGCAGAATTTAGAGTATTTCAATATCAGGACATTCTTGATATTCCGTTTAACTTACTTCAAAGCGGGCATTATGTATGGGTTGGCAGAGATGATCCGACTACATGGAATATTTACAAGTATATTTCAACTGAATACGAAATAGAATCAATTAGTGCCGGGTCAAATTCAGAAAAGAGAATTACACTTAATAAATCTTCTGATTTTGAAGAAGGTGATATTATTGGTATAATGAATGTAACAACCGGCGAAGGTTTTTATGAAGTAACGGATGTAGTGGCAAACAGTCTTGTTGTTATCTCGGACAATCTAACACCCGTTGATGCATACAGTCCGGCACAAACATTTGGAGATTCTTCTGCGCCGCAAGAGCAGCAAAAAGTAAGTAATGGATTTATTTCTAAATTTGAAAAAGTTCGATTTGCAAATATACAAGAAGCAAATACTGCATTACAATCGCGTGGCTTAACGGATGGCGATATCGTCTGGATTGATGATGCATTTAACAACAACTGGACAGTATTTAAGAATTCTAAAAAGCATGTAGAGCAAACAGTAATAATCAATCCTGCTGAAATTGACAGCAGCGACGACGGATTTGCAACAGCTATATCTTCTAGTGCAGATAATAAGATCATGGCAGTTGGTGCACCTGGATCAGAAATTGTTCGAATTTATACCCGTAGTTCAGATAGCAACAACTTAGTCTTCAAAGAAGCATTAACGCCTGAACCTAATATAATATCAGGTATTCCTAGATTTGGTGCATCAGTGGCAGTATCACCTGACGGCAAGTGGTTGCTAGTAGGTTCGCCAGATGCTTCTAATATTAAGACACGGTATACGGGCGATTACGATGAAACTAGCGATTATACTAAAAATCAAGTAGTAAGTTATTTAGAAAGTCTATGGAAAGCTAGAACAAAAATCGAGGGTGCAACTGATAATATCCTATTCTCGACATTTGATAGTTACGAAGACATTTCTACAAGATCAGATTCTACTGTAATTAATCTGTTAACATTGGGCAATTATAATCTTCCTGATACTACGGTAGACCATATTCTTGTTAGGATGCCTTTTGATATGTTCGAAGGTGTAGCAGTTGGCGATTCGTTGGCATTGCATTGGAACCGTTACTCGAATTCATTTAATGATGCTGCTGTAGAATTCCAACCATTTGATAATCAAATTAATGTTATTGATAGTAGCTTTATAAATGATTTGCATGAAGTGCAAGCAAAGATTGATCATATTGTTTATTTAGATGCGTGGATTAATCTTCCTGAAGTTGGAGATACTGTTTCTTCATCTGAAGCAAGCGGTACAATTAGCTATATAAGTGAAAGTAACGGATCAGCAACTATATATTTAAATACGTTAAGTGGTACTTTCTCCGAAGTTGGAGAATTATTTATTAATGATACTACCGTTATCGGTGATTACATAATACCTAATTACGATGCAGGCGCTGGACTAGGCGGCTATTTCCAAATTACAACTCCGTCTTACGTAAACACAGCTGATAGTTACACCGACGAAGGTAGAGGATTAATATTCCAGGATATAATCAAAGATGACGAAATTAGAGATACTAATTTCTATTACAACATTCTTGAAAATGTCAGAGACATCGGAACACCTGTAAACAAAAACGAAGAAGCATCATTCTTAGCAGTACTTTCTCATCAGGGCGACCCGGGCGATGCTCCTACGTTAACAGATCAATTAGATTCTCGTTGGGTAATTCGTACGGTGCCCGGAGATTCGCTTTCTGCAAGTGATACATTTAGATTGTTTATTAACGACACAGCCGATATTGCATCACTTAATTTTTCACCTACATATTTCGATAACGAATTAACTGTTAATGATGTGTGGGACGGATATATTGATTTTAAATTTACAAAATTCCAAACAATTGACACAGACGGTGATACAACAATCGGTGATCCTTACGAACCAAGTATTAATGATGTAGTGAGAGACGCAGTAACAGGCGCAACTGCCGAAATTACACATTACGAAAGAGTGTTTGATAATGTTAGAATCTATGTAAAATCAGTAACTGGTAATTGGAGCAATGGCAGCGTGTTTGGCAACACGGCAGAAATTATTCGTCAAGATTCTCCTGACAGAATTATGGGAGAAATATTACAAACGTCTCTAGCAAATGATACCATTGGTAAATTAATAGTAGTTGATACTCTTGTAGATATTGAAGTACCTGCAACTGATGCATTAATTGGTGAAGAATATTGGTTCTACACAGAACTATTTAATGTATCTGGTGTTGCAAGATTGCCTAATATTCCTTCGTCAAATAACATCGATTGGGAACAAGTATACAACGTTGAAGTAACTGAATTTGGCGAAGCAAGCACGTACACAAATCAAGGTATGTATTCTGTTTATGAAAAAGATTCAATTGGATCCTTTGTCTACAGAGGATCATACACTACTGTTGATTCAGTTGATGATTCTCGCTTTGGTGAAAAAATCAAAATAACCAAACACGACAATCTTTACACTGCGTTTATTGCATCCGGCGGCAATGACACAATTGATAACTCGGGAAAAATACATTATATATTTAACGGAACTCGCGATAGCGTAACTTATAGTTGGGAAAGAGGCAAGGATCGTAATTATCGTGGAGAATTTAAGAATGACGTTTTCTATAAAGAAGACGAACTTGTTGAATTTGAATCAAGCATATATCGTGCTATTACAAATATTGCGTCCGGTAGTGAATTTGATACAACTGATTGGGAAATAACTACTGGCGATGTTTCATACTTAGGATTTATTCCAAATAATCCAGCACAGAACGTCAACGATAATGTATTCTCTCCAGGCGGCGGCATAATAAACTTTGCATATGATTTTGATGTATCTGATAAAGGCGACGTACTTGCAGTATCATCGAAACTTACGGGCAACGATAGTGTAAAGCAATCAAGCGTTGAAGTTTACCGTAGGATAGGCGATCATTTTGTATGGTCGCAGACTATTCCTGCAACTGCTGACAACACAGGTTACGGCGAATCAGTTGGAATGTCAGGCAACGGAACTATGATTGCTGTTGGCGAACCTTACGACGACACTCGCAGAACTGATCAAGGACGTGTTTACATTTATGCTCAAATTAACGGAGTGTTTGAATTAACTCAAACACTTTATAGTAACAGTAACGAAGAAGCAGAAAAGTTTGGTTATAAATTATCGTTTGATAACACACAACTTGCTGTAACAAGTCTTGCAGGCGATATCAAACAACCGACTACGTTTGATAGTGATGCAACATATTTTGATAAAAGACTTACACGTTATACTCAAGTTGAATTTGATACAGGCTTGGTGCAACTTTATGAAAAAATAAATGACACACTTCTTCATGCAACATCGTTTGCATTTGATGATATGTCAACTGATTTAACATTCTTTGGTGAGAATGTGTTAGTCAACGACAACCACGTTTACATTGGCATTCCTAGAGCGCTAGTTAGTGATGCATTTGAAGGTATGTTATTAGACTACAGACGTCCGAAAACAGAAAATTCCTGGATGGTTCATAGAGCGCCTGTTGATCCTGTCGATATTTCGAGTATTAAAAGCTCGTTCTTGTACAATAAGCGTTCAAATGAATACCTAACTTCGGTAGATTATATTGATCCTATACAAGGAAAGATAGCAGGAATAGCAGATCAGGACATTACTTATAAGACAAAATACGATCCAGCAATTTATAATCTAGATACAGATTTAACAGGTGTTACACTAGACGGAACAGATCATTGGGCTGAAAATTATGTCGGACGGGTTTGGTGGGACTTATCAACAGCATTGTTTGTTAATCCGTACCAAGGCGACGTAATCTATCAGTCTAACTCATGGAATAAATTATTCACCGGCGCGTCGATTGATGTTTATGAATGGGTTGAGAGTAATGTAATTCCGTCAGCATGGGATGCAGTAGCTGGCACCGACGAAGGACTTGCTGCGGGCATAAGCGGAACATCAAAATACGGAAATTCTGCTTACACTGTTAAAACAAAATACAATCCGGTAACTAAAACATTCTCAGAGAAATACTATTTCTGGGTATTAGGAAAAGTAACTATACCAAGAGTAGAGTTCCGTTCGATTAACGTGTTTGATATTGCTGCATTGATTGCTAATCCGTTTGGACAACGATACAGGTTTGTGTCATTGCTAACCGGTAATAAGTTTGCAATAAACAACCTCGAAGGATTCTTAGAAAATACTGATGTTGTAATCAATTTCCAAAAATGGAAACTAGACAACAAAGACATGAATATTCATACCGAATATCAACTTCTTACAGATGGATTAAAAGACTCTAAGCCGAAGCGCGATATTGAAGCTAAATGGTTTGATTCGTTAGTAGGCAAAGATCGATTCTTCAGAGATGTTCCGGACCCGGAGTTAAGCCCGAAAGTAAAATACGGTACACTAAACAGCCCACGTCAAGGCTGGTTTGTAAATCGCAATGAAGCACTAAAGCAAGTAATTGAATACACTAACTCAGTACTTAAAGAAAACCTTATAGTTGACAGTTATGATATCAGTTTACTAGATCAACAAGATCCTGCGCCGACTACTGCTACAAACACATTCGATGCAACTGTTGATTCGCTTGACGAGCTAACAACTGTTGGTACAGCAAGACTTGAAAGAGCAGTGCTAGCACCTGTTATTGAGGACGGTCGCATTATTCGCGTCGAAATTGTGTCAGCAGGTCGCGGCTATGCTAGAACACCAACGTATGAACTTATTGGCAAAGGTATAGATGCCGAGTTTGAAATAGTTATTAACGGAATTGGACAAGTTACTGATGTAATAATAACAGACCAAGGAACCGGATATGACAATACGACAACTATTATTGTACGTCGATTCTCTGCATTAGTTAATTCTGATGCAACTATTGCAGACAAGTGGAGTATCTATTCGTTTAACGAAACACTTCGTCAATGGGAACGTAGACGTTCTCAAGAGTTTGACGTAACTGCTTACTGGGAGTATGTTGATTGGTATGCTGCTAGCTATAACGAATTTACACAAATTACGTTTACTATAGATGAAGCATACGAACTTACTGCATTAAACGACAGCATAAACGATATTGTCAAGATTCGTAATGTAGGCTCCGGTGGATGGTTATTACTTAGAAAAATTGATAACCAGGATACTGTTGATTACAGTGTTAACTATGAAACAATCGGACGTCAAAACGGGACAATTAAATTCCTGAGCACACTTTATGATCCAGCGTCAGGTCAGGTTGGTTATGACGTGTCTAACTTTGATATTACACTTTATGACAGCGAGCCTGTAATTGAAACACGTAAAATTCTTGAAATACTGCGTGACAAGATCCTTGTTAACGATTTAGAAATTGAATATAACAGATTATTCTTTGTAAGTTTGCGTTATGTATTCTCGGAACAAGGTTATGTAGATTGGGCGTTTAAGACAAGTTTTGTTAAGGCACAGCACAACGTTGGCGACCTAAAGCAAAAAATTACATTCCAAAACGATAACCTGCCAAGTTACGAAGAATATATTAACGAAGTCAAACCGTATAAGACAAAAATACGCGAATACGTGTCTTCGTATGATGGCTTTGATAGTTCGCAGTCTGTTGTTACTGACTTTGACTTATTTCCGTCATACAGTGATGCAGATAAGAAAATCATTCCGCATAATGTAAAAATTCGTGACGGAGAATTAATTGGTGTTACAGACAGAACAAGATCTAATCCGTTTAAACAATGGCTTGATGCGGTTGGATTTGAAGTAACAGAAATTAAAATAAAAGATGGTGGCAGCGGTTATTCGCAACGTCCAGTAGTTAAACTTGTCGGCGGCGGCGGGACCGGTGCTACAGCAAGAGCGTTTGTTAGTTCTGGAAAAATTAATAAGATCGAAGTAACGGCATCGGGCACAGGATATACATCAGCGCCGGTTGTTGAGATTCAAGATGTCCAAGGAAGCACTGCTGCTAGAGCAAGTGCTATTCTTGGCGGATCACCTATTAGAGGAACACATATTGCTGTTAAATTTGACAGAACAAGCGGTAATTATTATGTTACTAATATCGACGAAACAGAGTCGTTTACTGCATCCGGATCTCAATTAATATTTAACTTAGAATATCCATTAGATTTGCGCACAACAACAATTGAAATATTAGTAAATGGTCAAGAAGCACTTAGAAGTGAATTTGCATTTGAAAACATACTAGATACTTCAAAGGGGTACGATAGGCATCAAGGACGAGTAACGTTTGCAGATCCTCCTGCAATTAATTCTACTGTAGTAATTAATTACAAGAAAAATATCTCAATGTTGCAAGCACAAGATAGAGTTAACTTCTTCTACAACCCAGTTACTGGACAATATGGCAAAGACTTGTCGCAGTTAATGAACGGCATAGATTACGGCGGCGTAGAAGTTAAATCGTTTGGATTTAGCGGCGCAGGCGGCTGGGACAATGAACCTTGGTATTCCGGAACATGGGACACCTATGACACCACGTTTGAGGATGAAATCTTTACACTAGACGGATCAACGATTAGTGTCGAATTATCAAAACCGCTCGAAGATGGTATTCAATACAACATCTACAGAAACGGTGTAAGAATCGACGAAGACTCTGATTCGTCGTTTGTTAATCCAAATGCATTAACTGAAACAATAACAGGTGATGGCATAATTGACACAATTGATTTACAGGACAAAGGTATTCCTGCAGGCGACGGTGATGTGATTATTATCAGAAAATCAACATCGGACGGTTCTTTTACACCAGATCCTTCTTCTTATGATACACTATTGTCAGGCGGTGATTTAGCATACACAACAGCTAAAGGTATTGCAGCAGAGCAGATTATTGTAGACGGTGACGGATTTGTTACGCCTACTACGTCAGGCGGTCCAGAAGAGTTAGTTCCGGGACAGATCCTTGATACTCTTGATATCCAAGTGTACGACAAAACAGGAGATGGCGGCTCGAATATTTACACTGCTAACTTTACATCAGATGGCACAACAGTTGTATATGAATTAGGGATTCGACCTAATGCAAGAGATGCAGTCTTTATTAGATTTAATAACACAATCCAAGATTCATCTTCGTATTCAATTAATTGGGGAAATAACACAGTTGAATTAGACACTGCACCAAGCGCAGGTACGCAAATTAATATCGTAGTTCTTGGCGAAGCTGGTGCAAAAGTACTTGACTTAAGAACGTTTGTCGGTGACGGATCAACTACTCAGTTTAGTACGTCTGCGAGATTTAGTAACGATTTGACTTATAATGTACTAGTAGACGGAATAGAAACAGAAGTAACATTAACTAAAAATGTTAAAGGAAACGAAGTTGAATTTATCGCTGATGGTTCAAATTCGTTTACTGTTACTTTTAATCCAACAACCGATACGCAAATATTTGTAAATGGAGTAGAACAACTTGAAGAATTTTACCAAACTGATATTAGTATGGATGAATTTGGAAACAATGTTTACAATATAATATTTGTTAATAACTTCCCTTCGATCGGAAGTGTAGTTACTGTGTATAACAATGTAGGAAATGTTGACGTCAACTTTTTACAAACACCAGAAGAAGGCACAGACATTCGTTGTGTAATATACCAAGATACAGCAGACAGTTTCTCGGCTGTAAAACTTGAGGAATTTACAGGCGATGGTTCGACTACTGCATTCACACTTGCACAGGCTCCATTTACTAATACACCGTTGCGCTATAACGTGTTAGTCGAAGTAGACGGTACTATGCTGTCAGCAGGCTACACACAGCGCTTTACAGTAGTCGAGTCAAGAGAATACTTAGTAGAGCAGTGGCAGATGCCAGCAGGCACCGTACAGACGAGCAACGTTGAAGCTTATATTAACGGTGTCAAGTTAGAACAGACTGTAACATGGCGTTGGGATACGTTTAACTCTTCAGTTGTGCTGTTTGACAGCGTAGGTAATGCCGGAGATGAATTAGTTGTCTACATACTCGACGATGGTGAATACACATTAGAAGGATCAACTTTAACACTTAATGAAACTCCTGCATCTGATGCTAAGATTAAAGTATGGCAATTCTCTAATCACAACATTCTTGATATTAAGAGAAAAACGTACAATGTAGTAACAAGAGAACCTGTTACAGAAGGAACAGCGGATTATGCAACATACCAAGATTTAACAAACGGTATTGTTAAATTGTTTGACACAGCTATTGATGCACAATATGTTTGGGTTACATTAAATGGTGAATTCTTATCGCCACTTGTTGACTATGCACTGTCTGTAGATAATAACTACATTAACATCAACCGTGTTATTAACGATAACGACGTAATTGACTTTATGCAATTTACAGCAAATGTAAGTACTACTCCGTTTGGTTACAGACAGTTTAAAGATATGCTTAATAGAACGCATTATAAACGTCTTGATAGTTCAAATGCATGTACACTTGCAGAAGAGCTAAATTGGTATGATTTGCGTATTGAATTAACAGATGCATCGAGTTTACCAATACCGAGCAAGGAATCAAATATTCCCGGAGTTCTATTTGTTGACGGCGAGCGCATTGAGTACTTTATTAAAGAAGGTAACACATTGCGTCAAATACGTCGTGGAACATTAGGTACAGGAGTTAAGGAAGTTTACGAAGCAGGAACAATAATGCACGAGCAAGGTCCGGGGCAAACTATTCCGTACACAGACAGAGCACTGTCTCAGACGTTCACAGCCGACGGAATTAAAACAGAATACAGACTAGATTTTGTTACAGACTCTGTAAATGACATGGAAGTGTTTGTTGCAGGACGTAGATTGCGCAAAGGTGAAATTAGCATATTTGATAATACTATTGCACAAGACTCACCAGAAGGTGATGTAACGGCGGCAGCAGAATTTACGCTTACATCTTACATGGCAGATGACTCAACAGCAGTTACCGATTTAGTACTTGCAGAGGCTCCTGCTGACAATGTTAGCGTTACAGTGGTAAGAAAAGTAGGTAAGATTTGGGCAGAACAAGGTGTATCACTAAGATATGCAGATAATGACATAGGACGCTTCATTCGTGCAAAAACAGTTGCGCTTCCAGAATAAATACAGTTGATAGGTGAAAAAAAAACATGACACAATTATTTGAATCTCCGGGCGTATTAGTCCAGGGTTATATTAAGATACACAACCCGGAAACTGGGGAAGTTCTTATTGATAAAAGAAACGCAATCCATTATGAGAACATGAGTATTTCTCTTGCAGAAAGTTTAGCTAATGCAGGACAGGGATTTATATATCAAATGAGTTTCGGCAACGGCGGCACAAGTGTTGATCCAACCGGCATCATTACATACCTAACTCCAAACTCAACAGGAACTAATGCAAGCTTATATAACGAAACTTATACCAAAATTGTTGATGATAGAAGCGTTAACAACACAGATCCGGTCCGTAATAAGACAGAAATAAGACACGTTAGTGGTACTAATTACACTGATATACTTGTGAGCTGTTTGTTAGACTACGGTGAACCAAACGGTCAAGATGCATTTGATACAGCAACTGATGCTGATAGTCTTTATGTTTTTGACGAACTAGGGTTGCGTTCATATTCGCCAACCGGCGATGGGCGTTTAATAACTCATGTTATTTTTCACCCGGTACAGAAAAGTCTAAACAGATTAATCCAAATTGATTATACTGTTAGAATACAAAGTTTAACGGGGTTTAATGAATAATGGCATATACGATCAATTTTACAGACTTTGCTAACAAAGGTAGCATCGTGGTTGAGGACAATACGATCAACCAAGAATTAAGCATTGGCTTGGTTGGTCGTAATTCTACGGCGTTTGGTACAGTTATTGCAGAGAACGCACTTCACATGTTAGAAAACTTTGCATCTGATAATCCTCCTGATAATCCAGTAGAGGGTCAATTATGGTACGACACCGGACTTGGTGTTACGCAATTAAAAGTATATGATAGTACTCAATGGGTGTCAGCAGGCGGTCTTAAAAAAGCAACAACACAGCCTTCGGTTAGTTCTTCTTTAGCAGGCGACTTATGGGCAGACACAGATAATCAACAGCTTTACTTGTTTACAGGTTCTGGTTGGGTATTGGTTGGACCGCAGTTCTCCGAAGGACTAACAACAGGCGTTAATCCGTCAGAAATTGTTGACATTAATAACGTAATACATACTGTTATAGTTCTTCAAATCGATGCATTAACAACGGCAATTATATCAACAGATGAATTTGTACCTAAGACAAGTATCTTTGGGTTTAGTACAATTAAACCAGGTATTAATTTAGCAAATGCAAGTCTTGTTGACGGTGTTCCGAAATTTAATGGTACATCGGAAAAAGCAGATGCACTTGTGGTTAACAACACAACAGTGCCATCAGCGAATTTTTTAAGAAACGACGTTACTACTACAACAAACAGTACATTTAGGATCAAATCTAACAGTGGCTTGATAATAGGGTCAAGCCTTCCGTTGAGCATCGGAGTTGAAGGCGAAACTGCTGTTATTGCGCACAACACAACAGGTTCAAGCCTTGACTTGCGCATAAATGATTTAGGAACAGTTAAGACAGCAATTCGAATTAACTCGGATACTAATATTGGTATTAACAACGTTAATCCGGACGAATCGCTCGATGTAATCGGAAATATTCAAACAGACAGTAATTTGTTTGTTAACGGTGTTACCGAAAGTGACACGTTTGGTACTGGCTCAATAATTACTAAAGGTGGTGCCGGAGTTGCTAAAAACTTAAACGTTGGTGGGAACGCACGTATAGAAGGTTTAGTTACATTAGGTACTACTATACCGGATACTGCTATTACTTCTGTTAACAGGGATTTAGGTTCCGAAGCCGCTAAATGGAATAATGTTTATGCAACTACTATCAGAGGAAACTTAGTTGGCAACGTAAGCGGTACAGTAACAGGACGTGCTGGCTCTGCTGATAAATTAACTTCATCAACTAGCTTTAGGCTCGCAGGCGATGTTAGTGCTCCAGAATTTATATTTGACGGACAATCAGGCGGTGCGACAAAAACATTTAATACTACTATTAGCAACACATTTATTTCGAATAAAACATTAGCTACTATTTCGCAATCAGATGACGAAATATTACTTAACAGACGATCAGGCACAACAGGATTGTTCCGAATCTCAAGGGCGAACTTATTTTCGGCAATTCCAACTAATCCGCCGGGAATCATTGTTCCTTATGGTGGACTAATTGCTCCAGAAGGATGGTTTTTGTGCGATGGCGACGAATATGACCAATCTAGCTATGCTGCATTATTTGATATTATTGGATTTAATTTTAAAGATCCGTTGCTATTAACAGATGGCGGCGTATCAACGTTTGCTGTTCCTGATATGAGAGGACGTTTCCCTCTCGGTCTTGACGATATGGGAACAGGCCAGGGCGCAGCAAATAGAGTAACAAGTGTAGCAGCAGACTCGATTGGTACTGCATCAGGTGAAGAAGAATACGATATTACCAAAGCTAATTTGCCAGAACACGAGCATGATTTGCGTGCACCAAATGGTGATCAGTTTTATGCAACGTCTGATATTTCATCAAGTGGGACAACTGATCCTAGTGCGATTACATATGATGCACCAACCGGTGCTAGTGCAGGAACTGCGATTTCTACAAGCGGCGGCATATTAGGTGGCGGCGAAACAGCCAGCGGCGATTATAGATCAGTCGAAGGCGAAGACCTTGGTACAGCATTAAATGTAATGAACCCGTACCAAACAGTTAATTACATTATATATCATGGAGTATTTGGATGAGTTATAGATTAAATAAAACAGACGGAACTCTATTAATAGATCTTATTGATGGAGAAATTGACGAAGATTCAAGTGATTTAGTATTTGTTGGACGTAATTATAAAGGTTTTGGCGAGTACTTAAATGAAAACTTTATTAAGTTGCTTGAAAACTTTGCTAGTACAACAGCACCGATCAATCCGCTAGCAGGACAACTTTGGTATAATACTAATTCTAACAGATTAGAAGTGTACGACGGGTCAACCTTTAAAGCATCCGGCGGCCCGGTAGTGCAATCAAGTTTTCCGAATAATCCTTCTGCTGGTGAATTGTTTATTGATAATCAAGATAACCAGCTATTCTTCTATGACGGAACAGATTGGACACTGGCTGGACCAATCTATACAAACGGCCAAGGAAAAACAGGATTCGAATCGGTAACAATACTTGATACTCTTGGACGTAGCCGTGTTGTAATTGAACAATTTATTCAAGGAATTCTAGTTGGTATATGGAGCAACATTGAATTTACTCCAGATTCTGGATCAGAAATTGTAGGAATTAGTTCGCCTATTAAAGTTGGATTTACTCCTGTTAATTCGTCTTTCTCTTACAACGGCACAGCAACTAATGCACTTAATCTTGTAACCGAAGGCGGTGACATAAAGACTATAAATTCATTCCTTCCAACAGATTCAAATGGAGTAACTTCCGGTACTCTTACGATTCAGAATACAGGAGGATTAATTCTTGGACCAGCACAAAATAATATACAAAAGATTGTAGGAACATCAGTAGTTACAGAAATGGGATTACTAGATCACGACTATAAAATTCGTGTACGTTCGTCTGCATTTGGAAGCCTTATTGTTGACGCGGTTACTGTAGATTCGTCGTCGGGCCGAGTTGGTATATTTAATGCAACACCTGAATATAATCTAGATGTTACCGGCGATGCAAGAATAACAGGAAACTTAATTGTTGAGGGAGACACTACTAGCATTGATGTTACTACATTAAGGGTAGAAGATAAAAATATCGAATTAGGTATTACTAACGACAGTACACTTATTACTGATGCAGCCGCTGACGGTGGCGGGATAATTCTAAGAGTAACAGGCAATGACAAAACATTAACATGGGTTAATGCAACAACGTCGTGGAAGTCAAGTGAAAACTTAGACATTGCATCCGGTAGAACTTACAAAATAAATGGCACAACAGTGATAACGTCTACTGCATTAGGAACAGGAATTGCAACAGCGCCGGGGTTAACGTCAGTTGGTACATTAAGTAGCTTAGACGTAGACAATTTAAATCTAAATGGTAACACTATTACCTCAACTTCGACAGGATTGAATATAACTTCTGCTGCAACTATTATAGTTAATAACCAAAGGATAACAGGTGTTGCCACTCCGTCAATTTCTACAGACGTAGCAACAAAAGGTTATGTAGATTCGGAGTTTAATACAGAGAATGTTGTTTTATCACTTGATATAACAGGTTTATCAGATGCCCAAATTGCTATAGTAATTGAATCGTTGGTACCTGCTACTACAAAAGAAGCAGGGACATATGCTCTTGTTGCTACTACTTCATATTCTGGGTCAACGGTTAGTAACGTTGACATTGCAAGTGTTACTAATAAATCATTTATTGCTGTTGATTCAAACGGCACACAAAATGAAAGTGTCCTTCAAGATGTTAACTTCAACCTGGCGAGCGGTATTGTTGATGCAGTAGTTACACGAGGTTTAAAAAGATTCAGTAAATCCGGCGCAGTTGGTGCCGGATCGTGGGTGTTTGATACAGATTTAGCAACAGGACTATAATGATGATAAATATCACTAACAAGGGGTTATACTAAATGGCATACCAAATTAATAGATACAACAGTTCCTTAATTGCTACTGTTGAAGACGGAACAATAGATCAAACAACAGACTTAAAATTTGTTGGCAAAAACTATGCAGGCTACGGCGAAATACAAAACGAAAACTTTCTTTTCTTATTAGAAAACTTTGCAGGAGCAAATGCTCCGCCAAGAGCGTTATCGGGTCAGATTTGGTTTGATAGTTCTTCTAATAAATTGAAATTTTACGACGGTTCTAAATTTAGAACAACCGGCGGATCCGAAATAGCAACAGTTGAACCAACAGGATTGACAGTTGGTGATTTTTGGTGGGACACTGCAAACGATCAGCTATATGTGTATAATGGCAGTGTTTATGTGTTAATTGGTCCACAGGCTGCTGGCGACGGTGTAACCCAAATACAAAGCCGTCTTTTAAAAGATACTCAAGACATTAACCACTCTGTTATTGCATCAGTAGTTGACGACGAAGTAATACATATTATATCAGCAGATCAATTTACAATTAAATCAGGCGATCCAAGTGAGATTGACGGATTTGACGTTATCAAAAAAGGTTTAACCCTTAAAAATACAAAAGAAGCTACTAATGGTGTAACTAGCACTGAACACAGGCTTTGGGGAACAGCGTCGAACGCATTGCGCTTAGGTGGCTTTGAAGCTGCTGATTACGTAAAAAGCGGTGATTCATCATTTGCATCTACTGTTAGTTTTGCAGATGCAGGATTAACAGTTGGTGATTCGCAAGACATAAAAATCTTTATCGAAAACGGCAACGAAGCTGTTATCTCTAATACAGTTGGTTCGAGTAATAAGATTACGTTTAAGGTTAATAATGGTTCCGGCACACTTACTGCTGTAACATACATTAATTCAACAGGCATCATTCCGGTAGCAGATTCTACGTTTAATATTGGATCAGATAGTCTAAGATGGGCAACTGTGTATGCTGATGTATTTGACGGCACGGCTACAAAAGCCGATACATTAAAAGAAGGTTCGAATTATCGTTCTGCAGATAAAAGTGCAACTGCTAATACAGTTGTTGTGCGTGACGCAACAGGAAATATTGCTGCAAACTTATTTGAAGGTGTTGCAACGTCTGCTCGTTATGCTGACTTAGCAGAAAAATATACAACAAATGAAGAACTAGCACCTGGTACAGCAGTATCGGTTTGTATGCATGAAGATCATGAAGTTGAACCAGCATCGGCTAGCAAATTTTGCATCGGCGTAGTATCAACAGATCCAGCTTATATGATGAATAGCGAAGCAGATGGTCAGTATATTGGACTTAAAGGGCGTCTACCGGTTCGTGTAACGGGACCTGTTAAAAAAGGACAACCTGTTTATGCAATGAAAGACGGTGTAAGTAGCACCTTAACAACAAATGCGTTAGTTGGAGTTGCTCTAGAAACTAATCTTGATGAGAATGAAAAACTTGTTGAATGTGTATTAAAGGTATAATAAAAAATGGCAATTGGTGATTTAATTACAGCGGCAAGATATAATAATATACAATCAGTAGTAGCAACAGTGATGGGAACAGGTTCGGGCACCGACGGTTACGGACAAGCGTTAGCAAGTTCAACAGTGTCTGCTGGATCGGCAGTTACTGCTCTTGACATGCAAAATTTATACGACGACATGTTTGCTGCAAGGGTTCACCAGACTGGTGCAGCACCTACTCAAATTGCCGACATGGCAGCAGGCAACATAATTGGCGAAGACACTTCTGATAACCCGGACGGAACAGCAAAAGGTTATACTGATTTTGAAGGCTTACTTCCTACTATCACAGGTGATAAATTTCTAATTCATGCAAGTCAGGCATCTATCGAAGCTGCTATTTCGTCAACAAGAACTACAAGCTGGAACGGTTTAATTACGCATGAGTTTACTGTAACATTTGCTAGCGAAAATGATCGTAGATATTTTTTTAATGCAGGCGGCGAAATACGTTTCTCAGCAGCATTAACAAGTGCAGTTGGTTCAAAGGACACTGATTGGGCTACGTTGTTAGCTAATATGGGTACAATTAAATTTAATTACACTGATACTTCTGCCACCGGTACTGGCACCGGAAGTGCAATAGGTAATTATGATTTAACTGGAACCTATCAGCAGATCTTTATTAAAACTGGATCCGGCGTGTATGCAGAAAACGATTATAACATCAATGCTAGGTCTCCGACAGCAACTACAATTCAATTTAGGGCACAGTTTAGAGATGATGACGCAGGTGACCCAGATGTTGACGAAAACATTGATGGCGATATTACGAGTACAATTCAACAATATCGTCCAAGTGGTCTGTATGTAAATGTTGCTAGCCCGAGCTATGCAAACGACGTTGCGCTATAATCACATTCCCAGTTAACTGCAATATTTTAAGGTATATATATATAATAGCCTTAGGAGATCGCATGGACGAACGTTTAGAAAAAGCATTAGAATTTTCTAATTATACTGTAACCCTTAACACACAGATTAGGTTGCTTGAAGAGAAATTCAACGAAAATATCATCTATTATTATAGCGGCGGTCAGTTTACGGCATTAGAAGGACGTATTACCTTCTGTTTAGCAATGCTAGGAGCCGGGCATGAAGAGATTGTATTGCTAGACGATAACAAAACGCCTATTCAAATTACAAATCTTGAGGAATTTACAGACGAACTAACAGATCGCTATTTCTCAGCTACCAATGAATACCAAACAGGATATAACGAAATACGCAAGAATCGTAGCGTAAAAGGAATTATCGAATTATGAGCCAAGGAATATTAGTGTTTGCTGAAAACAATTCACAAGTTGATTATGTTAAGCAAGCATACTTCTTGGCCTTGCGTTCTAAAGAGTATCTCAATCTTCCGGTATCAATTGTAACAGATGCAATCGAATATGTTAAAACATTTCCTGATTATGAAAATGTATTTGACAAGATAATTCAAGTACCGTATTCGGAATCATCTAATATTAAACGGTATCACGACGGTGCGTTAGTACAAAAGCAATTGAGTTTTAAAAATGATAAACGTCCTCTTGCATACGAATTATCACCATACAATGAAACATTATTGTTAGACACAGACATTGTTATAGGCGATAACAAGTACATACACTGTTTTGATCAAGAACACAACTTCTTGATATACCAACGTGCATACGATTTGGCAGGTTTCCGTGACTATTCGGAATTTGATAAAATAAGCGATGCAGGCGTTGATTTCTATTGGGCAACTTGTGTATTTTTTCGTAAGACAGATGAAAATGAAATATTCTTTAATCTATTAAAGCATATTCAGGAAAATTGGCAACACTACAAAACAATTTTCCAAATTACATACAATGTGTACAGAAATGATCATGCATTTTCTATAGCAATTCATATTATGAATGGATATCAAAAGGGATCTTTTACTAACCCAATGCCTGGCATACTATTTTATACAACAGACCGTGACGTGTTATGGAAACTCGAAGGCGACAAGTATCAATTCTTGCTTGAAAAAGAAAACTATCTCGGAGAATATACAGCTTGTAAATTCTCTGGAACAGTGCATGTTATGAACAAGTTTAGTTTATCGGCAATAATAGACAAGGAGTTAGCATGACCCAAGGTTATTTGATGTTAGCACAGAATGCAGAAGACGATTATGTAAAACAAGCATGTCTTTGTGCAATGAGTATTCATTCAACTAATAAAGATGCTCGAGTGTCTCTGGTAACTAATGATATTGTGCCAGAAGAATATAAAAAGTATTTTGATCAGATTATTCCTATACCGTGGAATGACGATGCAGAATCTAGCGATTGGAAAATTGAGAACCGTTGGAAACTGTATCATGCTACTCCGTATGAAAAAACAGTAGTGCTTGATACAGACATGTTAGTGTTGCAGGATTTATCGTCATGGTGGGAATTCTTAGACATGTATGACCTTTATTTTACCACTAACGTATATTCATATCGCGGAGAAAAAATAACTAGCAAATATTATCGAAAAGGGTTTGTTGCTAACAAATTATATAACTTGTACACAGGAGTTCATTATTTTAAAAAGTCTAACCAGGCAGCAGAATTCTATAAGTGGATGGAATTAATTACACAAAACTGGGAATTATTCTATGGACAGTTTCATAAAGAGCATTACCCATCGCGTCCTAGCATGGATGTAACTGCGGCAATTACTGCAAAAATACTCAACTGCGAACATGATATCACAAACGAATTGGCAAAATATCCGACATTTACTCATATGAAATCTCATGCACAAAATTGGAAAAAACCTAGAGACAAGTGGCAAGAAGTAGTTGATGTTCATTTAACTGCTACAAACTTAATGATAGGCAATTACAAACAAACAGGCATATTTCATTACACTGAAAAATCGTTTGTTGACGACGAGAAGTTAAAAGTATACAAGGAATATCTAGAATGCAAATAGGCGCATACAAATTAAGAGAGCGTAAAATTGTGTCCAATGAATTTTATATATGTTTTGATTTAAGCACAAACAAAATACAAAAGATCATTAACAGTATTCCCGAAGAGTGCGAAGATGGATTTGGTTCATTTGCTACAACATACGACGAAGTAAGTAATATATTATCGGGAGAATTCAAGCTTGAAGATTCAGAAGTTTGGTTTAATCCGGAAATTAAACAGTATCAAGTTAAGGATCTTAGATACCAAGATCCTGACATCATTAAAGAAAAAATATTTAAGATGTCGTATGTCATTGACGCCGACGTGAAAGTTATTATGGATTATGCTACAACCTGTTGGAAGTTTTATATCTCTGAAGACTTTCTTTCTACGTTAAAGGAATATAATGTGTCAATTAATTCTACACTGTATTTTTCTGTAACTGAAAAAGGGAATCCCAACGTGCTATACAAGCTAATGAAGGTTCCGTTTAAGGAATTAATCAAAGACTTCTATTATATAATTCCATTTGACAGCAAATTTGAAATTGACAAAACTGACTTTAGCGTGTATACTATAAAAAAGTTTGACACGTATTCTCTTGAGGTAATTAATGAGTAAATTTAAAGTACTAGATTACGACATAATATATTTAAGTTATGACGAACCTAACGCAGAAAAAAATTATGCAGATTTGTGTAGAAAAGTTCCATGGGCTAAAAGAGTGCACGGCGTAAAAGGCAGTGATGCAGCACACAAAGCATGTGCAAAATTATCTGAAACAGATCGTTTTATTACAATTGACGGAGATAATACAGTGCGGTCAGAGTTCCTTAATCAAGAGATTGATTTTGCAGAACACACTGACTTAGAGAATTCGGTTATTTCGTGGTGTGGTCGAAACACAATAAATGGATTAATGTATGGCAACGGCGGCATTAAATGCTGGCCTAAGCAATACGTACTGAACATGAAAACGCATGAAAATGCAGCCGCTGATAATCCACATGCGCAAGTAGATTTTTGTTGGGATCTTGAATACATTCAAATGAATTCGTGCTACTCGGATGTGCACAACAATGCAACTAATCAACAAGCGTGGAGAGCAGGATTTAGAGAAGGCGTCAAGATGGCGCTAGACAGAGGAATAAAACCGTCCAAAGAGGAATTCCAAAAGAACCATTGGAAGAACCTACATCGCCTTTACATATGGTTAATGGTAGGTGCTGATGTAGAAAATGGTAACTGGGGCATCTTTGGAGCAAGAGCAGGATTGTACATGACAATGTGTACAGATTGGGATTATATACAAGTTAGAGATTTTGAATATTTAAACGACTTGTGGAAACAATCTTTTGCAGGCGTTGCAGAAATAGACGTAGAGAAGGAATCGGCAGAATACGGAGTTAATCTTATTAACAAGTTAGAACTACCAATTGCTGAATTGCCCCTTGGACCTCAACAAAGTCATTTCTTTAAAACTGTATACCAAAATCCATCACGTTCTGTTACACAACAATTTATAGACAAGGAATAATATTATACATGACAGATAAAATAAGTCAAATTACTACTGCAAATGAAAAAACTGACAAGATTAGCAAGACGTTTTGCCTTGCTAAATGGCATCATACTACAATCTATTTGCATACCGGTCAGACACATTCGTGTTATCATCCGTCGCCGCATAGTATCCCACTTGACGAATTAATTAATAACCCTTCGGCGCTGCACAATACTTTACAAAAGAAAAAAGAACGTGCTGAAATGTTGGTTGGAGAGAAACCAGAAGGATGCAAATATTGCTGGAATATAGAAGACCTAGGTGATGACCACATTTCTGATCGAATGATTAGAAATGAGTCTATATATTCTGATGCCAGGATAGATGAAATAGTTAATAATAACTGGAATTATAATATTAATCCGGAATACATAGAATTAGCATTTAGTAATGAGTGCAATTTTAAATGCGGATATTGTCATCCTATGGCAAGTTCGTCTTTTCACAATGAAATTAAGAAATTCGGTCCAGTTACTACTGTTAAAAATCATAATTTAGATATTAGTTGGTTTAATCCGTTTGAAGAATCAACAAATCCGTATGTAAAGGCATGGTGGGAATGGTGGCCTGAGGTATCAAAGACCCTTAATATTTTGCGAATTACCGGAGGCGAGCCATTGATGCACAAAAGTACTTGGCGTCTGTTTGAAGAATTGAAGAAAGATCCAAAACCGCACATTGAATTGAATATTAATTCAAATTTAGGAGTTAAATCTTCGCTTGTTGTTAAGTTGGCAGAAAATGTAGCAGAAGTAGTAGACAACGGATATGTAAAAAAATTCGGACTATATTCAAGTGTCGACACCTGGGGCGACCGTGCTGAATATTTAAGAACAGGATTATCTACTACTCTTTGGGAAGAAAACCTAGACAAATTCCTTACTACAACTGATGCAGACTTTACAGTTATGTGTACATTTAACATTTTGAGTGTAACATCGTTTGTAGACTTTCTGGAAAAAGTGCTAGAATGGCGAAAGAAGTATCCGCAGCGTACTATTAATTTTGATACTCCGTACCTTAAAGAACCATTGCAGTATGACATGCATATTCTTCCTAAGGAAGAATTTCTTCCGTATTTTGATAAAATATTGTCATTTATTAAAGATAATATGGATAACAATGATCCGTTGAAATTTTCCGACTTAGAATATCAAAGATTTCGTCGCGTCCGGAATTATTTTGAAAAAGATGTTTACGATTCGGAAAAAATCAGCCAAGGTAGGTCTGATTTTTATAACTGGTTTGACGAATACGATCGTCGTAGAAAAACTAATTTCCTTCAGACGTTTCCGGAGATGGAATCTTTTTACAACATGTGCAAAGAAGTATCTGAGGAGAAAAATAATTGAAAATTTTTATTACAGGTATTGCTGGATTTTTAGGTAGCCATTTAGCTACCCGTATGTTAGAACTGGGACACACTGTTGAGGGCAATGATAACTTAATAGGCGGCTATGTCGACAATGTGCCATCTGGCGCAGTGTTACATCAAGTCGATTGTTGTGATCTAGATTTGCTCACTGAAGCAATGGGCAACGATGTTGATATAGTTTATCATACAGCAGCAACCGCTCACGAAGGATTAAGTGTGTTTAGTCCTAACATGATTACAAAAAATGTATTTCAGGCTAGTGTAAGTACAATCACTGCGGCAATTAATAGTAATGCAAAAAGGTTTGTTTATTGTTCTTCGATGGCTCGCTACGGCAACCAACCGGGACCATTTACTGAAGATATGAAGACATCTGGCATTGATCCGTACGGAGTTGCTAAAATAGCAGGCGAAGAAATTTTAAAAATACTCGCTCCGATGAATAATATGGAATGGGTTATTGCAGTACCTCATAATATAATTGGCCCGGGGCAGAATTATGAAGATCCGTATCGCAACGTGTTGAGTATAATGATCAACCGAATCTTAAATGGTCTTCCGCCTATTGTGTACGGCGACGGGACACAAGTGCGATGCTTTAGTTATATCGACGATTGCATTTATTGTCTTGAAAAATTAGCATTTGATGATGTAGCAGGCGAAATTTTTAATATTGGTCCGGATGAAGAATTTGTTACAATTAATGAATTAGCTGCAAAGGTGTTAAAACATACTAATTCATCTCTTGAGCCGATTTTTTATCCTGCCCGTCCGACCGAGGCAAAGATTGCAGTATGTAGTTCGAATAAATCTAAACGTCTTCTTCGGTATCGAACAAACACTTCGCTCGATCATGCAATTAAAGAATCTATTAAATTTATAATTAAAAAAGGACCGAAACCTTTTAATTATAAATTTGATCTCGAAATCTTAACAGATCAAACACCAGTTACATGGAAAGATAAATTAATATGATCGATTTGTATTTTGAAAATATCGCCGACTATCGTCCTGATTCTACAAATTTTATTAACTGCAATGATATAAATTCGTCAGGATTAAGAAGATTCGGAGCCAGTCCGTTTATAAAGTTACACGGTGAGCAATTTGTTAACAAATATATTTCAGAAATTCCCGATCATCCATTAGTTAATTATATTATTTCTATAGGCGTCGGTCATTCGCCTAGTGATTGGTGCGGTGCAACATCTACTCGTCCGGATAAATTGCTCGGAAGGAAGAATGTTTTTGCTCATTTAGATACTAAACACTTCAAAAATATTCAACAAAAAAAAGCATTTGTATTACTGGATCAATCACATGAAGGATATTCAACTGAATGGTTATGGGAATGGTTCCATCAATCGTGCATTGACTATGGAATTCCGCCTTCTCAAATAATTTATATAACTGGAGATCTAAATGTAGATCAATTATATACTCGATGGGCAGATGAAAATAATATCAAAGACAGGATTGCAGTTTTTGCATATACTCATTTTGAATATGTTGTAAGTGGATGGATGTCAACTCCGAGATTTAGTCCAAAAAAATGGATCAGATATAAACGTAATAATCCTTCGGAGATATATGATTACAATTGTTTGCAAAAACGGACACGCGCACATAGAACTAGATTATTTTTAAAGTTGTACGAATTTGATTTGCTGAAACACGGCATTAATTCAATGAACAAGTTTTCGTACAATGATACGTGCCTGCCAGATTTTAATGAAGCAGATGAGCATATTTGTAAAAACGCTGTGCAATTATTGCCAATGTATCCACCAAACACTAGTAAACAAGATAAAAAAGTTTTTAAATCGGGCGACTGTGGATTTTATTTAACTACTATAGATACATACAGTCCTTATTACAGTTGGTTAACTGTAATAAGCGAAGCATCATATTCTTCTGATTTAGAAACATGTTTCTTAAGTGAAAAAACTTTTAAGAGTATAAAAATATGCCATCCTTTTATAATTTGTGGAAGCAAAGGTTCATTAGCTCATTTACGTTCGTTAGGCTACAAAACATTTGACCCGTACATTGATGAGAGTTACGATCAATTAGATGATGAAGATCGATTAGATGCAATTGTAAAAGAGCTTATTAAATTTAAGGAAATGAGCTTTTCTGAAAAAGTAAAATTGTTTACAGCTATGTCCGAGATATGCATTTACAATCAACAAGTTTTAGTAAATAAGCAAAACGATTTTAATGTTTATCATACAATAACACAATATATAAAGAAAGTAACTAATTAAAATGTATATCTCGACAGTTAAATCAATCAATGACGATTTAAAAAGAACTAAAAAAGCAATTATTTCATTAGGTTGTTCTTTTGTAGAAGGACAGGGCGCTATTGCCAATGAAATATATACAACCTATCCTTGGGAATTTCCAAATGATCACGGCGACCCGATCTGGCAATTAACAAAAAAACAGACTGCCCGCCTAAAATCTGAGTATCCAGATACTCGGATCATAAAACATGAATTCGGTCAGACTATTAAATTTTATAGACAAGAACAAAATAACGCATTTGTAAACGTGCTGTGTAAAAAATATTTTGGTGGCGAGTACACTCCTATTAATTTAGGAATTCGAGGTTGCGGAAACCGTGCTACAATTAAAGAATTGCAAATGTATCCGTCGTTAAATTGGCAAGATGCTGAAGAAAAAATTGTAATATTCTGTCCGACGGGATTAGAAAGATTTGATTTTATAAACGATCAAACATCAGATCATCCTAATTTTTTAGCTATGTGGCCTAATGTAAATGGAGATCATGGCAACAATTCTGGAAAAAGCAAGTTGTGGCAAGGATATGCTGAATCTCTTGCTAGTAGTAAATTTTATATATTAGAACAGATAATAAATTTTATTGACTTAACACTATGGTGCAAATATCACAATGCATCTTTAATTGTTGTTCCTGCGTTTGATAGTCGATACAGCGTAGAGATGTTTACCCATGCAATTAGTACTACAGTGAAAAGGGATAGCAAATCCGGAACAGTAATAGAATCACAGGACCGCAACGTCTCGGATAACAGTCAGAAACTAGTAAAGCAAGTACCGTGGGATAATTTCTTCAAACCAGACGGAGAAACCACGTTTGCAGATCTCTTTATAAAAAGAGAAGGTGGCAACATTGACAATGGTTATTATTTTCAATATCTTGGCAAACCTATACAACAGGGTTGGGTAACACCGTGTGCCCACCCTTCGGTTAAAACACACGATTTATTTGCCAAATTGTTGCATGATGAAATAATGTTAAATGGTAGCAAATATAGTATAACAAAGGATTAAGTTAATGACCCCTGAAGAAATTAGCCGATGTGAAAAAATAAAATATTTCACAGACATACATCCATTTCATTATATTCCGTTTGTTACTATTAATGAAGGTACAATAGTTAATGAGTTTGTGTCACCCGACACAGAACCGAAATTTATCAAAATGAAATCAACAAAACCAAAAGACTGGTATTACAATAATCATACAGTTAAATACACAACAAATAACAGTGGATATAGAGCACCGGAATGGGAAACTATTGATTGGAAAAATAGCATTATTATGTTTGGCTGTTCGTGTACGTTTGGTATCGGAATATCTGATGAGCACACTATACCATATATACTGCAAGAACTTACAGGTCGTCCGGTGATTAATTTAGGAGTACCGTCTTGTTCGAATAATTTTATAATGGATCTAAATAATATGTACACTTCGCGATTCCCTAATCCTTATGCAGTTGTAGTTAATTGGTCTGCACTTAATCGAAATAGGATTTATAATGATCAAGGAATATTTCATACCGGTCCGTGGAACGACCTCGGTCAGGCATCTGATAAAATAATGAAAAAAATAAACAAAATCTGGAGCAGATCGGTCCAGGTTCCTGCACATAATTATATGTCAAATAAATTACTCGGGATACAATTTAAAAACTTATGGAAAGGAAAATCGTCAACCGCCGAAATTACATATTTCCCAGGAACTGATGACATAATGAATTGTGAATTTGTAACAATGTCCCAAGACGCCCGCGACTCGCAGCATCCCCGCAGTTCTAACATTACTGTGGCAGAAAATATAGTTAATCAACTATTAAAACAAGGTAAAATATGAGTAAATACAATTCAAATGCAGACGCAGCAGAACGCCAATTAAATAACCTAAGTCCGACTATGTGCTTTGCAAAATGGGCACAGGTTTCGATTAATTTAACTAACGGATTAACGCATAGCTGCTATCATCCTCCTGCACATAAGGTAAATCTCGAAGAAATCGAAAAAGATCCTTCTGCGCTGCATAACACGCAACAAAAAAAACAAGAGCGCAAACTGATGCTCTCCGGAAAAAGACCAGAAGGATGTTCGTATTGTTGGAAAATGGAAGACCAAGGAAACCGCAGCGATAGAATTTATAAGTCAGGAGAAGCATGGGCCCAAAATTCGAAGAAAGATATTATAGACACTCTTGATACCGGCAGCATTAATCCCAGATACGTTGAGATAAATTTTAATCAAACATGCAATCTTAAATGCATGTATTGTTCGCCTCATATTAGTTCTGCATGGGAAGATGATATTATTAAACACGGTCCGATTTCTATTGCAGATGGCAAGACGGGCGATCAATCTAAGCATAATGATTTGTCATATTTTATTGATAGCAAGACTATGCCATTTGCTGGACGTCAAGCCGATAATCCGTATCTAGCAGCTTTTTGGAAATGGTGGCCGGACTTGTACAAAGATCTAGAAGTCTTTAGAGTAACGGGCGGCGAACCGTTGCTAGATTCTAATTTCTATCAAGTGTTGGATTATATCTATAAGAATCCAAATTCTACACTAGAAGCAAGCATTACTAGTAATTTTTGTCCACCCCGTCCGGAAATAATGAATAAGTTTATTTCTAAACTAAAAAAATTAGAAGAAATACAAATTTGGGAAGATACTTCTAAATTCAATCCCGCAGCTAATAACTATTGGTATGTTAATATGGCCCTTAAGAACTTTACTACATTTGTTAGTGTTGATTCGGTAGGTGCACAGGCTGAATATATTAGAGATGGTCTAACGTTTGATACATTGGATAAAAATGTACATCGTTATCTAACAGAGACTATTAACACGTCGATAACATTTATTAATACCTTTAACATATTGAGTTTGCCTAAATTCAAAGATTTTTTGATCTATATTTTACAATTACGGCAGACATATAGCAAGTCGAATCAACCACTTATTTTAATTCCCATCGAGGATAAATGGACAACGCATCCAGACTATGAAGTACATCCTAGACAGCGAATAGGACTTGACATACCCTTGCTTACAAGTCCTGCTTGGCAAAACATAAACATCCTTCCGGCTGAGTTTTCTCATTACATTGAAGACGGAATAAAGTTTATGGAACAAAATTCAGATATTAGCGACGGCGCTGGATTTTATGATTTTGAAATCGAAAAAGTAAAACGCAACTTGCGACATATGAATTCTATTAATAATGCAAAAGAAGTTAAAATTGCACAAGATAATTTTGTTTCCTTTTTTGATCAGTATGACAAACGAAGAAATTTGTCATTTGTTGATACGTTTCCTGAATATTCTGAATTATATCATGAATGGCGCGCAGCAAGAGACCGGTAAAGAGTGTGCAAAGATTATTTTAGAGAAGTTAAAACATTAGATGTATGATATAGTATTCATAAGTTACGACGAACCGAATGCTGATGAAAATTATGCCGCGCTAAAAGCAAGATTCCCGTCGGCAAAACGTGTCCACGGCGTTAAAGGAATTCATCAGGCACATATCGCCGCAGCTAAAAAATGCTTCACTAAGATGTTTTGGATAGTTGACGCTGATGCTATAATAATGGATGATTTTAATTTTGATTATATAGTATCGGATCATCAATTGGATCAAGTGCATGTATGGCGCAGTCAGAACCCTGTAAATGATTTAATTTATGGATATGGCGGCGTTAAATTATTCCCTCGACGAATGACTATAAAAATGGATACATCAAAGCCAGATATGACTACAAGCATATCGACCAAATTTAAGGCAATACATACTGTATCAAATATTACAGCATTTAACACAGACGAGTTCAGCGCCTGGCGCAGCGCGTTTAGAGAATGCTGTAAGTTAAGTGCTAAGATAATAGATAGACAAAAAAGCACAGAGACTGATCAACGACTGCGCACATGGTGCCAGGTAGGCAAGGACCGTGCATACGGTAGCGCAGCTATAGATGGTGCTAATGCAGGCGCTGCATACGGCGCTAGTCACAAAGATGACAAACAGGCGCTAATGAAGATAAATGACTTTGCATGGCTCAAGGAACGATTTGATGAAAGACATAATTTGGCAAAGTGAAGAAGGCAACGATAGATGGGTTGCTGAAATTTTTAAATTTAAAAGAAATGGGTACTTTGTTGAAGGCGGGTCAACTGCTGGTCGTAACAATAGTGCAATAGTTTTAGAAAAACAATTCGATTGGAATGGCATAGCAGTAAATGCCAACAGGCATCATGCTAGAGTAATTAAAACTAAGCAACGTAGAAAAAATGTCGAACGAGCTGCATTATGGAGTTCAACCGGTACCGTTGACTTTTATGAAACACAGATTGGTGTAATTGCAGATACTAAGTTAACATTCTTAGGTGTCCCGCAGGATTTATCATATTCTTCATTTGTAGTTGGTTCGAATACAACAAATGAAGAAGTTGCAGATATAATAGAAAAAGGTAAAAAGGTAAAGATACCTAGTATTACGTTAGAACGGTTGCTCAAAAAGTATAAAGCGCCGCCAGTTATTGATTACATAGGTTTAGACATTGAAGGCTCAGAATACGAAGTATTAAGAGTGTTTCCGTTTAAGAAGTACAAAATACTTGCTATGAGCATAGAAATGAGCGAACCCTGCCAGCAATTATTAATCGACAATGGATTTACTAGAGTTGTTAATCCGTATTGCCCAAAGTCTTACGAACATCATTATGTTAATAACGAAATATTAGAAGACTACCCGTTTGAACTATACAAGGAAATAGACGATGATTCACAGAAGTAATTTTTTTAAGAACTACGGACAATTTATAACTAAGTTTCCCGATACAGATGTGTCAGATTTGTTTTCAAAAGGACAAATGGAATCTAAAAGTTGGTTAGTTGAATCTCTATTAGAAATAAATCAACCATTAGGATTAGTGTTTATATGTGCAGGTTGGTACGGAAGTCTTGCAACCTTTTTGTTCGAAAGCGGATTGTCTATAGAAAAGATAAGAAGCTTTGATGTTGATGAATCATGTGCAATACGCGCTGACACATTTAATCGTTCGTGGGTAATGGACGGTTGGCAGTTCAAAGCAAGTACATTAGATATTACAGAAATGATGTATCCTTTAACTCATACAACTTATAGAGCAGACGGTAGCAGTTTAGAATTAACAGAAATGCCCGATACAATTATTAACACTAGCTGCGAACATATTTCTAACTTTTCAGATTGGTATAATGCAATCCCGGCAGGCAAAATGATAATACTTCAATCTAATAATTATTTTGAAATAGATGAACACGTAAACTGTTCCGAAAGTTTAGAAGAATTTGACAGAATGACTCCTATGCAGGAAACATACAAATTAGACAAATTAGAACTTAATAAATATACTAGATATATGAAAATAGGCATTAAATGAAACAACCTTGGTGCATAGAGCCTTTTATAAGCATTTCTCATAACACCGAAGGACATTATCAATTATGTTGCATTGCAGGAGTTGACAAGACTAGTACTGCTAATGCCCGTACAATAACCCCTACTGAATATTTTAACAGTGATTATATGAAGACTGTTCGTAAGGATATGTTAGATCATAATCTTACAAATGACATACGTCATGCATGCCAGTCTTGTTTGTTAAATGAAGCAAACGGAATGAAATCACGCAGACAAACACAGGCGCAGAAATATACAGCTGATCGAGCAATCGAACAGGTACACAAGGATCCGTTAGCTGATTTAGATTTGTCTAGCCTGCGTTATGTGAATCTAAAAATTCTCGGAAATTTGTGTAATTTAAAATGTATAATGTGTAATCAAAATTCGTCTTCGAAAATTGCTGCTGAATTTAAAAAGACAGGATTTAGAGAGATTGAGAAAGTAATACAGATTCCATTTGATGACGATAATAACGATGAATATTTAAAGAGCATAACACAAATTCTTAATCATGTTAATAGATTTAGTTTGATAGGCGGCGAAGCATTTATTAATCCGAACTTTGAAAAGATATTTGAAACAATATTATCTTCGGATAACGTGGATAATTTAGAATTATTTGTAATTACAAACGGCACAGTAATACCTAACTATGTACTAGATAATGCTTTTCGTTTTAAAAATATGAAATTTATGTTTAGTATTGATGGCATTGGTAAAAAAGGCGAATATATAAGATCGGATTTAAATTGGAACGAATTTGACGAAAACGTTAAAAAGACTATCGAAAGTGATGTTGACGTAGCAGTAAACATCGCAGTACAGCTTTTGAATATAGGATATTTGCATGAAATATACGATTATTTAGAAGATCTAGATACAAACCTTCTTAATAGCGTAAGTTGGAATAATTGGGTAACTTATCCTAAGGTATTTCGTCCGCTTAACATTCCGCTCGAAATAAAGGAATTATACAAAAGGAACTATAAATACCATAACATATTTTTAAATCCTAATAATAATTTGCAATTTGTGCAGATTAAAGAATTATTAAATAGTCCATTGGGGCAATTAACTGATTTTAACAATGGGATAAAATATCTTAAAGCACTTGACAAGTTTCGTGATAGATGTCTGATAGATGTCTTTCCTGAATTTGAAAAATATTACGGAGAATAGGATGTATTTCTGGATAGTATTTAAATCTGGCAATGATGAATTTAAATTACATTACAAGACATATGACACAGATTTTGGGTTGCGATGGGCAGATGCATTAAGAGAGCAGTGTCTAAAAGATAACAAAGTGCGAGAAAAAGATCGTCTTTATAATTTCCCTAACGGCATCTGGGACGAAGAAAAGATTGTAACTGAATTAAATGAATGTATTGCAATTATTAATAAAGACACTACGGTAATACATCATAATGCATTTGTAGGCATGCCTCAAGACCAGTTAAATCACTTGCATCATTATTTTGAAAATCTTAGAGGAGGTGTGCTATCACCTACTGAGTTTTGGGAATCATCAGACGAAGAAGTATGTGCAGCACTTGAAAAATTTAACATTGTTATTCACAGAGCAGAGAATTTTTACCGTAGTGTAATTAGGCCAGTGTTGTATCCTAGAATAGTTTGCACGTTTAATGACAGGATACGTTATGATCTTACCGAAGAAGATTATCAACATTTTACGCTAGTCCGTAAATTCGGCGAAGCACATATTAACTATTGCGAAGTAGGCAAACCGCTAAACGATGTGTTCATTGATGGCGACGATGTAGTCGGTGATGACAACATACGCCCGTTGCGTTATTATAGTTCTGACTTTCAAGTTTGCTATCATAGTCGTGGACAGGCAAATGTAGATGCATTTTTAGAAAGAATGAATCAATGGTGGGATGAAAACGAAGAACATCTAACAGCTTTAGGATTTCAAAAGAATGATCCGAAAAACTCAATAGGTAGCATTGCAGTTGCAGAAATGATAACTGTAATATCTGAACAAGAATTAGTAGACACTTTGTCTAACTATTTAACAATAGACAGGATTGAAATAGATGAATAAATTAGGCATTGGTATATATAATTCGTATCCTCGTCATTTACATATAGAGCCTACGAGTGATTGTAACGCACGGTGTCCGCAGTGTCCTAGAACATTGCACGGCACACTGCATACTAATCCGAATATAGAAATAGCAGAATGGACCCCAGAAGAAACTAAACAAGTATTGTCTGATAGTTTTTTTAAGAATCTTAAGAAAATCCTAGTAAATGGAAATTTAGGTGATATTGTTAAGCATAGTACTCCTAAAGAATTCTTAGAGGAACTTATTAAAAAAAATGTAGTAATTGAGATTAGAACTAACGGCGGCGCGTTAAAAACAGAATTCTGGAGTTGGTTAGGCACACAGCCAAATATTATAGTTGAATTTGGTATAGATGGATTAGAGGATACTCATCATTTATATAGACGAAAAACTAGATATGATGTAGTTATAAAGAATGCAAAAGCATATATAGAAGCAGGTGGGTACGCATCATGGGCAATGACGGTGTTTAAACATAATGAACATCAAGTTGACAAATGCAGAGACCTATCAAAAGAACTCGGATTTAAGAAATTTAAAGCCCGTGACACAACACGGTGGTGGGCATCGGATCAAAAAGTATTTGATAAGAACCTTGATTATGAATACAGTTTAGAACCCGCATCATCAGTTAAGTACTTAACTGATAATAAAAAAGAATATACTTATTCTAGAGAATATTTGCAAGAACAGCTTAACACAATACACAAATTTAATGTAGACACATTACAGCCGATGCCGTCGATACAATCTAACAAGGTGTCTTGTTTGGTTGAAAAAACTTCAAGTGTTTATTTGTCTGCTGATAAAAAATTATGGCCGTGTTGCTGGACTGCAAACGAAGCACAAACAGCAGTGTATAGGAATAGTAATTCACCATTTGTTGAAAAAGTGTACAAACAACTTGGGTATGATGTAGATTTTAATAACGTAGTAAAACGTTCGGTGAGAGATGTATTAGCAACTGGCATATTTAGAATTATCGAAAATAGTTGGTCTGGTGATTGCTTTTCAGCTTGTGCACACACCTGTGGTAAAAATTCAGTGTGGCGCACACAATTAAAAAATACAAAAATCACCAACAAAAAGTGATATAAGTATTAGTATGATAGATTATTATAAAATAGAACCTGAACAAAATACATTTAAAACAGTTTCGATACAAACAACGTATAAGTGTCAGTTAAGTTGCTCTAATTGTTATTTAGGAAATATGTTAAATAATGACTCTATTCCCGATATCGATATTGATAGATTCCGCGATTTTTTATCAAGGCTAAATGGCCGAACTGATATTAGATTCATTGGTGCAGAGCCTACAATGAATCTAAATTTATTTGAAATGATTAAAATGACAAGGAAGTACGGGCATCGTCCGTCTTTGTTAACAAATGGATTAAAATTACGCCGCGAGGATTATACAAAAGCATTAAAAATCTCAGGATTAAATATGCTAGGTATTAGTATGAACGGCGGAATTGACGACGACATGTATAAAGAGTTCGACAACGGAAAATACGCAAAGCCAAAAACAATTGCGTTGTCAAACTGTTTTAAATATAATATCATGCCACATATTAACGTTATTATGGATCCAACAAACACGCACGTTATAGCGCCTCTTATTGATTATGTAGTCAACACTGCTGCCGCGCATGGTCGGGCATTTAGCACGGTTAAATACCCGGTCGCATTGCGGGTTAAGTCTATAGGCCAGATGGGCTTTTATAGGAAAACTTACACATACAGCTTAGAAGAAATGATAGACATAATGTCAGATATACATAAATTTGACATTAGAAAAACTATTACTAACACAGTAGACGGATATGAAGAGAAAAGATCTGTGTTGTATAAATTCGAAACATCAAACGGTCCAATGCTAGGTAAGCTAACAGATTGGTCTGTTGATGATGACGGTGTGCCCGATTCAGGAAGCAGCCGTAGAGGAATATTAACAGATGATTATAAAATAGCACCGTTCTTTGAGTACTATTCAAATACACAAGAAAGTATAACAAATGTCTAAATTTTATCAAAAGACGTATCATATTAAAGCAAACATTGATTTGTTAAAAGAACTAGTAAATGAAAACAAAGATAAATTTGTTTGTCCATTTCAGAATGCCGAAAGTTATCTACACGTATACAAAGACGACACCTGTCGTGTGCAGTTCTTTAATTTGCAAGAGTGCGATTATTCTAAAGAGAAAAACAGAGAAGGCACTGTGTATATAAAGTATCTTATGTCTACTATGAAAAAAGTTAATAGACAAAATGATTATACCTTTTTGAAAGATAACTTTGAAAAATTCTGTGTAGAAACAAACGAAGAAAACTTTAGCATTGACGTAACGGGTGATCTAAAAGTAAAACAATTATTACGTGAACTACGCGAAGCATGGTGTTATGATCATTCAAAGCCTGAAATAAAAATTTGCAGAGTACGTCTAGTTAGATTACCTGCACGTAGCGAAATGCCTTTTCACAGAGATGAAACTAGCTCAAAGAATCTTAGAGTAATTTGCCCAATTATTACAAATGACAAATGTGTTAATGCATTTAAAGATATAAATGGCGAAACTGTTGAAATGTATTTTCCTGCTACCGGAGCCTTTTATAAATTTCATGACGAGAAAATAGAACACGCTGTTTTTAATAATTCCGACGAAGATCGTTATGCACTTATCTTAACAGTGGCAGGTGTAGATGATTTAAAAGAATGGGATAGAGATTATTACCGAAATGAAATGTTTTGGAAAAATTGGGGACACATGTGACTCTAAAATTGTTAACATACAGCCAAGACAATTTAATTGATAGTTTAGAATATCTTGAATTACTATACAACGAAGAACAAAACAGAAGTGTATATAATGTAATACGGGATATAAAAGAAGATAATTATCAAGGTTGGATTTCTATTCTATTTGATGACACAGAACTTGTTTCTTGTGCTGCACTAGAGAAATCGGAAAAGTACACAGGTGATCAAACATCTTTAAGATTTTGTAGATATTATAAATTAAAATCAAAAAGAAAGATTCAATATAATTTTTATAATTATTTAGAAGAGTATGTTACTATAGCAAAAGAAAACAATTGTAAAATAATCTATTTTACCGTGTTTAATCCCAAAGTTTATAAAGACATACTTAGAGTAAAGTCTAATAAAATATACGAAAAGTATAAAAAGAATTTTGCAATAACAGATTTTAAATTAAGAAATGATATTCTTTTTAAAATAAACGACGGATGTGTGCAGCAAATTTTTGAATACAAAACAGACGATAATTTTAAATGGAACCCGGACAGTGAATATATAATACCAAAATCATTATACACTGATAAAGACATTGAAGATTTATATAATGCAAGCGTGGATAACAGATTAGTGTAAGCAATGCCTACACTAATCTACTTTTATGCTGCTGTGCCGTCGTCTATATTGATCCAACCGCTATTCTGATATCCATTAAATTTGTTAGTTGTAGTATTGTAAACTACCATACCATTTCCGGCAGTTAGAGCATCTCGTTCGGCAGTAGTAAAGCTGCCGAATTGCACGTAACTTGGTGCAACAATGCTACCATTAATACCGTCTATGACTACTGTAGAATCATCTAAGGTCAGTGTGCCTTGTAACGAACCTGCAACCATTGTCCCTGTTACGTTGCCGCTAGCTGCAACCATTGTCCCTGTTATATTAGTATCGGCTGCTATTAATGTCCCTGATACATTAACATTGCCTACAACATCTAATTTTTCAGCCGGCTCGGTTATTCCGACACCGAGACTTCCGTTACGTATTGTAACAAGAAACGGACTAGTAAAATTACCACTCGGATCGTTGCCGAGAGTAATAAAGTCAGTACCGCCGAGAATAAGTGAAGTAGTTAGAGGTCCGCTAATGTCGTCTCTTTCAAAATATATTCCGCCATAAGGATTAGTAGTATCGCTTGAAAGATCTGTGTCGGTGTTTTTTACAAACTTTAATACAGTGTTGCCGTCGTATGCTTCTAGTCTAACATCTGTTCTTCCTGTAACGGATGAATTAACAACTAATTGATTAGTTCTAGTTTTGATAGTTGATACTGTAAGAGAATCATCGATGCCGTCGATTATAACAGATGAGTCGTCTGAAAATACGCTACCTACTAATTCGCCTTCTACGGTACCTTGTAAACTGCCTGTAAATGTATTTGTAGCACTGTTTACCATTACAGTGCTATCATCGCCGATTACGTTAATTCTATAATTGGCGCCTTCGACTACTGCACCTGTTATTGCTGCTTCTTCTGCTGGGATCCAGTTAGTGCCGTTCCACTTTAGCACCCAACCGATAGTCGGTGCTAAAGTGGTTGTGTCGACGTCTGATAAGCTATCAATACCAATGCCTGCGTTAGAGTCAATTGCTGTACCACCAACAGTTAATCCGTCGCCAACATACACTTTTTTTGTGTCTGTAGTGTATATAAGTTCACCAGCGAGAGGAGTAATCCCAAGTCTCTCACTATCGGTGCCTCTTCTCAAGCGTAATGCCATGTATGAACTCCTTCAAGAATATTTGTTACTGTATTTATGTTATTTGCGTTTCTTCATGAAGGTACGGGTGCGCTTAGTTATGTCATTTTTAAGGCGTTCGGTATCTAGCCTAAAATCAATGCGATCTATAACATCTGCAAATTCTTCAAATAGTTCGCCTATTTCGTCTTCGACTAATCGAGCTGCTTCATCAGTATCCTCGTTAAAGTCTCTATTATTGATTTCTATTTCCCAGACATTGCCGTCTTCGAATGTAATAAAGATGGCGTGGAGATACTCAATTGGTATTGTTTCAATATCAACATCATTGAGTATCTCAGGCCATTCGTCGACAGGGTCATCTGGCAACTTATCTAAAGTCATCAATTAGTTTGCTTTTCAGCTTTTTTTAACGTTAGTTCCTTAGCAGACTTCCGCAATGCTTGTGCTTCTTTTGACAATGCATCTGCTTGTGAACGCATTTGCCTTGCAAGATCTTCGTTAGATAACGGCTTCTCTTCGGTAACAATTGCATCGTCTACTGTGTTCATGCTTGCTACAGCTTCGACACTTGCTGCTTTTGCATCAGTGTATTGCGTCGCTGCGTCTGCTGCATCTAACTTTGGACCAGAATTCTCAGGAGTCTTCTTTACCTGATCAGCACCTAGTGCAAGGTCTGCAATTGACACACCTTTTTGTTCTGCAATGATAGCGTTCAGTTCATTGAGTGCAATAGAGGTTTGCATGTTTGGAGTCATTTCAACTGATGCAGTTGGAATCTTTGTTAATTTGCCTTCTCGGTGAAAGGCTGCTAACATATTACGCCCATCTGGCAATGTAGCTCTGCTCATTGCTTCTGCAAATTCGTAAACATTTTGTCCAGAGTTTGATTCAAGCGTTCTTATCATGGAGTCATGATATTCTGCATTCAAACTTTCTGTTTGGACTACAAGGCAGTGATCAGCATCACCTGGGATCACTCTATAAGCTACTACTAGCTTACGACGGTTATTTTTAAATCTACCAACATGTTTCATTATGCAGGACCTTTTTGATCTGCTAACGAATTAAGGAACAAATCTAATTTGTTGTAGATCTTCCCTACAGATTCCATTTCGCCTGCTTTAAATGCGCCCCTTGTTGACGCAACGTCAATGATGTTACGAATAGTAGCAAGGTCTTGTACTGTTAAATCGGGTGCAGCACTTGTTTCATTTGGCTGCGTTGCATCTGCTGGAGCCGTAGTTGCAGGTGCTTCTGTTTTTTGTTTTGTATCAGTCATATAGTATCTCCTATGTACGTTACTTATATACGCACATATTTATACCTATACGGCCTCTGGACAACCAATCATGAACAGAGTTTTATCACTAGGATTTTCAAAACCGATGCAAGAACGAATGACAATCTTGTTGTTTTCGTCTAGACTGGATATGTTGCCTCTAAAGTACCGACCGCGTAGATTATCAATAATCCATTGTTCGTAACGAGTAAGTGATATCCAACTATGATGTGGGTAATAGATATAAGACAGATGCGAGGCGGCTGTTTCTAACCGCCTCGCATCTAGTTGATCCAATGGATTAACTTTTTTCTTTAGCATTATGCATTCTCATCATAATGCGCTGTCATACCAAACGGCGCTTCGAGATTCTTGTCATGATGTCCGTGGATAATAAACAACGTGTCACAATAGTCTTCGTCACCCCATGAGCTGTAAGGATATCCATCTGTGAACATAATGAACTTCTTAGGAGTAATATCGTTCTCTTTCATAAACTCCCAGTTAGCGTCAAAGTCTGTTCCGCCACCGCCTTTGATATCGTATTCAGTGATATCACGCCCTTCTTCTGAACTAAACTTCTCATCATTGTATACAGCAGTATCAAAGCACCAAACATGGATTGCGTAGTCTTGGAATTCGTCAACAATGCCTTTAATCTCGCTCATAAAGTCTGTTGCTTGTGCAGTACCAATCGAGCCCGACATGTCGATGCCGATTGCAATGTCAACACGATCCATAAAGTTCATACCAGGAAGAATAGCGCCTGATTGCTGACCCTTGCGGCTTGGACGAGCAAAAGTAAAATCGTGCTTCATAGTGCTCTGAACTTGCTGACGAATAAGTTCGCGCCAGTTCATCTTAGATTCAGTAAGCTCTTTAATCATACGCTGTACACCTTCTGGTGTTTTGCCAGCACCTGCTGCTTGAGCTGCAGAAATCATTGCTTCGCGCATTTCGTCACGGATACGACGGAGTGTTTCTTTAGAATAGCTCGGCTTGCCGGTAGCACTCTTGTTGCCTTCGCCGTCATCCTCGCCGTCGCCTGATTCCCAGTCAAGGTGTTCGTCAAGCATTTGACCTAACTGTTTAAGAAGGTCATCCTCGCTTGAGCCGTGCTTCTCAAGCAATTCTGCATATACTTCTTCTGAAGTCCATCCGTCGTATTTGTGATCCATGTAAATTTGAATCAATTTAACAGGTTCGCCAATGCGATCTCGATCAAGCAAGCCATTAACAACATAGTCGGCTGCAATGTTATACAGTTTTGCATCGCGTTCTTCGCGCCGTCCAAGATGATCATATACGCAGTGATAAATCTCATGCGCAACAACAAACTCAATCTCACGAATAGACAATGCATTAAAGAATTGCGTATTGTAATACATATTACGACCGTCTGTTGCTGCGGTAGGAATAAATCCATCGCCGCATACAATCTTAAGACGCATACCGAGATTACCGAAGAACGGCTGTCGTAGCAAAAGTCCAATACGTGCTGTAACAATTTTTTCTAGCACATCTTTGCGCATTACTTCTAGTGCTTCGTCAGTAATGGTTGGATCCGGTGCCCATGCATTAGTTTTGTAGTTGCTCATTTATTTAACTCCATTAAGTTTAACATATACATACTATACGCTAATTATTCAACTGTGTCAAGTAAAAGCGGGGAATAAATCCCCGCTTTGTTGTTTTTTAACGTCCGCCAGCGGCAGCAGTAATAAACTTTGAATACTTCTGGTGGAACTTGTCAAATTCCTTCGACTTATCAAGGTCTACGGACAAGTCGTATTGTGTCATTGCAACGCGCACTCCCATAACAACCATTTCAGTGTCAAAGTTCTCCATTGAAAACTTCATAAAGCGATCGAACTTAGCAGTAAAGACGTCTTCGTTGTCTTTTTCCTGCGAGTCTTTAAGTTCGTAGCACAATGAAATTGTAAGGGAGTACATAGCGCTAACTTCTTTTGTCTTGAGCGTTTCTACTTTACCTGACAGGATGTCTGCTGGATTAGGCATGTCTGCTGCATGGCGTCGGTGTGCCATGAACTTATAAGCCAGGCCTTCGCCAATTGACCCACAAACAAGATCCATTGTAGTATCTTCTTCGCCTGCGTTAACACCGTCATGCAGCAATTCGCTAACAAAGGTCCATGAACGCGGAGTTGCAAATGCTCGTGTGCTTGACTTTGGATCAAATTGGTAAAGTGATTCTTTAGCAAAAGTAACAAAGCCAATAACGTCTGGGTGAATGTCGTGGTGCACAGCCCATTCGAACCAGTCATCGTAGCTATGAACCATCTCAAGGTGTACAAAACGGTTAGTCAACGGAGCCGGCATACGATATGTTACGCCGCGATCGCCTTCTCGGTTACCAGCAGCAACAATAAACACATTGTCTGGCAACTCGTAAGTACCAACCTTGCGGTTAAGAATAAGCTGATACGCTGCGGCTTGTACTGCTGGCGCAGCAGAGTTCATTTCGTCCAAGAACAAAATGATCTGATCATGTTGATCTGCAAATTCTTGGTTAGGAAGTTCTACTGGTGGCGCCCACACCATTGTGCCCGTGTTGCTGTCAAAATATGGAATGCCCTTAATGTCTGTAGGTTCCCAAAGTGCCAAACGCACGTCAATAACATGTGCGTTAAGATCTGCACCCATCTGGGCAACAATGTCCGACTTACCAATGCCCGGAGGGCCCCAAAGGAAGATTGGACGATTCTTCTTCATTGCACGTAGCAAGCCGCGCTTTGCAGTTTTTGGTGTTACTGTGCGCGTAATGTCGCCACTTGTAGTTTTAGCCATTGTGTAATCCTTTTAGATACATTTAAGTGTGTCATAGTGTGTTACTATGCTTACACAATAGCACCTAGATTCTAGGCTGTCAACATTATTTTTTGATATTTACGGATTTTTCTTTAAGCCTAGTTGCTGCCTTTGCGAGCCCGTACTTTCTTATGTCTCCGGATAGCATCGTTAGTTCGACCGCTTTCTTCTCGTTTGTAACGTATATACACTTAGGTGTTATATAGTAAGGGCAATCAATGAACTGATCTAAGAAGATAAGAATCTGTGTAGTAAATTTTAGTTTATCGTGGAAAGGAATTTCGTATAGCTTAAGGTCTATCTCTTCGAGCATCTCGAATCCTTCTTTAGTTAGTCGCAATCCTTCGCCTTCTTTGTTCCGTGTGTTCTTCCACCAAAGGTGTATATGTTCTCGTATCAACACATCGTCAACAGGAAGATCCGCAGCTTTTAAAAAAATCTTAGTGTAAAATTCAATGTTCATGAACGAACAGGTAGCCCGTCGATCATATGAAAGACTTGAAAGTCGTGTGTTTCAAACATGTCGTTGAGCTTCTTTGCAAGATTACGAGCATGTCCGGGATTAGAAAAGCTAACTTTCTTGTATTTAGGTCCCGGATAGCTCGTAAGCATGTTTGAACTTTTTAAGTTAAACGGTTTTCCTTTGTAGAACACTGCCCATATAGCATCAGCTTCAAGTACTTGTTCTACTTTGTAAGTTTCTCTGTTAGTATGTTCTAACAAAACTTTTGGTTTTGGTCTCGACATGGTATGCGTAGTCCTTCTTTATCTACGCATATTTATCTCTTTACCAACCAGGTTTATTGCCGATCTCAACAGAGATAACTTCGTCATTGCCCTGTCCTGCCTCGTATACAAAACGTTCTAGATCGCCTTCTAACCTTGCCATCACTTGCCCTAGTGTAAGGGCAAGTGTTTTTGCTTCGTCTAAGGAAAGCTTTACTTCTTTAGCTTTAGCTTTATCGGCAGTTTTTACCCGCTGCATGAACTGTTGTACTGGTATTGTGTTAAGTGGTTCTATTGGCAATTTTTAATGCTTCCTTCATTTCAACGGATGTCTTAAACGGTCCTTGGTAATCATAAGATTCGAGCGTCATTATCTTCGGAGAGAAACTTTTAAGCCAGCCTTTCTCAAATCTGATAATGTAATATCCTGCACAATAAAGACTGGTTGATTTTATGCTCTTAGTAAACAATGGTAGTTTGCGTTTAATATCAAACAGTGATGTAGCAGCAGGCGCACTAGTTGGAAATCCGTAAATCTCCATATCAACTTCTTCTTTAGTTTCTTCAACTTCTTTTGAAGTCCATGTAATCTTGCCTAGATACTTCTTCATCTGTTTTTCTGTGTTAAAAACTTCTGTTTTATCACCACGTTGATAAAAATATCTATCTTCATTACGTGATAGTGTACCTACACGTTTGTTGTTGTCTTCGATGATCCAAAATTTGTCTTCTAGGATTGATTTTGCTTTGATAGTCATTTGTTGTACCCTGTGCTGTATTGATCTGAATAGCTTTGAACTTGTTCTGCTACTCGATTGATATCCCACTTAGCACAAAACTTCATAAGACGTATGCCAACTTGGCCGATATTTTTAGGCTCAACGTTTGCAATCTCCTGATTGATAATCTCTTTAATCTCGGGCGGTTGTGCAGTTAAGTCACACAATGTAACATTGCGTTCGTAGTCATTGAGTACACGATGTTCTACGCCTTCATGATCAGTCCATCGCTGTAGCATAAAGTTATTCCAGTTGTAACCTTTATTGCCTTTGTCTTCGAACGCCTCTGTCATGCCGATCTTGTTCTTAGTGCCTTTCTTACGTGCACCTGGATATGCACTAAACACGTTGTCACTTGTATCACCGCGCACACATTTTTCAAATAGCATCCATTTAGGATCAGGAGCAGGCTTTACTTTGCCGGTCTTCTTTTCAATAACAGGTTTGTTGTTATCGTCAAAATAACCATCTACTGTAATAAGTGTGTTTGATACTCCGTTATACTGCTTTACATTAGGAGCAATTAATTGCGCAAAATCGCCATCTGTTGACAAAATGATATGATCATCATCTGGGTGATTCTGTACCCATCCTGCAATCAAATCATCTGCTTCAAGTTGCTTATGTTGCAAGACTGTACAGTTTGTCTTTTCGGTAATAAAGTTTTTAAACTCGTCAAACACTTCCCAAAACAATTCATCTTCTTCTTGTTCGCGCGGAGACATAGCATCGCGCGATTCTTTGCGATTACGTTTATACGGTTCGTAAAAGTCTTTACGCCAGCTGCGACCTTCTAAGCAGAACACTACATGCGATCCGTTAAAATCTCGCCATGCTTTTCGAACAGCATTGAACGTGATTAGTAGGCACATGCCTACTTTTGTATCAAGATCACCGCGTATAACGTGCCTTGCTCTAAAAAATAAATTAGCCGTGTCGACTATAATATAAGTCATGAAACCTCACTTTTGCCTTTTGCACCCGGTACTACTTTAATATACCCGACATCAGGCTTTGTGTCAACCTCTTCTTCATCGAGCATTTGATAAACAATGGTAGTAAACCAAGCATTGATGATATCTTCATTCGTTTCGCCAGAATAACCTGCATCAAGTAATTGCTCAATAAATTCGTTATTCCAGTCAAGTTCAAAGAAACCGTTTTTAATATCCTTAGGATTAACTTGGGTGTCAATTACAGATACCCAAGCTTCGCCTTTGGCAGTTGCTTCATCCTTTTCTTTCTGGAGGACAGCTCTGCGTTTGTCTTCGGTTGTAACGTAATCGTCTTCTGGAGCAGTCTTTACTTCTTCACTGCCGAAAACTCTTTTAATCCATTTCATTAGTTATATTTCACTTTCATTTCTTAAGTTCCCCAGGCATTTCCGAACAATCCGATATGCATTCTTGGGGAGAATCTCCATCCTTGTTGCATTGCAAGTTCTGCAACTTTTTGTTCTGTAAGCGCATAACCCTCGGAGCGCCCACCGAGCGGCATGAGATAGACAGGACATTGAACTCCGAGTTCTCTGTATGCAGCAACAGCTTGCCCAACTTCGTCCACATCTGTTTCGTCAGCAACCACAAACTTGAGATACATATCAGCATCAAGTATGCTGGCATAATCGGCAGCAACAGTAGGCTTAATAGCTTCGCTCCAATCTTCACCGGAAACAGAAAGTTTAGGACTACACGAAAACGTAACCTTAAATCCTGCCCGATCTTTAAGGTAATCTCTAAATTCTTGCTGTAGAAACTGTGTAGTATTAGTTTCAATGGTAACATTTTTCAAATCCTGCATACGTGGATGCTCGAATAGCTCTATATAAAACTTTTGCCATCCTAGCAAAGGTTCGCCGCCAGTTAGGATAAGGTGGATGTCTTGTCCGTTATCCATAGTCCACTTGCCTTCTGGAGTCATACTTAGTAGATGATCGGCAACTTCGTCAGCTGTCTTAGTCATCATAAGGCTTTTAAATTCAGGATAGATACTTGCGTATGTATCGCAACCTGTATGAATAATTGGCAAGTCGTTAAAATTTTGGGTATTCTTATGTACCCCCTGGTCAATTAGTTCTTTGACTTCTGGATTGTATTTATCTTTTGGAGTACCCCGTGGCAACCCAAAGTTCATGCAGCGGAAGTTGCAACCAAAAGTGCGTAGGAATACACTAGGTACTCCTACATATTGTCCTTCGCCCTGTACGCTGTAAAACGCTTCGCTATAACGCAGTTTCATACTTGTTCCTTTTTCATTTTAGCATTCCGTAAATAAATTGTTGAACTGATTTACAGTTTTGGATCGATGTATTAATCCATTTAATTTAGATGATTTAATTCTTAGCTTTATTAATTCATCATCGTCATCTGAAGCTCGTTCGATTATGAAATTATTAGTCTTTGCTAACGTCCATTTTGTTAATGGATCATTGCGCAGTTGGTTAGCTAGATCGTCAAACTCTACTATAAGTTCATTATGAATTGTGGTAAAATCTATATAGATAGTGCTAGTAACTACACCGCCGGTGTGATTGTGTAAATTCCATTTCTGCATCTTCTTTAACATGCACTTTCCATTAGAATTAACGACATCGATAAGTTTATATGATCCTACGCTGATATGGCAATTTTTTACAGGATCTCTAGATTTGATCTCTAAATGCAACTCTGGTATGTCATTGCCAGAACCTTGACTAGTTGTGATCCCTGCAGAATCGTATAAATTCTGTATTGCATTTCCGTACTTTCCATTGCTATCTGAATTTTTCGGTTTTGCAAAAGTATTAATGATCTTAGGCGACACTCTGCTTATGATCATCTCATTAATTCCCTAGTAAGACATTTTGCTACTTTTTCTGCAACGTCTTCGCCTTGTGCGCTGTAAAACGCTTCACTGTAACGCAGTTTCATACTTGTTCCTTTTCTTTTCTAATCCGGCAAATCTTATTCGATATGAGTAACGAATATCTTTATTAAATTTAGACAATTCGATAAAATCATAATCCCAAGCATTAGTGCCCTCAGGTGTATGATAATATGTATATTCTATGAAATTGAGCGCATAAAGATAGCAATTAGAAAAATCATAAGTATGCAAGTCAGATAGTTGATCAATTACCTTTGTTTCTACTAGCAATTCTTTGCCGGTTTTATCTTTCCACGCAAGCGAACTTGTATAACCTTTGAAATTTAATTTTTTAATTGTTGCTTCTATTTCTTCAAACTTAGTGTTTTCTGAATGGATTTCTTTCCATTCAGAATATGATAATAAATTTTTCATTTTGTATCCAGTATAATGTGTAATTGAGTAGCAAATGCTTCATGTGCTAGGGCACCGGGGTGTATTTTATCTTTTGCTAGCGGATATTGATTTTTAAGTTCTTCTATCGATAGTTTGATAACTTCTGAATCATTATAACTCTCTTGTACAAAATTAAAAAAACTAAAGTTTAAATGATAGTTCTTAACATTCTTCTGCGTTAACAGTAAATGAACATGCGACATATATAAGTTTAGTTCAATTAATCGATCATTTGGATTATTTAAATAGCTATAAAACGTTTTAGATACCTTGTTAGATAACTGATTACTGATTTGAAATATTTCATTGTTATCTTTAAAAATACACCATCTACTTCTATCTGGCCACATTATAATAACAGTATCGTCTTCTTCAAAATCAAAATAGATTATCTTATGCCAAATTTCTTTAACACTTGCACCGGGTATTCCGGCATTTACGCAAATTAAATCTAGCTTAGATGCTAATAATGAAGGCCATGCATTCTTACTAGGAACCGGTCCGGCCCTCCAGTCCTCAGTAATGCAGTCAACCAATCCGTGGCCGTATGTATTTCCGCAACCAAATGCAACTAATCTCTTTTTCATCTCATTAGTTCCCTAGTAAGACATTTTGCTACTTTTTCTGCAACGTCTTCGTCTGTGTTGATTATATACGTAGCAGAATCTGTCCTGTCATTATGCGAATCGTAACTTCTAAATTCTAATATCTGTCCGTTGTTTGCTTTGTAAATCTTAAAATTTAGTACAGGGTCTGCATGTAAGTACTTCCCTTCAACGCCGCTGTTTAAAGAGTGCGACTTTTTCGAATCAGTTTCGTCAACGTCGTACAACAGTTGTTCTATCATTCGTCTTGCTTTTCTTTTAAGCCATTTCATCGCGGTGCAAACTCCTGTTGTAGTTTAATATTTTCAAAGAATTCTTGCTTTGTGGCAGGATCGTCGTTAAACGCACCTTTTAACACGGTAGTCTGTGTAAGACTTGAATGTGCCATAATGCCACGATTTTCGCAACAACCGTGTGTAGCTTGTATGTACACACCGATATTTTTCGAATCAGTAGCCTTTTCGATTTCTCTGGCAATGTCTACAGCAAGTTCTTCCTGTAATGTGCCGCGTCTTGCACACCACTGTGCAATACGGGTGTACTTACTTAAACCAATCAGCTTGCTGGCAGCAATAATGCCAATGTAAGCTACGCCCGATACAGGCTGGTGATGATGTGAGCACATAGATTTAAGTTCAGAGCGAACTACTAACATACCGTCGTAGCCGTCTTTAGGATCATTTGGAAATGCAGTTGCGTTAGGAATCTTGTCATAACGTCCGCTCATAATTTCTTTGATATACATTTTAGCAAGACGTCTACCAGTGTCTATTGAATTAGGATCATTGTGCCTGTCAATTACAAGCGAATCTAATACGTCTTCGAATTTTGTTGTAAGTTCGTCGATGAGCTTTTGCTTCTCACCTTCTTGAATAAATTCAGAAATGTTGTCACCGGCCCAATATCTCGCGCCTGCTGCTTCGATCCTGTCTTTTATTGTTTTACTTGTATCCATTAATTTCTCCGAGTTATTGTCGTGGATGACTAGGTATAATAGTCCTTAAAACTATTATACCATGTATTTAGGTTTTTGTCAAGCATTACTTAAAATATTTGTCAAGCATTTCAAGATGATCATGATACTTTGCCATCTGTTCTAACTCAACTTCGATAGCCTCCATAATATCAGAATGCTCTCCGATACCTGCAGGATTCTTAAGATAAACTTCTACGTTCATCCTATGCTTGCTGACATGTGCCTGCGCGTGGGCTGCTGCCACTTTTATAATCTCTTCTCTCATTAGTATTTCTCCTTTACCAATTTCTTGTGTTTTCTTTAGTATGCCAGGTATATTCTGGATGAAACTCGGTCATCTCTGTGTATAATTTGTTGTTGTATTTTAGTAGCAGTGCAGTTCGGTCTATTTCAGAAGCAAAATGAAATACCCACCAGCTGCAATGTATTCGCTGCCAGTCCTCTGCATATTCTGATACGTTGCCTTTGTTATAACAATAGCTGTAGGTTATGTTTTTTTTGAGATACAGTATATCGTCTGCTCCGCATCGTTCTGCATGGATCCGTATATTTTTTAACATATGTTGATTGTCTGTTGAATCAAATACGTATGCAGTGTAAGGATACTCATCCGTTATTGTAAAATTCCAGGTTCTACGATTATGATCCCAGTAGGCATCTGGAAAGAATTCAAAAATAGAAAAATTATTATTGCTTAAATTAACCAATCTCGGCATTTGAATCTTTCTTGTAATTTCCCTTTTCGGGAATAACATGTCGTACGCCACCTCTTGGATCGTCCATGTCTCCGGTGCGTCTTGGGATAAGGTGTACATGTGGATACATTACAGTCTGTCCGGCTGCTTCGCCTACATTCTGTCCGACGTTAAATGCATCACAGTATTCTTCTTTAACCCACCCGTATCCCCAATTGTATGCAGCTTTGTAACACCAAGCAAGACAGTCCCATGTTTCTTCTTTAGGAATAAACAACAGGTGTCCTTTGGTAACAGGATAGATATCCTTGTAGACATTGTAGTGTTGTGTTTCAACAACTAACTCTGTCCAAGGTGCCCTGCCCTCTTTTTGTGCATCAGCTAACATTGGGAACCGTAGGTTCGGTAGCAGTTGCAACAACCCCAAATACAATCGTTGCAATAATCCCTACATACGGAACAAAGATTGCCAAAATCCACCAAGTGTTAAGTCCTGCATCTCGCAACCTACGAACAGTAGTTGCTAATCCAATCCAAACAGTAGCTATTAGAAGAGCCACTGCAATTATCATACCGATCGGGTCAAGCATTGCAATCATTGCTATAATAATTGCGAAAATGGATAGCAACATTACTGCCCAATACTCCTGGCGCTTTGCAACACCGTTAAAATTAAAATATTCTTTCATTCTTACACTTCCTTTGTTTTATCTGTGTCTTCTTCAAACATTACAACGCGATATTTGTTCCATGCCTTGCCGGCTTCGGTTGCTTCTTCTTGTGTGTCGTATGTTACTACTAGTCTATCACCAGGAATACCATTTGGATGATCTATTGTAACATATAACCAATCATCTTCGGCAAACGGAACCTGTACTGCATACTTCTTGTTATTCATCTTCTTTCTTGTCCTTATAATCGTCTATTGTTAATCGATAAACAGATTTAAATTTCTCCCAAGCATTGTCGAGCGTTGGGTACAATTCTCGCATTTCATCTAGCTCGGTCATATCAGGAAAATAATCTTCAAGAACTTTGCCATAGGGTTCTGTACCCCATTGAAGGTCGCTAATGTGTACGGTGCTGCCACTTGTAGTAGTATACGTAATATTATTGTCGTGCATGGTTGTTGATGCAGTATAATTATAATTATCAAGAGGTTCCATCCAGCTAGACCCATTCCATATTGTAGTTTTCATATCTTTAGCAGAGTAAGAAATTTCTCCTATTGATGGCGTTATTTTTCCTTCTCTAATAATATTATCTAAGTGACGTTTATTGAAATTAGTATTCGCCATTTATAACCTCATACAATTTATTGCCGCTAAAATAGTTGCGGCTTAGTTTGCTCGATTCGGCTGCAAAAGTTGGAACAAATTTATCATAGTTGTTCATATAATACTTTACGTAATCTGCCATTCGTGCTCTGTTTGCTTCGTATGTTTTAAAATCTTTTGTAAGATAGCTAGGATACTTGAATTGGTTACTAGCCATTTCGCGATACGAAAGACGATTAGGAACCATAGGAATACAGTTTAGCATCAAACCTTCATACCAGCTAATGCCTAGTGTTTCTTGCAAATTAGCACTGAATACAATCTTTGCACGTCCTAGCAACTTATGGTATTCGTCTTTGGTGAGCTCTTGCTCCTGGCATACAATAAATTGATACTCGGGCAACTGCTTTGCAAGGTCCTTAAAAATATCTAATTGCTTTTCGGGCGCAATTCGATGCGGGAACAAAATAATGTCTTCTTTAGGCATGCCTTTGTACTCGTTGAGCGAATTCTCAAGGTATTCCATTGGCCAGCCTGCTAGCTTAATAGACTTGTTAGCTTGTTGAGGCAAGCTACAATCCCATCCTTTGCCGTTGTTCCAGTTAAACGTTTCATTTGCAAACATGTTAATGTGAAACTGTGTTGCAAAGAAATTATCGTCATAGCAACTAAACATCGAATGTTCCGCCGAACGCACCCAAGGTTCGTCGCCTATCAGTCTTCCTAGGAAATCTTGAGGATCGTACGAACCGGCATGCCACATACCACCGATGCGTATTTTTACGCCTAACAGTTCGCTCATATATTTTAATTGAATAACTGTAGGGTTCCATGCATCTGTGTATAAGAAATAATCGTTATCTTTAATTTCGCCATTGCAAAACTTTTCACCGATAATTTCTAGCTGTTTTGACTTGTATACGTTTGTGCCGCCGAAGTTTAGAAATGCTCCGGGCGTTGTTGCTTGAGGAGTGTCTCCGCCGCTAATTACTTCTACTTCTTTGTTTGTGCATCTTTTAAGTTGCGCAGGAAGGTGTTCTTTCCACTGCTTTGTGTAGCGTGTGTCAACAGCTTCGATATCTACAATATAAATCGTCATTGTAACTCCTTGTGTAATATAGATTATAACATGCAACAATGCATAAGTCAATATCTTTATGTGAAAAAAGGGGCAATGTGCCCCTTTATAGTTTTGATACTAAAATTGTTAACGACTATTTTTTCTCGAATAGCTTGAACTTTTTCTATTCTTGCTGTTAAGATAAGCTTTGTAAGCACGCCAACTGTCTGACGAATTTTTGTACAAGTCTTTTTCGTTAAAGACTTTGCCGTTAAATCGACAGTAATCTCTAAACTTGTCTAAGTCGTCAAATATGGTGTTAATATCAGGAATGTTTTTATACATTTAGTTTTCCTTTTTGGGGTAATAGATAACGCAACCATTTTCGTTATCTTCGCTTACATTAATTTCTATAAAGCGATTTGGGTATTTTGTAGTAATCTCAGTATATAGTTCATCTGCAATCATTTCGCAAGATTTGTGATCCAGCTCTAATGCAGCATTGTCTAAGTTATACAATCGTTCGAGCCAACGTTTAAATTGAATAAATTCAATCTCTCTGTCATCATGAAATACTTCAATTCTTACTTTAAAATAAAAAGTATGTCTGTGTGGATAACCTAGATAAGACACGTCGTCCCATCCGCCTGTTGCAAGAGCGGGATCTGTTAATGCTGCAGGATAGCAATGAATACCTTCCTTTTGAAAAGTAACCCAAATACTGCGGCTAACTTCGTTAGTTTCTTTCTTTTTACTAAACATTATTTTATCACCTTATCTTGTTTGTATCTTGACCAATCTGTAAACTTGTCTCGATTCATTAAATCATGCAAGCTGTGGGACCAAACGCCTGGATTGGTACTTTTGAAGTCTATGTCATCGATTTTAATCATAGTATTATAATTCCATGATTTTGTGTACGGAATAGGAACGCGAATTTGTGGTATGAAATTGTTGTATTGATTAAACCCGGAATCATTAAATTCTTCAACATGACTTAATGGAATGTCTAAGCTACAAAGCATGTCGTCGTTTAATAGAGGCATAATCATGTCTTCCCATTGCTTCCAACTTTCGTAATCGCCTAACGTTGGGATAAAGGAATGATTTGCACCAAAGAAAATGTGCTCACAACTTTGTCCATGATAGTGTTCAAATACCTCCTCAAAATCCTGTACCCCTACTACGAACAATGTCTTTAATCCGTAAGCAGGGGTATGTTCTACTTCTATGCCTGTGAAGAATGTAACGGTGTTACTTTCTCCGCCGTCGTATTCTCTGTTCATGTATCATCCTGTGTGTGTTCGAGTTCTTCTAATTTATCTTCAGACAGGGTGTCTTCGGCTTCTGGTTCTTCTACAGCAACAGTCTCTTCTTCAAAAAGATTATTAAAATACGTAGTAGAGTTTACAGTCTTTTTACCAATAGCGCCGCGCGTTCCTGGAATGTCCATCCAGTAAGCGCGATATTCTTCAACAAGCGCTTCTGCCTTTTCTCTATCATCGGTAGCAAATATAGCATCTACAATATCTTTGAAAAAATCCATATCGTACATTCTAAGTTTTTTACCATGAAGTTTAGATGCAATCAACATATGCGGATATACACCTGCGTCGCATTGCCTATTAGCTTCTTGTACAGCGTTGATGTGACTCCACACATTGTGACCCATCTGTAGTGCATAAGAAAAGCTATCCCAGCTGGTCTTGCCTTCTTTACCGATCTTGTTCAAATCACCCGGCGCATAGATACACACATCTTTTATGCCCATGCCTTTGCTAATAGGCGAGTCAACAAAATCTCGAATCAACGTAACGTTGCCTTGCGAGTCTTTCTTATTGAAAATCCCGTCTTGCAGTACTGCGTCTCTGAACCCTCGGGGATCATTTGCATATTTTTTATCGTCTACAGACGGAAGCATTCTATAAGTCCATTTGCCGTCGGGCACTGTTTCTGTTTGGATATAAATCTGTCCGTTAGCAGTAGCAAGGAAAGGAGAAGCACAGTCGAATGTTACTGTATAGTTTTCGTTGTGATGTTTGCGTATAGCACGTTGCACTTCAGTTAAAAGACAGGCCCACTCGAGTTTTGATGTACCCAAGAAGTGCATAAAGTCGTGAATGCCTTTTTCGAGATAACCGTCAAAGCGCAATGCAATTAATCGTTTTAATACAAGGTGAACATCGCACATATTTTGACCACCCATTGACCACCCGTTAAAGTGTTCATTAGGATATTTCTTAGGATCACAGAAGTCGCGCATCTGCATATACCAATCGTCTGCTTGTTGGAATGTTTCGCCTTGCAATACGTTTAGGAATTTACAATTACCATTTCTGTGTTTGATAAAATAGTCATTGTTGATCCGTGTAGCGTCAACTGCTCCTTGGTATGACGTAATACCAGTTGCTTTTGCGCCTGCAGGAGAACGAGAAACCCATGCCGGAATATCAAGAATCATTCCGTAATCTGCGTAAGCGTCCATCCATTTTAGAACATCGGTTCGTTTCTTCATTGCTTTGCTACAACTAGGATCGCCCCAGTTGCCTTCCCAAACACCCTTACCGATCTGGAAGCCACCACTGTCGCCTAGCATCCAAGAATTTTTACGATCTCTATTACGAATCATATCTTCTTTAGGTGAATGCTTTGCAGTATCTAGTTCTGCGTGTCCTGCAGAGTATAGAGTCCAATGATAATGAAACTGTCCTTCTTTTTTGTTAAGATAGTTTAGACTTTCCATGCCGTGGGTAAGATTTTTGGGAATACGCGCTGGATCTACATATTGATCATACCGCTGTTTACCGACGTAAGTGGCATAAAAACCACTCAACGCCGGCAAGAACAGCGCATAATCTTTTTGTGCTGCGGTTAAGTCTGTATTCATTATTTTGCCTGCGCAGGTAAGATGTACTCATAAGTTGCAAGTCCGCTAGCAACACTGATCATCATAGCACCTTGATCAGATAGCTTCATTGTAATATGTCCATTAAGTGACAGAATTGATATTACAGCAGCAATAGGCCAAGACCATTGATGCTTTAGATTGCCTGTTACGTTCTGCATGAACGTAAACTTGCCAGTGTGACTCGACGCATCGCCAAAGCTAACAATAAGATTGTTGTCTTCTGTCTTTACGTTAAACACTGTCTCTTCTGATAACGCAGCGGCTTGCAATTTCATACGCGCAATTGCTTCTGAAGTAGGATCAATTTCTACATCCCATGTTGCACCTTTAAACGTAACTGTTTTTAGTTTTTCGTCAATGCTTGCTTTATTCATAAAACGGTAATCGTTTTCGAAATCGCCTGCTTGGTTTGCAAAGTGAATATGAGTCGGAATTGTCTCTCCGTTGCGCTCGCCTTCGATTACTTCAATCTTTGCATCTTTTTGATACTCTGGATTCTTCAAGTGCAACGAAAGCTTGTCGAGGTTAGGCATACCGAATGTGCCTTTGAATTCGTCAACTTTTGCATTTGTAGTAGCTTTAAGAACAACGGTTCGATCTTCTGCCATTGATTCGATTGTTGTACTGTCGTCATTTGTTACTTTAACTAATGGCAAAAACCCAAGCGCGTGAGTATGTGCCACAATATCCTTAAGGATGTCTTGCATATAAATTATCTCCTAATATGTTGATTATACTTGATTTTATTGGTTCCGTCAAGTATTATTTTTAATTGTATAGTATTTAGGTTTTGGTTAACTTAATCACCAAAGTCAAAGAGGTTTCCGAATGTAGTATCTTGTTTAGTAGATTCAAGATCGTAATTAAGCACTCCGATTAGATTGCCTACCTTCTTGTCTATGATTGCACCTTCCATGGCTGCATCGTCAAATGGTAATTCTTTAAACCATTCTGGCAAACGCAATTCATCTGTAGGGTAACTAACGCTGGTGAAGCCCATTGGATTCTGTTTTAATTTACAAACAATGGTTTTCATACCGTCTACAACATCTCTACTGTACTTGTCGCCATTCATGCGCTTTAATGTATTCCAATTAAGTGCAGCACGGACGTGACCTGGCATATTTGCTCTACCTGCCTTTTCCTCTAGCATTCTGTAATGATTTAGTTTATTCACAGCCTTAGGTGAACCCTTTTCCCATCCTGGACGATCTTTAAACAGCTTTCTGAATTCTTGAATTGCTTCAATGATATCAGCTTCTTTGCCGCCGTTTAGAACCATACCGAGAATGTCTTTAAGGAAATCCTGCATATACACTGGAGTATCCGAACGTCGTAAATCAAGTCCCATGGCTTTAATTTTACCATTAGAACCATTGACGTCCTTGCGATTGCCTTCTTCATCGATAACTAGTGCAGCATATCTTTTCTTTGTTGTAAACAAACTAGATTTTGCAACAATCTCTCTACCAGCAGCAATAACATCACTTCGTGTCTTTGGGCAATGAAATGCATTAAGCATAAATTTAGGGAACGTTCCGTTAACTTGATCTGCTACTTGATCATACAGACTGATAACTGTTTCCTTTGTCCAGGGAATGTTTCCAGCATCAATGTCTGTCTTGAGCGTAGAGTATGCACTAAAATAAACAGAGTCAGTGTCACCATATATAACACTTTCGCCGATATGATTATATTCACCAGTAATGGTTTGATTAACTTCTGCACTCATATGTTTAACAATCGCTCTACCAGTCAACGTAGTCGATTGTCCAATACGCTTGTCAAAGAATCTACAGCCGGGATTAAGAATAGCACCGTACAAGCTGTTCAAGTTAATCTTCTTAACAAGTTGTCGTTTATCCCAAAACGCAATTTCTACTTTATTGCCAGCGGCAATTGCTTTGCGCATCTTAGCTTGCAATTCTTTACGCTCTGAATACCACCGCTTTAGCAAGCCTGGAATAACGGCTTCGAATTCGTAAGTAAAGATAGTGCCGTTAGCACTTAGCATCCACGGATTGTTACTGTCGAATATCAGCTTGTAAACTTGCGCAGCACTTAATACAGTAGTTTCGCCATTTTCCCAATCGAGGGTAACATCTACATCACGACGTTGTTCCATAACATATTCGTATTCGATTGAACCGAACATTCCTTCCCAAGAAGCAGCAAACGATTTCTTCTTCATTAGCATCTGTTCTTGTATAAACGAATCAGTTTCTATCGGACGTAATTGCCCGATAACAGCTTCGGGTGCCATGTTTAGTGCTCTAATAACACTGGGATACAGTGAGTTCAAGTCCATTGATCCAACCCATTCGTGGAAACCCTTTTTTGGATACGCAACATACGCACCGGCAGCGTTAGAGTTTTCTCTGTCAACCTCTCTGCGATTAGGGACAACTAATCCTCTATGATGAGCCTCGTTGATGATACCTTGCTCAGTAAGCGCAACAGCGCCCATTGTAGTCTGTAGAAGAACAGTATTAGAGTGAGCAAGTTCATTACTCAAGCTAATAAATTGCAACTTCTGATCAAGCTTGTCTAACAGTGCAGTATCTTGCCTGTTGTATTCGATAAACTTTTTAAAGTCATTGTTGTACAAGTCATCAAGAGTTCCTTCGTAAACAACTTTGTTCTCGCCTACTTCGATTTCGCCAATAGCATCTAGTCGATAACTGTGGCGTTCTTCGTAGTTGTATTTCTTATAAAGTTGCAAGCTGTCAAGGTGGACACGTCCGACAAGATCAAAAGTTTCAGCTTTCTTACCAAAGCGCTCGTATTCGCGTTTCTTTGGATATTGATCCCACAAGCAAAATCTACGTGTATCATTTTTGCTTAGTACACGGGCGACACGGTTTACGGTATACGGAATATCGTAGCCTTCGCTGTTCCATCCTGTTAAGATATCCGAATCTTCAATTAAGTCAAGAAATGCATTTAGCATTTCGCTTTCTTTTTCAAACAAATACGTGTTTGGAAATTCTTCAACCTCTGCCTTTGCATCTTCCATTGACAGTCCTTTAGGAGGGATTGCAAGCGTAACTAGTGTGTTAAGCCATTGCAAATGAACCGAGATAGCTGTAATGGGCATAAACGGATCACTAGGATCAGCAAAGCCGCGTTCTGGATCAAAATCTGTCTCGATGTCAAAAAACGCAATGTTTAGATTTGGCGAATCTACATTAAGATAGTTTTCACTCAAGCACTGAAAGATTGGATTAATGTCTGATTCGAATAACTTTTTGTGTTTGTTAATTGCTACTTCTTTTCTGAAGTCTTTTGTATTCTTGCATACAATGCGTGATACGGGATCCCCGTAAACTGTTTTGTGTTTTCCTTTTGGATCCCCATGGTAAAAAGTATATTTTACAGGGTGTTCGATGTAAACACGTTTGCCTTCTTTTCGTTCTACAATCTGAATAAGATCAGAATCTCTGTTAAAAATTGCATCTACGTACAAATATTTCTCCTAGTTGTTTCTGGCCAACTTAACCTTAATACTTGCCTTGAAGCGGCGAACTTGTTATTTCCTTGTCAATAACCATTGAGTAACATGCTTCTCGTTAAGCTTAATCATTTCTTCCGGTCGCTTGTTATATCTTCTTTGATACCCGTTATGATTGCTGCTAAACACCTTTACTCCAACTAGTTTAGGATTTAGTTTATGCACTTCTCCGATGTCGATAGTAGTAGCAGAACGCGGAATTGCTACCGCGTCCCCTATGTTTAATACACGTCCTAGTCTATCTTTATGAATCGGAATCTCAACAGACATTACTTTAAGTATCTTTACCTACTGTAACTACTAACGTTTCTAGATCATCAAATGCTTCTGCGTGTTTATCCCAGTCGCGCTTATGTGCAATAGAGATTGCTTTATTAATCAGAGATGCTTTGATCTCTAGTTCTTCTGCTACTGCTTTAACTGTTTCTTTAAGGCCTTCGTTCAGGTCCTCGATTTCTTGTTTAACTGTTACAGCTTCGTTAATAAGCCGCTCTAGTTTTGCTTTTTCCTCAGCACCGTATGTTCTACTAGCCATGTATTTCTCCTTATATCTGTTAAGTATATGATAACATTGACAATTTGTCAAGATATTATTTAATGAATGCACCAATTCGTCCGTGTACATCAGGATATTCTATATATCGATATCCAACAGGCGGTGTTGTATCTTCATCCTCCCAAACCGGTATAAAATGATTGATGTTCCCGTCGAAGTCTTCGTTACGACGCAAATGTACTTCGATGAGCTTGTCATCTATAAATTCACAGTTTACCCATTTTTGGTGCACAAGCTGTTCTAGTATTTTAGGAAAAGGTTTACGGATTTCGGCTCTGCGCCAGCTTGTCCATTTTGTAAATGTGTCATCGGGCTTTTTGCCTACTACACATAGCATTTGATTTTTGTTGTAATAGTCTATGCTAAGGTGATCACCATCAAACCATTCGGACCAAAAATATCCTATCGGTAAATGCATCGTGCTTTCGTCTAACCAAACCTTTTGTGCACCTAAGCCTAATCCTATCATATTAACGCAAGGACGAACAATATACCATCCGGGTGTAGTAACATCTTGTCCAACTGGCCCGCAGTTGTATCCTAGTTTGCGAGAAAGTATTAATTTGTCCATAGCCCAGATGTCATCGGGATTAACTGTTTGCCATACTAAATCTTCTATACTATCGTGTGTCATAGTGTTTGATTTTCAAGGTTAAAGGATGTAATAATTCCGTCTTCTACGGTTATATTGTTTGTTTTAATGTTGCTAAGGTAATTTAATACAAAGAGTTTTGATTGATCGAAATTCTTTATCACTGTATCCTTTTGTGGAGATATTTTAGTTGTGAAATCATCTAACTGGTAGATGACGTGATGCCGTTGGGTTTTTGATATTTTTAAAGAACTATATGCGTTACCTGGATTAGAAGACAAACTTTCGTATTCCACTAATTCATTATATTGTATTTTAAATGTATTTTTTAATGAAAGTTCTGTATCAGTTAATTGTTTACGAATACAATATAATAAATTTTCGTTAGATAGAGATATATCATTGGTGTATTTGTATTCGCCCCAGCCCCATTGGTTAGTTACTCTTGCTAAAGCTAGACTTAAAATTGATTCTAATAAATTGCATCTGATTAAATAGAAATTATAAAAATTATCTATTTTTAGTCCACGGTCCTTTACAAAACTGTTTAATAAAGGCAAGTCGCGGTAATGAGTCTTAATAACATATTTTTGATCTAGCGCATTTAAATTTGCAGATAATTTTTTAGAATATTTGTATATTTTATTATTTGGAATATGTGTTAATTGAAATGGACTGTATAACCCTTTGTGGTTTTGATTATACTTTAAAAGTATTTCAGTGAAATAAGTCGAGCCGGAACGTTGTCCGGCTACAACTTGAATATGTTTTAGTGAATTGGCCATTCACTATTACTTCTTTTTAGCTGCTTCGCCTAGCTTTGCTTTCATGGCATCTTTGTATGCATCGCCACCTGCTTGTCTAGCACGACGAACAGATTCAACAGCTTGTACCTTTTCTGCAGCCGCAAGTGTTTGATAATCTAGGTGATGATAAACGCTATCAATATAATCTGCGCTTTTTGTAATCTTAGATTGTACCCACGATTCTAAATCAGTGTTCGGATCAATGCTACTCATTATCTCATGCAATTTGATTGCATATTTTGCAATTTTATACAACTCGGCACGGGCCATTTGTACTTCATGGTCCTTTTCAGCAAGATGTGCCATATCTCCTAGACCTTCGTTTGTTTTCTTAACCATTTATATCTCTCCGAGCATTTTTAGTATTTATCTCTTAGCGACAACACCACCCATTAAACTATCACCGTCAAGAGCATTCTTTACTGTGCCGTTTTTGTTTTTCTTTTGTGTCTTGGGCTTACTGCCTGGATTTGCTACAGCAGCTACCGCTCCGGCACTGGTACCGCCTGCAGACGATGTTTCTGTCATAATTTCATAAATCTTCATTTTTTCTTAGGCTTTCCGCTTTTGTTATGCTGTGCCCATGCTATTGCATATGGTGCTCCTGGATCGTCAAATTTACCTTTAAGCTTTTTGACTTGCTTTTCTCTGCCCGGCGGGGCTTTCTCGTTAGCAGTTCCTTCTAAAGGAAGTTGCTGATTAGGAGTTGAGAAATTCTTCTTGCGCATGATAGTTTTTGCAACTAAATCAAGTTCTTTGTTTTGTTCGTCCCAGTTTAGTACAAACGGTAAATTAATGTCAGTTTGCATGTCTTTGATAACAGCTTGTGCATCCGGTCCCATCTGTGCAATCTTCTTGCCCCATTTGCGATAGGTTTCTTTGAATAACCTAGCTAATTCTTGTACAGTAATTTGTTGTTGATTTCTTGGATCGTTTACTCTGTCTATGAAATGACGAGTAAATTCAACGTCCATGCCCAGTGCAGCAAACATCTTATCGATATGAAATTCAAGTTGTTTGAGCATTTGTGGAGTAATTGGCGGCGGCTGGGCAACTGGTTCGTCGCCTTCTTCTTTAATGCCAGCAAAGTCTTTGTATGTTTGTGCAAGATCTTTTGCAGTCATATCAAGATTGCTGAGATTCATTTCTCTGCTTATCTGGAAAGCAATATTATTGATGCTGTTACCTGGCTCTTCTTTTGCCTTCTTGTGTATGTATTGCAATACTTTATCAAGCATCCTGCTCTTTTGTTTTTGTTTGATCTTATTGTGAATGTCATTGCGATTTGCTGATTCAACTATCTCTGAGATTTTCATTGATCTTTTTCCATTTTCTGTAGCTTGGTGTAATAATCGGGCATCTCTTTGATGTGATCCATTGCAATCTCTTTTGCTACATTTTTATCTGAGGTGTGCTCTAGCTCTACCTTAGTGCCTTTTGCTATTTGTGCAACAATTTGTTCTTCAGGAACATTGTGCAATTCTGCAAGTGACTTTGCCGAAAGTGTCTTAACGTCTAGCTTTGAGCTTTCTGCTATGAATAATTCTCGTAGTTTCATTTCTTTGTTCGTCCCCTAAATCCAGCAGTCATAGGAGTACTAAACCAAAGTTTAAACCACTCGTCGTCTCCGGGCTTTAATCCTAGATCTCGCTCTTTCTGCTTTAAATCTGTAGCAGTTGCGCTCATGTTTTCGATTGTGTAAGGAGTGAAACCTTTGAATTCGTTGACACCGGCCAGCTTTTTAAGACGCTCTATATCATTCATCTTTTACACCCATGCCTGCTCTTACTAGATTGTACATCTGCTTTGCTAACTGAGGCTTAGGTACACCGTGTGTAAATGCTTCTAAGTTGCCACTAGCTGCCGCTGCTCTCATCTTGCTAGCACTCATGCCAGCCGCGCCTTCTGCGTCGGGGTCGCGTTCGCCTGCACTAACCACTTGTATAGATGAGAAATTGTATTCTTTTCCATTGTACTTATTTAGTAGTTCTTTAAATTCGTTAACGCGATCACTTCCTGCAACAAATATAAGATTGGCATAGCCCTTCTTTTCTACAGCTTGCAATGCTTGTATAATTGTACGAATGTTAGCATCGCCTATTGTTACGTTAGGAAAGAACGCTTTTGCAAATTTAGACTTTGTGGCAAAGTCCATCGGGTCTGTCTTTGGTGTTTGGGTGTGACTTAAAAAGACATACGGGTCACCTGGCAGTTTTGTTAGTTTGTCGACTAACTTCTTGTGACCAATAGTGGGAGGATTCATTCTCCCAAACGCCATAACTGCGGTCTTTGGTGCTTCGTATAACTCTCTTAGAATCACGCCGGTATCCACCTTGTTCTTGGAACGAGTTTTGTTTTGCTATTGTGTGCAACGTAGCCTTCGCCGCCTTGTTCGCCGTTTGTTGATGCTTGTACGTCTGCAGGTGCGTTGTCGAGTTGATCAATTATGTGATCTTTAGCTGCCATGATCTTTAGTACAAGTTTGAAAATCGCAGGTAGCGCTTTTGGATTATTTTCATTCATTGCTTTGATCTTGGTTTGCTTGTTTGCACTTACTTTTGAATTTTCAATCCAGTCGATAAATCCGTCTTCTAATGCATGTAAGTTGCGTGACCTTGACGTCTGGTTAACATATGTGTAAATGATATTCTTCATATCAGCAAGACCCGGTACAGGCTTTAAAAACCTATCAATAGTACTAGCTGATGTATTGACGTATTTTCTAATAGCATCGATTTCTTTTGTGTTAACTTTAGGCTGATGTGTAACATAAGTTTGACCTAGTACAACTGCTTCATCGGAATTAAGTTCTTCAACGTCTGTGATATGCTTGCTGTCTTTACTGCCGAACTCTGGATAAATTCCATGCACTGCTACACCCATCTTGCTGTTTTTAATCTTCTTGCCTAAATCGCTGTTAGGATCTACAGTGTACTTTACTTGGTTAGGAGTAAATTCTAAACCGTGCTTGCTGCGCTCGACAGGCTTGCCTGGATGATAAAGCACGTCGCCAAACACAAAACCTCTGAATGACCTCGGAGTAGAGCGTTCAAGGATGTCAAACATCTCTGCCATTTCGTTACCGAACTGTTCTCTCCAGTCTTCTCCACGTCCGCTTTTCTTAATAAAATTGCTCAACTCGTCGCTTGAGTAAGACTTATTTCTGCCCCAGCCATTCTTACCAACCATGATAAATTTGCCATCAGCTTCTCTGCCCCAATAGATGGCTGTTTGTCCATCCCACTTGATAGTAACATCGCTTGCGTCACTGCCTAGTTGTTGCAGAATGTCCAGTGCCTCATTAGCGCCCTCGGAGCCATAAAAGAAAACGTAGTCTTCGAGATGATTAAGATCTCGTCCTAGTTTCTTTCTTGCCTCTGTGGCTGCTTCTTGCAGAACACTGAACTCGTGAAATCTCATAGATATTCCCCATTGCGTATTTCATCTGATTCTTCGTCGAATAACATGTCTAATATAGCATCCATGTCATCCTTTGTAAAGAGCTTACTTGGGGCTTTTTTAATATTAAATTTCTTACAGTATGCAGGTACAGCTTTTTCGATCATGTCCTTTGCCATACTGCGATCGATCTTTTTTGTCTTCTTGTAATTTCTAGATATTTTGGACATTGCAGGATAATATTGACGACGATAGAAGTCTTGATCATTGCGCATAAACACAACGACATCGTCTACTAAGTCGTAGCCCATATCCGACTCCCCCGGATCAGGCATCCCCATTTCTGTTAATCTCACTGTGCATCTCCTGACACGTAGATATCAAAATCGTCGTACCCAGCTTTAAACATCTTGTTAGCAAGTGTGTTTACTGCTTTGTCTGCTTCTTCGTTAGTTAATTCTCTTGCAACTTGATATTGTATAATAGTGCTGTTGTCTTCAGTTAATCCAGTTTCGATTAATGATTCGTTCTCCATAAGCGACGAAGAAATAGAATTCTCCATCATGCTCACTACGCTTTCTTCATCTATTTTTTTCTTAGGTATAACTACGCTGATAAAATGTTCCATGGTAACCTTTAATGATTGAGTAATATTTGAGTGATATTGCCATCAGTCCAGTTTGATATATTTGCACGTAACCATACATAGTTACCTGTGAAATTGTATATAAATCCGCCTGTTGAATTAACGCCCTCGGCGCTATCACTTACATGTGCAGCTTCTGCAAGTGAGAACCAATCATCTTCTGTTGGATCTACGGCTAATGCTGCTTGGATATTTATTGTACCAATAAAGCCTTCCAGACTGTACTGCACGGTATGAAAACCGTCACTGCGACCGTAATAGCCGTCGCCCTTAAAGACCGCCCCGACTACAGTTTCTGTACTACTGTCCCCGGGGTGATCTTGGTTTGTTAAAATTGTTTCACTGTTAGCTGTCATACAGCTATTTATCAAAATATCACTTGTGAACTAATTCGTGCATACGCACGATATTGCTTGGCATCCGCATTTGTAACATTGTTAACGCTTTAGTATCTTTAACGTATACTTGCATACGACCGGTTGGATGATTGCGTTTAAGCTCATATTCGGCAAAATGCGAAATTTCGTATGCATCGCTGTTTTTAGCAAGCCAATCTGGCAAAGATTGATCCCGGATAAAATTAAAGAAAACTTTGTATTGATAATTTCTAAATTTGCTAGATACAACCTCCTTGCCTTCTTTTATGCTATCAATAAACTTCATGTTAGGTTCGGTTAACTCTGTTATTAAATGGCCAACTTTATCTTCAATTTTGCTAATAGCTGACCTATCATTAAAATATAAAAGTATAGTCCTGCTCTCGATTCGAATTTTTACATCTTCGGAATCAGCAAGGATGGATTGAACCATCCTTGCTTCTTTTACATCTGTTTCGGTAACATGCACAGGGCGCCATGACCACTCGCCTGTTTCGTAAATTCTGTCTTTGCTTGCACGGCGGTCATTCTTAATTGCTTCTTCAAGTTTGGTAAGCACTTTTTCATTTTTCTTTCGAGAAGTTGGACGAAGTAGAAACGAAAGATTCAGACTTATTTTCACACGATGGGTGTATTTGTTATAAAATAGCTTGGTTGTTTCAGTCTTCTTTAGCATAAACCTCTGCCTTAATAAATTCTAACTCTAGTTTGCCGTCGGTTACAGTAACGTTAACAGTGCCGCCTGTTTTAAGTTCCCCGAACAAGATCTCTTTTGACATAGGGCGTTTTATGTCGTGATCAATAACACGTTTTAGCGGACGCGCCCCCATCAACGGATCGAATCCTTTGTCTACGAGATAATCAAACGCTTCGTCGGTTGCGTTGATTTTAATGTTCTTGTCTGCAATCTTCTCTTTAAGTTCTAACATAAACTTACCAACAACTTTAAGCATAACTTCCTTTGAAAGTTTCTTAAAAGTAACAATACCGTCTAGTCTATTACGCAATTCTGGCGAAAAGAATTTATTAAGATCGGTTGAATCGTGTTCTCTAGCTAACTCAGTATTGAATCCGATGTTATTCTTCTCGGCACTTTTTGCACCAAGGTTAGTTGTTAGGATCAGTGTAATATTACGAGCATCGGCAGTTTTGCCATTTGACCCTGTAATCTTACCGTTATCCATGATTTGTAGCAACAATTGACTTATGTCAGGATGAGCCTTTTCGATCTCGTCGAGCAACAATACACAATTTGGATATTCTTGAAGCTGTGTAATCAACATGCCTGCGTTCTCTTCAAAGCCGACGTATCCAGGAGGTGAACCTAGCAATTTAGATACACTATGTTTCTCCATGTATTCGCTCATGTCAAACCGTACAAGTTTTACTCCGAGGTTAGCAGCAAGTGCTTTAGCAACCTCAGTTTTGCCAACACCTGTTGGGCCCATGAATACAAACGAACCCACAGGTTTGTCATCATCTTGCAAACCAGCTTGTGACATTAGTACTTTGTCGACAATCTTCTCAATGGCGTCTTCTTGCCCGAACACAATTGATTTAATATTCTTTTCGAGATCTTTCATGCCTTCGCCTTCGCGTTCTGCAATACGATCCGCATTCATGTCTACCATAATAGACATTTCAAACTGAATGTTTTCTTTGTCTACAAGCTTATTTTCAATTTGATCATTAAGTTTAAAGCGTGAACACGCAACATCAATCAAGTCAATAGCTTTATCAGGTAGTTTCTTATCTGGCTGATATTTTATACTCAACTTAACAGCTTCTTCGATTGCTGCATCTGTAATAGTTGCACCATGGAATTCTTCGTAGTACTGCTTGATAGCTGTAAGAATCTCAATTGATTCAGCTGGACTAGGTTCGTCTACGGTAACACGTTGAAAACGACGCATTAATGCCCGGTCTTTTTCAAAGAACTTACGATATTCTTCCCACGTAGTTGAGGCAACAATTTTAACATCACCTTTGCCTAATGCCGGTTTAAGCATATTAGCGAGATCATTAGCGCTACTGCTATTTCCTGCACCTGCACCACTAATCATATGTGCTTCGTCGATGAACATGACACACTTGCCTTTTTTAACAAGTGCACCTAGCACTAGCTTCAATCTTTCTTCGAAGTCACCGCGATATTTTGATCCGGCAAGCATTGCACTAATGTCAAGGTTGTACACAGTGTAGTCTTTTAGAAATTCTGGAACAGTGCCGGCAAGGATTTTAACAGCAAGACCTTCAACAATTGCTGTTTTACCTACGCCCGGATCGCCGACAAGAATAACATTATTTTTGTTACGACGACCTAATGCTAATGCAATTCGATCTAGTTCTGCTTCTCGAGCAATAACAGGATCAATCTTGTTACGCTTTGCTTTTGCGTTCAAATCAACAGTGAACGATTTAAGTGCTTGTTCTTCGGCAGCTGATGCTTCTTCTGCTTCGTACTGTTCTTCGACCACGCTCTTAACATAGTTAGCAAAATCTGCCTTATTGACATTTCCTTCTTCAAGGTAATAACATGCTGCACTCTTTTTTTCACTAAGGATACTAGACACAACATCTGTTAATAAAATGTCTCTGCCGCCCGCAAATAATACTTGTGTAAATGCACGATTGAGAACACGTTCTACAGTTTGTGTTTTTAATGGCTTGTATTGCCCGCAATCGGCGGGCATTAGTAACTCATCCATTTTATTCTTGATCATATTGTTGAGATTTGATTTGATGTACTTAACGTCTGCCCCATATTCATTTAGAATTGAGACAAACTGTTTGTCGTCTAGCATTGAGTAAAGCAAGTGTTCCAATGTCACGTATTCATGTCGATGTTTCTTTGCTTTTGCAATTGCGCGATCAAACGATTTCTTTAGTTCTTCTGACGGTTCTACCATGTATATTCTCCTATATCTTATATTACTACAAATAACAAGTAAGTCAACGATTACTATGGATAAGTTTTTGAGCTTCTTGAAGTTTTGCTCTAGCTTCGTCTGATGTTATTTTTGGAATTGTTGCTGTTACTCTAATTAATAACCTGCCTGGTTTGTTAGTGTTGATATCTGTTAATCCGTGTTCTGGTATACTAAACACAGCACCATTCTTTGAACCTGTTAATACACGAAGCTTTATTTGTCGTCCGTCTAGCATAGTTACATTAGTGGTTGTTCCTAATATCATATCAAGAGCATCTACTTCTATCTCTGTTATTAAATCATTGTTGTCTCTTGCCCATCCGTCTTCGTACTGTATTGTTATTATAACATATAAGTCGCCGCGTGGAACATTAAGCGGACCAATATCTCCTAAGCCTGCATATCGTATCTTCATACCTTCACGCACACCTTTTGGAATTTCTACTTCGACTGATTCTTTCTCTCCATTTAGCAACGAATAGGAAGCAATAATACTCTTGCCTAGTAGCACATCTTTGAGGAAGATAGATGCTTTGATACTAATATCTCTACCTCGTGTTGGTGTTCGGTGTTGCCTAAATGCTTGCCCGAATATTTCATCAAGGTTAATTTCATTGCCGTGTCGTGAGCCGCCGAAGCCGCCGGAGTGTTTAAACGGATTTTGAACAGGAGGCTCGTCGTATGCAGCTCTGCGTCCTGGATCCTTTAATATGTCGTACGCTTCGTTTAATTGTTGAAATTCTAACGGGTCGCCGCCTGCATCTGGATGTTTCTTCTTAGCAAGTTTTTTAAAAGCACTTTTAATATCAGCAGCTGATGCCGATTTATCGACACCGAGAATTTTATAATAATCATTCATATAAGTATTTACGTAATACTTACTCTCTAGGACCTCGTCCTGATCCAACATACAAGCCAAACCAAGCAGCACCGGCACCAACGACAACGCTTATGAGTCCACTTTGTTCCATAGTAGGGTCTGGTAACATTATGTACCATTCGACGACTCTATAAAGAATGTATATGTAGATTGAAATAAACAGCCGCGGAAACGGACGCCAGCTATCAATTGCTCTAGCTAAATGAATCCATTTACTAAATGGATTGGGTCCTAGATCTCTTGCAGTAGCATCGACTTCGAGATCTAGCTTAATTTTTCGAGTTACTCCATTTTCGCCATTTTCAATTATAATATCATGCGAGTTATCGTCCGGCGCGTTATTACCTCTGTATGTCTTTGTTTCTTCGTATGCTGGTTCATTATAGTCATCGTGACTATCGTAATCATCCGGGTGCCTTCTTGGCATGGGGTTGCCCTCCCTATATTCTATACGTATTTATAAGAAGGTGCTTAGTTGTTACGGCTGAATATAGAAGTACTGGAACTAGAGCGTCTGTTATTTTCTTCGGCTATTTGTTGTTCGATAGTAGCAAGCTGCCGTTGTGCTGCTTCTAATTTTTCTTCGGCGTTTAAATAGTAGCGCCCATAAGAAGCAATAATAGTTTTTTGCTGCTGAATGTATCGTCTAACGTCTGCAAGATTAAGAGACAACGCCTCGTACCCTTCGTCTGACAATCCAAACAATACAGGATCTTTACCGTCTGCTTTAAGTTGATCAAATGCTGATTGCGCATTATCTTCTGTTACAATAATCCATTTTATTTCTCTTAGTTTAAGAGTGTCTGCGGCAGGCAGAGTTAATTGTGGCTTTTCTACAGGACTAGTTGAAATCTCAATTGGATTTACTTTGTCGCCGCAAGATGCTACAAATAGCACACTTACAACAATTAATGTCTTTAATAATACGTTCATTGTCTTTTCCATAGCCACGGACATTCAGAGTTAAAGTCTCTTGCTGAAGTAGCGTTTCTTTCCTTGTCGGTTAGTCTTGCTCCACTTAACAATTCGAAGCATCTTGCTGCCTTTTCGCTTGCATTGTTTATCACACGTTCTACTAACTTTGGTTTACCGTTAGCAAGTACACCTATGTCATTTTTGCTCAGGCGGTCCTGCAATTCTGCATTTTGATCTCTAGCAGCTTGAAATTCAGTATTCACTTGCGTTAGTTCTATCGTAACTTTGGCATAGTCTTCCTGTAGTGTATTAATAGTTTCTTCGTTTAATTCTATTGCTGTTTCTAACTTTGCGTTGTTTTGATTTAATGTCGCAATGGTTGCTTGTGAGCTAGTGTAATAAAAATAAAAACCAACCAGAAGCACAGCGATAATTGCCATAAACACTCCGGCAATTTTGAATCCAATCCCTCCAAACATCAGCCTAGCAACTTCTTTAATGTGTTTGGTCCGGCAACGCCGTCGGGCACTAAACCGTTAGCAGCTTGCCAATTCTTTAATGCATTTGCAGTCCCGTGCCCGAATATACCATCAACGTCTGTTCGTAATGCACGTTGGATGGCTGTAACAGTGTCGCCTTGCGATCCGATCTTTACTGTTGAATACGATGCCTTGGTTCTCGGATCATAACTAGTAGATCCAGTCACAGTTTTGAATACACGCAATGCTCGTCTGTAAAGTGCAGCACGTTCTAGCTTGCCGTGATCGCCGCCATTGATTAATTTTGTCATTCTGTCAATATCGCCCCGGTCTGCAACATCATTTAATTTTCTTGAATCCCAAAACCAGCAAGCTGAATCTAATGCGCCCTTCTTTGTACCGACGTATTCAACTGCTTCGTCGAGGTCCATTTCCATTGCTTTAGCAAACTGTGTGTAATTGTATTTGCCAGTAAGTTGAATGATCCCTCTGCCACGATATCGCCATCCGTCGCCTGACGCAATATTGCCATTATCCATACGGTTTGCATATACTATGTTTGCAATCTTTTCCGGCTGCCGGTGATACTGCGTTGCGTCTCGTCCGGCGCGTCTAAAATATTTAGGAAATACCTGATTTAGTCGAGTTGCAGAATAGTTAAGGTTCTCATTTAACATTTGATAGTCACTGCTTTCGTATGCAGTTTGTGCAATAAATCCCGCCACTCTTAGCGTAGTGTTAATATCCCACAATGGAAGTATTTCGTTCATTGCTCTAAACCATTCCCTGGGTTCTTTATTTCTTGGTAATAATTCTCGAACTTGATTTTCAGTAAAGTTAAACTTAAAGTTCATTATCGCTCCTTAAAGACGTTCTAGCACTAACGTCTTTTCTTTATTTTCTATGGTAATTTTCTTACCATATTTTGTTATGTTGTAATCGCCGATGTATTTGGTTAGGTATATAATCTCTGCCCAATCATTAAAGTTTATAGTTTCGGTGATTGATTCTCTAATGTCTGTGCTGTCGCCAAAATCTAATACTTTAAAGTATACTGCTTCTGCATACATTTTTTTAATAGTAAGCAACTCGTCGTCGAGTTTGACTTCTTCTACAAAACTTCTGCTAAAGAAATCTTTGTAATTGTCAATAACCGATTCAGTAACACGCAAGTCATATGCATCAGGATCAGTCGGAACTTCGCCTTCGAGTTCTTCTCTTGTTGCAGGATGACTGCGAAAATTCTTACGATATCTAAAACGTATGTCATCTAAGTTAGCAAGTTTTCCGACACCGTCGACGATGTTAAGTATGCAATCAATCGCATCTCGGTTCCGTTCAATCTCAATAAACACACGATACTTGCCGTCATCTTGCTCGCCTGCTGTTGCATCAGCGTCTAGTACAAACTCATAACCTGCTTCGACAAATTTAACAAAATCGTCTGCAGGTTCTTTGTCGTGTACTACAAAGCTTAAGGTAATAATATCTGCGTCTTCGCCCATCTTTGATTTGTATTCGTCAATCTCAAATACATGATGTACAAGGTTATTAAGATCGCCTTTGAGTAATCCCATTATAGTGTAACCCCTTCTTCGCCTGCAGGTTCGTCACCGCCTAATTCTGGTTCCATTTCTGGTTCTGCCATCAAATCCGCGTCTTGATCTTCTTGCGGCGCGATCTCTTGCTTTTCGATTTCTTGATCAAGATAATCTCTATGACCGCCGTAAATATCTTTGATTAATTTCTTTGGCATTTTGATCTCAACAAACCACACTGGCTTTTGATCTAGTTTGCCTTTTTGTGTACCCGGACGTACATCGTCTGGCTCGACGATTGGCCTAGGAACAACTACATAATCCTTTTTATACTTAACTGTGCAGTCATAATCTAACAAACGCTTGCCGCCCATTGGATCAGGCATCTTATCACGTGGCCACATAAATGCGCAAGTTACCCAATAGCGTTCTACACGAGGACCCATAACAAGCTCACCGTCTTCCCAGTTTTCGTAGACGTATAAGTCTAGTTCATCGATTACCCTTTCAAAGTCTTTGAGAATTTCAAATGAGTTCGGAGTCTCAGTGATGTTCTCAATATTTTTTAGGATGTCTAACATATCGTACATAATTTGTCCTTCGTGGCTATACACTTATTTAGCGTAATGAAATTTTTATAGTTGCGCTTTTATCTTTTTTTGATTCGGTAAATATCATGTAGGAAGAAAACATTCCTACGCAATCCATTAAGGAGGATTTTATGGGTGCTAAAAGGAAAACCAATCGCGGAAACAACAACAGTAACAAAAACGAAAGGTACCTAAACGTAGTAAATATAGACTTCGAAAAAAAGAAAAAAGAAGTCAAAATTATCCCAAGAGGAGTTAATCAAGAAAATTATGTATTTCAACTCCTTGATCCACAAACCAACATTACATTTGGAATAGGACCAGCAGGCACGGGTAAAACCATGTTAGCTGTACTAGTGGCTATCAAGAAGTTCAAAGACGGCGACGTTGATAAGATCATTGTAACACGACCAGCTTGCAGTGTAGACGAGGACCTAGGATTTTTACCAGGAACACTGGAAGAAAAAATGGCTCCGTGGACGCGTCCGATCTTTGATGTTCTACGCGAATACTTTACAGCAAGAGAGCTAGAAGGTATGTTAGCAGAAGGAGTTCTCGAAATTGCGCCATTAGCTTATATGCGCGGACGCACTTTTAAAGATTCTTACATTATTGCAGACGAGATGCAAAACGCTACGCCTAGTCAAATGAAGATGTTGCTAACTAGAATCGGACAAGGTTCCGAGATGGCAGTAACAGGCGACCTTGCACAAGCGGACAGGCAAAGTGATAATGGCTTGTTAGATTTCATTAAGAAAATCAATAACAAGCCATCTAATCGTATTACTGTAGTGCAGTTCCAAGGCTGTGACATTGAACGTCACGAAGCTGTAAAAGAAGTCCTAGAACTTTACGGTGACTAACTATTATTGTGAGGGGTCAATTCCCCTCACACTGCCATCGGTGCTTTAATACTATCCATTGGATCATAGTTGATTAATTTATAATCACTTGGTACAGTCTTTGCAATCTCTTTTAGATTATTAAATGCAGGCATAAGCAAATGCGGACCTGGCATAGGCGTGCGAGTAATTTGTTCCTTAACTTGATCCATGTGATTCTGATAGATGTGACAATCCCCACCTGTCCAAATAAAGTCACCTACTTTAAGTTCAAGCAACTGTGCAATCATGTGTGTAAGTAGGCTATATGATGCAATATTAAATGGCACGCCGAGAAACATATCTGCTGAGCGCTGGTACAACTGGCAGCTTAATTCACCGTCTTGTACATGAAATTGAAACAAACAGTGACACGGCGGTAACGCCATAATGTTAATAACATCTGCATTCCATGCACTTACAACATGCCTGCGTCCTTCGGGATCGTAATGCAAGCTTTCAAGTACTTGTGAAATTTGATCTACATAACCTAACTTTGCATCCCAAGAACGCCATTGACCACCGTATACTGGTCCGAGATCTTTTTCTATGTCTGTGTTAGTGTGTCCGAGTGCAGCGCCTTGGTTGTCTGCGTTTGCAGTCCATATTGTAGTCTTGCCTATGAGTTCTTCACGAGGCTTGCCGTAATGTATTTCAGCTAGTCTGCGTTCGTCGGTTGACCCTTCGAGCATCCACAATAGTTCGCTAACAACAGATTTCCATGCTAGCTTCTTTGTAGTTACTGCGGGGAATTCTTTGCGCAAATTAAATCGCATCTGGTAACCGAACACTCCGCGCGTTCCTACGCCGGTCCTGTCTCCGCGATCCTTGCCGTTTTCTAGAATGTATTCTAGTGCGTTTAAATATTCTTTCATAGTGGGTCCTTTTTAATTCCTGCTTGCTCTCTTAATAAATATAGTGTAAACTCTTTTTCAGTATAAAATTCATATTCGTTGTGAACCATTCCGGGCTCGCTAAGATTAATTGGTTCAAACGACGAAGTTACTTTAAAATAGTATTCTCTCCATATACGTTTATTAGAAATAATCCGTGGCAGCCAAGCATATTTTTTTTGAGCAATGGTTTCACGAAACCAGCCATTGTTCTTTTCCAATGAAAACTTTTTAATAACTATTGTATCCTTGGCCATTTTTCTATATGAAGTCCGTTTTCTTTAATATATTCTAGTGCGTTTAAATATTCTTTTATTAATTCTTCTTGTCTATTTGATTAGTTAGTAGATATATTGTTTCGTCTTTTTCTCTTTCGTATTGAGATAGCCGGTAGTATCTTCCTCCGACATAATAAGAATATCCAACCGGATTGTGCATCCGTAATGGCGGGTCAAAATGTATTGCTTTAATCCAATAAGTTTTGAGCCATATCCAACCGGAATCTAACCGCGTCGGTAAGTACGCAAATCGTTTAATATAATCTATTTTTTCCATTTTTCTATACACAATCCATTTATGTCTTCGGTGCTGTCTAATCTAAAAGTTAGTTCGATTGCAGTGCGAGGAAGGAACGTGTCGCAACTGTATGTGCCTGAGATTCGACTAAGCCAAATCTCGTCGATTATACTAAGGCAACTATTAACCAGCTGTGATCCACCAATAATCCATATGTCCGACTGTGTAATATGTCGATCTTGTATTATAGCTGTAATTGCTTTTCCGAGTTTGTTCGGATTTGCTACGGAGAATCTCCCATAATATCCTGGAGAAATATCAGGATTAGACGCAATCACATAGTTGATGCGATTAGGCAACGGTCTCTTTGGCAAGCTTTCCCAAGTGTGCCGGCCCATTATAACAACACTGTTGTCGGTGGATTCTTTAAACCATTTTAAATCTGCAGGATTATGCGGCCACGGCAAAGTGTTATCTTTGCCTATGCCCCAATGTTCGTCACATGCTAGTATTGCTCGAATCATTTATAATCCTTTGTTAATTGATCGGAAAGTATTTTGTTTTCTTCTTTGATTTCTTTTACAGCTTGTTTGTACCATTCCCTAATCTCTATAGCAACAAAAGCTAACACTACGGGACTAGAAAGAATGAATACAATAGCCGCAAGCAAAAATACATCATGATATTGACGTATATCTATCACTTTATCAAAAAAGTATATTTGTAATGCAACTAACGCTATATAATACAGGAATATAAATCCTGTCCTTAGTGTTGTTAGAAGAGGCGTCTTTACCTCATTCCACGCTATTGTCATAACTCGTTTCCAGATTCGGGTACGCATTTTAATATCCTGTTTTTATATTACGAATTAATTTTTGATTTTCGTATTCTACTTCACTCTTGGCACTCTGATATGTTTCGTACAGTAGATACCCTATAAATACTAAAATCAAAGGAGCCAGAGTGCTAATTGTAATGATCGGTTCCATTGGCATTCCGAGAAGATGCAACACAAAACCAAGCGCTGTGCAAATAACTGCGTATACTACAAATATTAATAGACCCTTGCCTATTGTTTTAAATACACTCGTTAAAAACTTTTTCCAAACTCTACTCATTATAATCTCCCTAGTTTGATTAATACTGCTGCAAGATTGATTTCTGGATCGACTACAAGTGTGTGATCGACCATGCCTTGCTTGATAGCAAGCACAGCTTTATCTTGATTATCATCATCGCCGAAAATTTCAATATTATCATACAGCCAGCGATAAACTGTTTCCATTTCTTCTGGACGCACTTTGCCACATAGCAACTTACGGGCTTCTTTAATCTTTCTATCCTTAAATAATTCAACCATAGCAAGCATCCAGTCTTGGTCACCGTTGTCACCTTCTCCTGGCGCAACAAGATTACCGTCAACTGAATTCATTTGTACCATGTTGATACATTTGCGCAAGTCTGGATATGTTGCTCTAACGTATGTATCAAGAACATCAAGCTCGAGTTTAACACCTTCGGTTATAAGAATCTCTGCCACTCGTGCTGTGAACTCAGTTTGATCTACTTTAGCAATATGAAAACCTTGACACCGAGAATGAATTGCTGGAATAATTTTGTTAGGATAGTTGCAGGTTAGCACAAATCTAGCAGTGCTGTGGTATTCTTCCATTACTCCACGCAAAGCAGCTTGTGCGTTAGGTGACAAATAATCTGCCTCGTCGAGCAATACTACTTTAAATTCACCAAATGGAATCATTTGTACGAAATTCACAATCTTATCGCGAACATCGTCTACTGAGTTAGTACGCGATGCGTTGATCTCTAAGATATCAAACGGATTAATATCTAATTCGTTGAACAATAGCTTTGCAAGTGTTGTCTTGCCAATGCCTGCATTGCCACTTAGTAACAAATGCGGAATGCTACCGTCTTTGATCCAAGTCTTAATCTGCTTCTTTTGTGCTTCGTCACGAAACACATATCCTTCAACTGTATTCGGACGGTATTTTTCTACCCAAAGTTCTTTCATCGACCGATTCCTAATTCTTTATATGCAAGTTGTACAGCTTTTGCTTGATAGTAAGCGTCGGCTAACGCATTGTGAAGATCGGATTGCATAGCCTTGCGCGGATCCTTTGGTAGTACACTAAACAATGTACGACTATCCATTACTTGCCAAAAGTTCCACGGAATGGGCTTGCTGCTACCGCGATACATATTTTCAAGGATTGTCATGTCAAAGCCGTATCCTTGTCCCCAAATAGTTTTACTGCCCCAAACCCATTTTGTAAGAATGTCTAGCGCTTCATTTACACCAACACGTCCTTCTTCGGAGAATGCTTCGTCTTGAATCTTTTGATCCTGTTTTGCCCACCAAGCAATAGTGTCGTCGGATGTAGTGCGTCCTAGTGCATCTTGCTCGTCGATGTTAATTTTAAGATACAATTCGTCTGTTGGTTCGCTCAGGTTGAATGGATTAAACTTAACAGCACCGAGTGTTAGTACAACAGCATCAGGAGTTGTATTAAGTGTTTCCAAGTCGATCATTGCATGGTTAGTCATTTTTAGATCCTCGTGTTTCTAGCCCTACACCGGCTATAATCAAGAAGACGTACAAGATGGGCCAAGCCCATCCTGTAAGAAATCCGGTAATGTGTAGTGTCATTAGTGCAATGCCTGTTGCACCGGCTGTGCCAATGCTTGAGGGCATAGTTTTAGGTAATTTCATATAACTCCTTTTGAAAAGAAGTTACAAATCGCCTTCTTTTCTGTTTTCTGAATAATGTACGTCGAAGGATCCGCCTGGGTATCTAGACTCGAGTTTATGTACGTTCTCTTTGATAACATCGTTAGGATCAATTCCCAATGCTCTACAGCTATTAGTCCAATACCAAATGATGTCGCCGAGTTCTCGTTTAGCATGAAAGATTGTATCAGCATCCAACGGCTTGCCTTGGAATACACATTTCTTAACAATCTCTGCAAATTCGCCTCCTTCACTAGCAAGCCCTGTTGCGCCTGTCATCAATAACGATATATTAACAGTTTTTTCAAGTTCTGTCAACCTGTTAATTAAGGCATCTAGATTATTTGATTCTTCGGAAGTAACTTCTTTCACGAAGTCTTTGTATTTGTTTAGATCTACTTGTGTCATTCTTACTATCTTTATCCTTTGTTAATAGTCATGTCGTTTGGTTCTTCTTCGCTCCATAGCATGACAGATTCTGCCTCTACCATGCGCAGTGTGTATTCGCCTTCTTCGTCGTGTTCGAAATTGATACCGCGTGTCCACCGCCCGTGCTCTACAAGAATCCAGTCACCGGGGCTGTATGCTTCTACGTTCTCTGGACCTTTAGCATACACTTGTCCCCAACGCGGACGCACACCTGTAGATACACCGTCGTCGGAACGAAGAATTATTCCGTTCTTTGTAGTGCGCATCTCAAAATTCATATTCTTTACAAGCACTCTATCGTGGATCGGAGTGACAGTTTTATTCTTAAGCGGATCAAATCCCATATTATTTCTTCCTTACAAAGTTTCCATCGTCGTCTTCGTCCCACTCTGCCATTTCGCTTGCAGATGGTTCTTCAGCAGGTACAGGCTCTGTTACTTTTTTACGACGAGAAGTAGTTGACTTAGTATCTTCTACTTTTTCTGTTGGTAGTTCGTCTGCTTGTACTTTGTTACGAGGAATTACCTCATCTGGTACAGTGTTCTCCTGCGATTCGTAATGTTCACGAATCAAATCTTCGCGTTTGCGCACAATCTTTCCGCCGGTGCCTAATTGATCGCCCCGTGCGTTTACTTTGAAATTACCTACTGCCGGAGTAAGTTCGTTTCTTTTGCGCAACAAATCAAGATCAATTTGTTTGCCGTTTGCAGTTCTGTATGTTTTAGTTGGACCTTTTTTCATAGCCATGATAGTTCTCCTATATATGTATACTTATCTAAGGAACTCCCGCCAGTCTAGGCCATATTGGATTGAATTAACTTTATGCACTCCTATGAGATATAACACGTAGCTAGCAACACTGCTGCCTCTACCTACTCCCCAAACAATTTTATGTTCGCGCATAAATCCAACAAGGTATATTAAAAATTCCAACAACTTTACCATATCGTGTTTGATAAACTCGTTTAATTCTTCCTTGACTCGCAGTCGTTCTTCATCGGTATTGCACCGTTCTAGTAGCCATTCTTCGACGTCTACTGAATTCTCTTCGGGCACAAACCAATTGCGTTGCATACTTTTGTCATATGTAGATTGATCTGTGTTTAGTTCTTTGTGTATAGCAAGCTCTGGCAAGTACATCTTTCTAGCAAGCTTGTTATAATCTTCGATCTCGGAGCACTGCTCGAAAGACATGTCTTTTATCTTATCAGCTTTATCCTGATACAAGAACTCCATCATGTCATTGGCCGTGAAGTACGGCCTGCCTAGATTATCTATTTTCATATGTACAGTTTAACTGATATTTATTAATCCGTCAAGATCTTCATCGTCATTTTCTTTGGATTTTTTAAACATTTCTGCTTGACGACGGTCGGACTCTTCTTGATAGTTGTTAAGGGTTGCTGCAATTTGTTGTTGCATTGCAGGATTGGTAGTCTGATAATACTTTTTACGCAGGTCTTGAATCTTTTCATTCAATACCGTGTCGGTTATTTTCTTCAGACTACCAACTAAAGGATTGTACATTAACTAAACACACCTGCATATTTTAGAAATACAGTATTGCCGCCATTGTATGTCCATGCATCAATTATGTAATGATTGGCTATTGTTTGCGCAGTAAACGGACTAGGAAAATCACCATCGTAATATATAGTTCCACCGCCGTCTGATGTGAATGCAAGTGTTCGCATCGTAGCATCATTTGCTACAATTTCGACACGTATTTTTGCAAGTCTTCCGGCAGCAGGCCAGTCTGTAAAATTAAGTGAAATATCAGCCCCAACTGTGAACTTTTGGTAATGGCCGGTTATAAAACTAATGTTTGCATTTGCAAGAACTGTACTGTAATCAATAAACTCTTCAGTAACTGCTGAGAAGTTAGCATCGGCTAATTCATTCCCGGAAAAGTCATTGCCTTCGTCTAGTTTTGCAGTATCTTCTTGTAGTGTATTTATTTCTAGTCTAGCTGCTTCAAGACTATCTTTGATAGTTGTAAAATTATCACGAAACCCCTGTGTGTCGTTGTCTTGTCCTGCAATAGGATATTCTGCGTCAATAGTTGCGCTTACAATGTTACTTGCCATTTATGTCGTCCTCTTTTTTATATTTATCTACCATTAGACGTTATACTGATAATTTGCGAACAATATATATTGTTCACTTGAATTACCGGCTGTGCTGTCGATAATATATCGATCAACTTCGAAATTAATTTGCTTGAAATCAAAACCGTTAACATCAAGATTTAATTTTACTCGTTCTGCGCCTCCTGCTACACAGTAACATAATGGCACTGCTAACGTGTATCCAATTTCCTGTATGCTTCCTGCCTGCGGTGTTCTCATCCATAACGGTAAGAAGTTACGTTCTGTGTCGCCTATCTCTGCAATTCTATTTCGCATGTTAGTAGCATTTGATATATATCGTGTCATGTCGCCTTTGTTTCCGACGCGTACTGCACTGTTATCTACGGTTATTGTTTCAGTTGATGGTCGATATTTAAACGGTTCGCTGTCGGTAAACGCTGTCACTGTTACCGGATTGCCTTCAACGTCGACTAAGTTAGTATCGCCTATTGTAATGATGTTATCAGGACCAATGACACTGTGATATAGCTGCTCAGTTGTTACTCTCTTGCCGTTGATGTACATCTCAGGCAAGCCTGTGTTAAGTTGAAAGATATCCTTTTGGGTATCGTACTTCATGCTATCAACTGTAATCTTCTGCTTATTCTTTGTAACAAAACTATCTCTAGCAGCACCAGTAGTCGGTTCGGACGGATCGATTACTTCGACATATACTATTTCGTAGATTATATCATTATTACCTGGATTTTTAGCTACAGCGGTTTTTATCTCGCCAAACTTAAATGTTTTTCTTTTGTGATTCTTAGCAACTGCTGCAACGTACTCGTCAATTGTTTTAGTCTCAATTCCGGCGTATGCTAACATACGAATATCTTTTTGTAATCCAAATTCGGGATCGTTAGGACGATACACAAGTGACGGCGGAAATATATTCGGATTAGACACAAGGAGAGTAAATGCGCTTCGTTGCGCACTTGGTAGCAATGGTTTTAAATAAAGGTTGCTGTATAGCAAATCATTAGGATCGATTACATTAATTGTAAATGTTCTAGATGTGGCAGAAAAATTAAACCTATCTCTTGCTTCTACAGTGAAGGTGTATTCTCTATCAAACGAAGTTTCTGCCCCATCAAACGTGCAAGCGCCGCCGTCGAAGATAGTTAATCCCGGCGATCCTGGATCCCAGAATTGTTTTACTTTACCTATAATTTCGCCGTCGAACGCAAGTTCTAATCCATTTGGCAAGGATCCAGAAGTTAATCGATATAATAACTTTGCGTTAGGTACAGTCGTTTCTGCCTTAACAGCAAAAGTACTTAAAAAGTTAGCATTAATTGTGCCAAGATCTGCATCTGTTAACCATGTAATTGTGCTGTCAACTTCGCCTAGGAGACTAAGCGTAAAAGTTTTATCTTTGTACGGACGTGTTGTATCGTCGGTGTTGGTTATTGTTTGTTCTGCAACATAAAGCTCGTCTTTGAACACCCCGATACCAATGTCATCATTTGGAATTAACGAACGTTGCAATCCGACATTGAGATTAAGTCTTGTATAAAATGCAACAAGTGATGATTCTACAGTTACGTTATCATCAGACGGTGCAAACAAATCGGCTATTCGTGAATAATTTCTATTAAGAGTAGTAGACGGTACTTTTAATTCAAGTAAATTATCTTGGTCGATAGTATAAAAAGATTCCGGAAACGCTCGTTCAATTGCTTCTGCAAATGTTTCACCAGGTACTTCGTCAAGGCCTATATTAGTTGGATCAATTTCGAGTGCTGTGTTGTTGCTGTATCTAATGTTCCATGTAGTATACGGAATGATATCATCAACTGCATATGCTTCGCTGTCACTAAAACGGATGGTACTTCCTTGCAACTGTGTCTTGTTTGCTTCTGAAAGCTTGTTAACAAAAATGTATGATTGAGAAATGCTTGCTGCACTGTTAACAATAATCGGAAAAGTAGACTTGAGTGCATCGCCTAGTTCTATTATGTCATACTCGTCTGGGGTGCCATCTACGGTAAGAATTTGATATGTATCATTTCCAAATTGTACAGTTTGATTAACTAATGACGCTAAGTCGTCAATGCCGTCTTCGAGGCTACGAGAAAGCTTTACAATCTTTAAGAATCGCTTACCGGACAAAGTATCTTCGTAGGCCTTAACATTAATTTCTACTCTAGTAAGATCGCCTGTAAATCGCGTTGCTCTAATAGTAAATTTATAATCGCGGGTAACTGCTGGCTGATAAGGAACACGTCCGTATAGTTCGCCCGAAGTTGACGACAACGCCAGACCAGGTGGCAATGTACTAATTGAGTCATCGTCGTTCTTTGGAACAAGCTGATAACGAATTACGCCTTGCGATGTACTAGTGTCAAGTGTATCTAAAAATACAGTTACATAATTGTTTGCTCGTTTGAAGCCAAGATCCGAAGGTGTTAACCAGACCGGCGTACGAACGTAAGTATTATCTGCTGTAAATACCCCAGTTCCTACTTTTTGAATTGTGTTATCAGCGCGAAGGAAATCATCTCCTACTACATAGATTCTAAATATTCGTCTTGATATAGTATCGCCGTCGCTTACGGTAACTGCAAATTCGTAAAACCTGTTCAGCTTTCTTGGAGATAGAGTTGGCAGTGCGTCGTCATAAAATCCCGAATCATAAAAGAATGAATCATATCCGCTAGCAGACAATGCAGCAAAGTCGTATGGGTACCCGTCGTAATTGTTTGTATCAAAATTTCCGTTGCTTGCTGCTTTGTCTAATGCAAGAATTGGATCAACAATGCCTGATATTCTACCACTACGTGATAAAGATAATCCAGGAGGAAGTTCTCCGTCCTTATTTGCGATATAAAATTCTAGTTCGTCTCCAGCAGGAATATCTTCATCTATTGCTGACAATTGAAAATCTACAGGAGAACTGTCAAGTATAAAGAATAATCCATTGTTGCCAATAGGAAGCAAATCTTCATTTGTTAACCAAATCGGCGAGTCTGGTCCAGCAACAATTATGTTATAGGTTCTGTCTTGAAATTCTCCAGATTCAAGTGTTGCTCTAAGTACAAAGGTGCTAGTAATATCTCTTGCCACTTGGAACGGAGTACCGTCAATTACAGTACCGCTTAATCTCATTCCGCGAGGAAGACTTCCACTTATCTTTTGAATAGTTACATCGCCTAAACCACCAACTAATGGAAGTTGCACTACTGCTGTTTCGCGTTCTAGTAATGTTTCCAGTAACGAGTTATTTGGTTCACTCCAAATTGTTGTCATTCTAATTCCCCTTGTGTAGTATATTTATCTGGGGAATTATATAAGTCCTAGGTCTACGGGCAAATCAGCCGGCGAAGTAATTGCACCAAAATCAACGGCTGTGTTTAGCAGAATGAGTTCAATTGCACTAGTGATATTAGTTGTTATTTCGCCAAAATCAAAGCCGTCGACAAATCCATTAAGCTCTCGAATGTCGACGCCGTACACTAATCCTTCCAAGTTACCTTGGAAATCGTTAGCACGAACTACATTAACGTTGTTAATACTTTGTGACAATCCGTCTAAATCAGCACCAAGTTGTGGCGAAGTATCTTCGACTAGGTCACTTATTGCTGAACTATTGATAGTTAATGTGCTGCCTGCAATACTAGTTGTGACTTTGGATCCGCCTAGTATGCTAAGTTGATCACCGTCTGCTAATATCTTGCTACCGCCATCTGATGAGATAAGCAAGCTTTGCAATCCACCTAATGCGTTTACTGTAATTGCATTATCTGTAGAAGAAAGAGTAACGTTGGTACCAGCTACAATCTTTTTAAATTGTAGATCATCTATTACCTTTGCGGCGAACACTCCTTCGCCGACACCACCACGATTGCTAGCAGTAGTTGCTTCTGGTTGACGTAAATCAAGTTCTTCAAAGTTTTGATTTACTTTAATAAAGGCTTCGCGCAAATCATCGCCGGTCCCGTCATTTGCTATTCTGCCAATATCTACTAAGCTTACTGCCATGTTAATTCTCCTGTTATTGTATTTATTATAGCGCAGCTATTCTAGTCTGGAAGTCACTGAAGTCAGATGATGCTGCGACTACAGTTTTTAACTCATCCAAGCTAATGTACCCAGGTATTGTTCCATTAACAGCGTCAACTAGTAGGGTGCTATCGTCTGCAAACACACTACCTATAATATCTTGAGTAACGGTAGTGCCGCTGCCCGGACCGTCTTCTAATGTTTCAACGCGCTCATAGAGTTCGTCGAAATTGCTATTAGCTTTGGTCCAGGCTGTGCGAGTTGGATCGCCGTCGCCTTTGTTTGCACTACTTCCTGTGTTGATGGTTAATTTAGTCATTATACTTTTCCTATAACTGCTTCAATAACACCGCGTTCGTCGGTTGTTTTGTTTTCTAGTGCTTTACCTATCACAGTGCCTGAACGAGCTGAGTTATCTACACAAGCATATCCTGGTATTGGAGAAGTAACAAGCAAGTCACCTTTCTGTACTTTGCCAAGCACTTTAGTAGGAACACGTCCTTGTAGAGCAAGTGCTACTACGTAGTCACCTTCTTGTGCACTGTTCATTAGGTGTGCAGGATTAGTTGAGACAACACCGGCAACTCTTGTATCACCTTTAGTTGAACCAATAGTAACTTCGTGTTCGCCGCCAAATACTAGTACTGTGCCCGGTTCGTATTCTGCATCTGCAACATAATTTTCTGCTAAGTCAGCATATCTAGCTGATGTAGCAGTACCGTAAATTACGTTGTAAGCAAATGACGCTGATCCGATATCATACGTTGCTGTTGTGTCTGGAACAATACCGGTTGCAGTAACAGTGAGCGGCGAAGCTGCGCCAATTGCAATTTCTACTTCTGTAGAATCTGCAACAGTTCCTGTATATATTGTATTATATCCTCTAGACACAGATCCGATGAATCTGGTATTGTCTGCATCCGGTGTTACGTTACCAGATACAACTAAAGCGTTAGTGCTTGGATTATACGTAATTCCGGAATCTGTATATAATGTTTCGGCAGCCGAAGTAACGTTATTGCTATTAACAAATGTTAGATAATGCGTAGCGTTTGTTGCAGTTGCAATAGTAGCAATTGTAGAAGAACTACCTGCACCGGGAACGTTTGTTAATCCGCTACCGTCGCCTGAGAAACTAGCTGCTACTATACCACCGGTTGTAGTTAGATCATTTGTACTCGGATTGTACGTAATTCCTGCATCAGTATATAATGTTTCGCTTGCTGCACCGACATTGTTGCTGTTAACAAATGTTACGTAGTGTGCAGCATTTGTTGCAGTTGCTATAGTATCAATAGCAACTGCCGGAACGTTTGTTAGTGCACTGCCGATGCCCGAGAAACTGGCTGCTACTATGCTACCGGTTGTAGTTAACGCATTTGTACTTGGGTTGTACGTAATTCCTGCATCAGTATACAAGGATTCAGAAGTTAAACTTCCGTTATTGCTGTTAACAAATGTTAGGTAGTGAGCAGAATTTGTTGCAGTTGATATAGTAGCAATTGCGTTGGAGGTACTAGCCGCCGCAACGTTTGTTAATGCACTACCATCACCTGAGAAACTAGCTGCTACTATATCACCAGTTGTAGTTAAATCATTTGTACTTGGATTGTACGTAATTCCTGCATCGGTATATAATGTTTCAGAAGTTAAACTTCCGTTGTTGCTGTTAACAAATGTTAGGTAATGTGTAGCATTTGTTCCAGTTAGTACAGTAGAAATTGCTTCAGAAGTACCAGCTGACGGAACGTTTGTTATATTGCTACCGTCGCCTACTAACGTGTCTGCGTATACAGTACCGTATTTAAACGTCGCCGATCCGATATTATAAGTCGAATCAACATCTGGTATTATGCCTGTTGCGCTAACTTTAAATGGCGATGCTGCACCGATTGCAATCTTTACCTCTGACGCATCAGACACAGTTCCTGTATACACAATATTGTATCCAAATGACGACGAACCGATATTATACGCTGCGTCAGTGTCTGGAACAAATCCTGATGCATTTGCAATAAATGGCACCGCAGCACCAATTGCAATCTCTACAGCACTAGCATTGGCAATGGTTTCGGTATACACATTATTGTAGGTAGCAGAAGATGTACCGATATTATATGTTGCAGTTAGATCAGGAACAACTCCGGTTCCGGTAATCTTAAACGGCATCTTACCATTTGCAATTAATCCAATTTCGTCAGCAACTGTAAAGCCTGTACCTGCTCCGAGTGCAATACCTGTTGAAGTAGCGTTTCGTTCCCCAGTTGCTTCGATGAATGAAGTGTATAACCAGTCAGACGAAATGTTGCTTTCTCCAGCAAGTGTTGACGCTGCCTGGAATGTAGATTCAGTTGTGCTTGCACTGCCCATTGACAGATTGCCCGGAATGTTTACTATTGGTCTAGAAGTTCCGTTAGCAGTAAGCACAACGCCTTGCCCTGGTGTTTTGATATTTAATTGTGTGCCTGACAAGCTCATAACTTCGTATGTGTTGTTGCCTCCTAGTCTTAGACTTTCGACACGAATTGAACCATCTGCTTGCGTAAGTAGAACACTACTTGCTCCTGAACCCGAGGTTGTCGGAATACCGTATGGTGCCGCAGCAACTCCGCTAATGTTACCTAGCATTCTATTGTTAGCAAGATTTGCAAGTTTTGCAAGTGTTACAGCACCGTCAGTTATCTTAATCCATCCGTCTGTTGCAGTAAACGTGCTACTATCAAAACTTGCTACGCCTAAATCATTTTGTGAAATACCTGTAGCATTTGCTCTTGTGGTTGCTGCGTTTAGATCCAACTTACTTTGCGCAATTGCTGCACTTGCATTAATGTCATTATTGATGATTGTATTTGCTACAAGTGATAAGTCGATTGACGTAGATCCGGTCGATCTTGTTACACTAGCTTCAATGTCGCCGGCAACGGTAGCATTTGTAATTTCATCAAACGGTCCAGCTAATACGTTAGCGGTTTTTGATCCGGAAGTGATTTCTTCTTCTTCTGCAATTACTCCTAAATCAGGAACATATGACAATGTCACAGCATCACCGTAGATGATGTCATTTGATATTGTTTCTACTTCGACAACTGTACCTTGCTTTCCGCCTATTGTAGTAAACACATCACCTGGAACAAATGGTCCATTTGCTACTTCGTTAACAAAGATTCTCTTTAATCCCGAAGCAACTAACAATTGATCACCAGTCCACGTGCCTTCGAAAACGTTTCTTATGTCACCAAATGCACTAATTCTTACAAAACCTTGATCAACGTAATTCTTTGTTGCTGCATCGCTGCCTTGGCTAGGTGCTCCGAGACTTGTAATTTTAAAACTAGCAGCATTAAGATCACTTGCTAATTCGCCGCCATCTGCTGCGACCACACCTGGTCCGATAGTATTATTAACAGCAACACCGTTATGATCAAATCCTAATCGTCTATTAACATATCCGCGAACAGCACTTTGGACAGGAACAACATCTGTTGCATTTGCACCCATGCTAGTGTCTGTACTAAATTCAGCAACAACAACACCACGTTTGAAACCGATTCCGTCTAGGTTTGACAGCGCAATAGATGCTGCAAATGTAACAGTACCAGTGCCTTGATCAACTGTAAAGAACCGACCCACGCGGAAGAAACCATCTTGGTCTGTTGATACGTAGAAGACACGTCCTTTGTTACGTTCATTAACTTCATTTGCTTGTGCCGGATCGCGTGGCAAGCCTAATAGGACATTAGGATAGTTTGAAGTGTTAAATCCGCCTGTGCCAACATTAAGGAAGTCGTGACCTGTGGCACGACATGTAGATACATTGGCTGTAATGTCTGCTTCTGCCCCGGAAACTAGTCCCGCTCTTAGCGTGATAGTCTGAATGCCTTGCACAGCAGATGTAATAAGACCGCTCGATGAAGATGCAGCATTAATAATATCACTACCGTCGACATCAGTAAATTCAATAGTAGCATATGTTGTACGGTCGGTATAGGTTGCTATGCGATGAAGTTTCCCGTCCCAGCCAAATACTAAGTCGCCTGCATTTATTCTAGCAATAGCAGTTTCGTCTAATGGTTCAACGGCAATAATAGTATCGCCTACACTGTTACCCATTGTACCGCCACCGCCACGTGGATCAGCATTAGCTGCTTCGGTGCTATCTACAATTAATCGAACGTAGTCGTAATTTGTGTCAAACGTTGCTAATACCGAATCTGTTGCAAGGTCTTCGCCGGTGGATTCTGTTGCTGCAAATGCAATTGAACGATAAGTTGTAGTAGGTGTGCTATCGAGCACAATAGCTGCACCTGGATTGCTGATTAGTGTATTTTGATCAAATACATCATTAAGAACAAATACCCCGTTTTGTCTTAATGTACCTGGTACGTTAGATGCAGTTGCTTCAACAAGACCGCCCTCAGAGAATCCTGCACTACCGGTAGTAAAGTTAAGTTTGTAAACTTGACCATCTTTGTTAGGAGTATCGGTATTTGTAGCAACAGTGCCTGCAACAGTGTACTCAGTAATTGCACCTGCATCAACAGTTGTGACAGTTATTACAAGATCGTTTGTTGAAGTAATTCCGCCTAAGTCTGCACCGTCTATTGTTATTGTATCCGACACTAGATAAGAAGTGCCGCCATTTACTACGTCCACGATGTAGCCGTTATCAACGGTTTTCTTAACGTTAAATTCAGCGCCTGTGCCTGTGCCACCTGTGTATGTCGGATCAATTATGCCTCCGACAATAATGTCAGTTTGTAATTGTACATTTGATACTTCGTAACGTGCAATTGTTCCGCTATCGTGTATCATGTCTATTTCGCTACGGTTCTGTGGTTTATAATCTAAATCATAAACATACAACGTAAGTCCGTTAAGCGTATTAGTTGCTGCTGTTGCAGACGCAATTGTTGGTACACTTGCTGCACCTAGCGCGCCAGATGTTGATCCTGTGATAGTATTAGAAGTATCAAATGTACCCGAAGTATTTGTAAGATACACTTGGTTAGCATCGGTATCGAAAATTACGTCACCGGTTGCGCCACTTACTGCCTGCGTTAATGTTTCGCCTGCTACTACAGAAACAACGCCGGTTAGTGTTAGTGTAACTTCTGACTCAAATGTCTTAAATGGCTGTAGCATGTTGTTACGTAATGTAACCGAGTCTGGGATTTCGTTTGGATCTGCACCTTCGGCAATCAGGCCGTATTCGCCGTATGCACTAGAACTGTTTAGAGATCTAATTTCTGAACCATTTTTAGAATACGACGATGACCAGCAATAGTACGTAAACTGAGATACAATCTCAGATGTTCCGCCGTTTGTACATATTAATCCATAACCGAGATCGTTTATTTGCGTAAAGTTATTGGCTAAGGCAGATCTGTTACCTGCGGTTTGTAATGTAATAGAAACGGGCAACGAATCTAAATCGACTCCTGTTGCAGAGACGCTAGTTACTCCGGTAAATCCGTTACTATCATTTGTTGAATCACTAATTAATAGAGTACATGTTCCTGATTGTTGATCATAATTAGTAATAGAATTAACTTGGAAACGTATTCCGTCTATGTAAAATGGCGCCGGTGTTTGTGGACGTCTAACAAATAATCCTGTTCCAGCAGGACTGCTAACATTTAATGTGAATGCATCTGCTTTTGAGTCAACTGTTATTGGAATATTAGAAGCAAAGGCGTCAACTAACATGCCGCCACGGAATGCTTGTCTGTTAAGACTTTGGGAAAATGACGAACCGGTTTGGCAATACGGTGTTTTAGTAAGTATTTGACCATCAGGGTCAAGAACCATCATGAATCCGCCTTGACCTTGAACTGTTACATTTCTTAAAACAGTGGCATCATTCATTAGGAAAACATCGAGATCTCTGTTATGTCTTGGTGGATTATACGCAGGATCAAATGCATATGTTACAAGAGACACAAGCGAGTTAAACGTAGTAATTGCATTACCACTTATAGTGTAATCTGTGTCGATTACCTGATCAACTGTTCCGAGTGCAGTAAATGCAGTATTTGCTAATACATCGGCTGCAATGGTTTTAATATAATTAATCGAATCTTCAGTTTCGTCTGCTTGATCGCCTCGAACTAAATCAGTGCCTTGGTAAAAATATGCACCTTGGGCACGTAATGTATTTTTACGACCGCCATTAATTAAGTCAGAAATAATAGCATCAAGAATTAATCCGACATCTCTACGACATTTTGTAAAATTATATGTAAGTGTAGGATAAGTTGCCTCGATATATTGAAACACTTCTTCGATGATAAATGCTCTGTTACGATTGATTAGTTCGGCAGCATCATTATATTCACCTACGTTAGTTGCACCGAAATTAGATACATTAACATCAGCAGTTGGATCATAAAGATAATGTCTACCAAAATATCCATCAACATCGTTAGTTACTGGATTAGTATATGCTGTACCAGCAGTAGGCAATCCGGGATCGCCGATGCCGGTTATACTATCTACGCCGCCTGTTAGTCCGTCGAATTCTAAATCACGATAGAAATAAGTGTTTGCCCAGCGAGATTGCGAAGCACGATCCGCAGGACGTATAATTACGCGTCTAAATTCGCTGCCTTTTATTGATACGTTAGCAGGTACTTTAATTGGCAGGTCTTCGTAATAAATTCCTGATTCGATTAATATCGTTACTTGTGAATTGTTAACAAGGTTACCAAATTCTAATTCTTCATTTACTTCAAATTCTACAGGTTCTAGCAACACTAGTTCCAATGAGTCTGCAACCCCGACGTCAGTATCACGAGAGTAAGTCACAATACGTCCAAGAGCACCTGATGCTTTACCGCGTACAACTTTACCCGGCAGTAAGTCGGTGTTGGATGGTTTGCCTTGGTCTACGTTTCCTGTGCCACCGTTGCTAAATTCAATTTCGTATACAGAGCCGTCAACGATTTCAGGAGCAAGAAGCGGCCCATCTGCAATGATATCTTTGATGATTTCAAATTTAGCAGCAACAGATGAAATACCAGTTGCGTCTACAGTTTCGCCTAGGTCGATAGTCTGCGTAATTAATGCATCGCCTGTTTGAAGAGATGTGATTGTGTTATTTTGTATTACGTCATTTGCTAATACTTTAACTTTGTTAATAACAGCAATGGTTTGAGTCAATTCTTCGCTAATTGCACGTTGCGCTGCTGGGCTTGAATAATAACGTAGACCTGCTGTTCTACTCAGGGTGTTTGCATTAGTACCAGATAATGTATCAAGTACAATAGCTTTGATCATAAAATCTATATTATCACGCCATGTAGCTTCGTTGTATATGAAATCTGGATACGTTACAGAAGTGTATGCAATGGCTTCTTCGATCATGAATTCTTTGTTCAAGTCGATTAATGTCTTAATAGGAAGTCTGCCTGGAACTATAGTCTTAATGCCAGTCGAAGTAGTAAATGATGCATCGGCAGATTCGTTATAACGAATGGATTGCATGTACGGACCCGGCTCTGCTGGAGATGCTAGCATAATCTCTTCTGCTTTTTCGCAAGCTTTGTTAATAGAAGCATACGCAGATTGCTGCGATCTGCCATGGTCCGGAAGTGGGACCCCGGCCATTGTATCATCACCGATGGTGCTTACATAGATACTAGATGGCGAATAATAACTGTTTTGGTCCACATAAAATTTTGTAGCAGCTTTGTAATCTTCTAGACCGCCTGCGCCTATTGTGCCGGCAAGACTACCGGGGTGATCATTTAGATAAAAATCACCAGCCATTTGATCACCTTGGCGACGAACAACGCTATCACGCGGTAGTGCTTCGTTACCGAGCCAGTTGCCAAACAATTCACTATCGTATTCGCTATTAACCAATGTCTGTGTGCCAGAGCCGCCGGATACAACAATCTGGTTAGTATCTGCAATGGCATCGTCTGCTGTGGGATATAGCCCGATAGCATTGGCTCCTTGACGACGAACATAATAAACAGTATCAGATGTTAAATTTGTAGCATCAGTACCGGTGCTTGAATAAGTGTATGCAGCGCCTGTACTTGCAGTAGTAAGTCCGTGATCGGCTACTGTAGCATCATTGCTGCTAAAGCCAGAAATTGTAAGCGTGTATTCGCTTATGTTACCTGGTTCGCTTCTTACGTTTGCTTGTTCGCCAGGGCTGCCTCTAGTTAAAAAGTTTTCGTCAACATACTTAATATCAGGAACGAGATCTTGTACTTCAAAGGTTCCGCTATGCTTAGTAAGAAAGTTTTGCAGATCTTCTTCTGTTGTTCCTACGTTGCCTATTGCAAAACTGGAACTGTTAAGAGGACCGCCGATTGCAGGAGATTTGTCATCAATCACTGCTGAGTTACGTGTTGTTACAACAATCTTACCATCTGTTGTGAAATCAAAGCGTACGGTGTCATCTGCAATGTCATCAGTAAGAAAACCATTAGAAACAAATTCTCTAAATACTAATGAATCACTTGTTGGGCTAACAACAGGAACTTTATTCTCATTATCAATAAATGATTCAGGCGTATCACTTAGGTTTTCGAACGTAAGTTGTCCTTCGACACCGAACGCTGCGTACAGCTCTGTAAAATTTTCATTTGCTTTGCGGAATGATTCGCGCAGTGCGTCACCTGTTCCGTCATTGCCTTCTACGCCAATATCGATTATCTGCTTAGCCATTAATTACTCCGTTAAAATTTACTTGCTAATATGCTTGGATCCATGTTAAAACTGGTACCGCATCCACATGCACTTGATGCAGCTGGATTAACAATATCAAACATAGCACCAAATATTTCTTCTTTATAGTTTACTGTTGATCCGAGTAAAAACATAACACTTTCCTTGCCGACAACGAGGTTGCCAGTTCCGGTGTTAATCACTTCGTCTGTGCTTTCTACTTCATCTTCTGTTACGAAGCCCCAATCGTATTCGAACCCAGCACAACCGCCGCCCTTAACGTTAAGGGTAACTCCAAAGCATTCTTTGGCGCTGCATAGCGAGTTGATTTTTTTATTTGCTGATTCGGTGAGGTTTAAAATCATAGTATATTTCCTTCTATTGTATTTATATGTATTGTTTGTAAGCTTAATGTAAATACAGTATGATCCTAGGCGAGCGTATAGAAAAAAACACTCACATCCGTGTGAGTAAAAACGGACATGAGCATTCTTATACTCGTGAATCAACTGTGGTGATATTACGCTGCGATTCTTGTAGCAAAGTGTTTGAACGCAATCGCCGTAAAATGGATCCCAAAAGACTTACTAACAACTATTTTCATGTTTGTTCTAATTGTGACGCAAAACGATTTGCGCAAAAAAGGGGCGCGGAGAAGAGATCAATATGGAACCTCCGCGCCTCAAGTAGTAAGCCGATAGGAAAGCTTTAACTTTCCTTTGTAAAGATTCGCCATGCTCCGTATGCAATAGCGCCAATACTGATAATGCCCATAAAAGGTTTTAACACCAAGGCGCAAATTCCAACTGCTACAAGAACACTTCCGTCTAGAGTTGATATTTCTTTTGCACGAGCTGTTGCCCATTCTTTAATTTTAGTTACGTAATCCATAATTATCCTCTTCCGCTTAAACGAGACATATGCCCTTCAAGGGTTTCTACTGATCTTGTCATGCGGTTCATTTTCTTTTCTAATACAGCTATTACCCCACGTTGTACTTTAATCTGTTCTTCTAGACTTTGTACATATCTCTGTGTAGGGATCTTCTGCATTGTACCGTCTTCGGCAATAATTTCAAAAGCGTCGCCGCCTTGTCCTCTAATGCCACCGGCAACTCTGTTAGGGTTCTTTTCTGATTTAGTAGGAGGCGGAGTACCACGTCCGTACATTCTGTTTAAATAATTCATACAGTATTTATGAATTAAGCAATAAAGAAGTGTATCTTGTTGGATTTACAAAGACCCTTTGGTAATGTACATGCCATCTTTCGTTATCGTAATCCTCCCAGCCTACTAATACATTATATTCAACAAGTATTTCAACGGCTTCTTTAAGAAACATTCTCTTACCTGAAAAGAAATCTCTCACAAAAGGACTATATATGCGCTTATGCTTTTTGACTTTGGTTGATAAAAGATCAATGTCTGAATTTTTATTACGAGGACTGCGGGCAAACATGTCTTTATGTTTATTAAGATTTATCATATCATTTCCAATTCTGTTTGCACCATTCGTCAATGCAGTTATGGGGATTAGGATCACCGTGGAACACTGCGATAGAAGTTTGCGGTAAGACTTTAGGTTTGCCTGCAACAGCAAAGTTTCGTTTGCCTTGAGAGTCTCGAGTCATTTGAGGTTTCCCTCTCATTTCCCATTTATAACTCTGTATCCATTCGTCCGGCCAATATTTGTATACCTCTGGAGTGTTCATTAATTTTGCAAAGATCCATTCCTGGTCTCCATGATGTCTTCTGGAATTTAGTTTTGGGTCTTTTATAAAGTCAGTGTAAACATGCTTGCATTGGCCTGTGTTTAATCTAAATACACTGGAATTCATCTTTTTGTAATTTTTAACAGACATCCGATTAAAGTCGCGTATGATGCAAAATTTATCAGGTTCGTAAGTAAACAAATTGTCTATATTACGAAATACAATTAAGTCTAGATCCATAAACAAGATAGTGCCTTCTAATCCAAGATCTGGATCAAAAAACATGGGCTTATACCACCAACCTTGCACAGGCAATACTGGCAACGGCATGATTGTAATGTCATCGTCGATGCCCGACGCGTCTTCTGTAAAGCATACAAAGGTATATTCTAATGTTAGATTGCGTTTGACCATACGGTGCAAATTATTTACATAGTCTGCACCGTATTTGTTTCCGTGCTTGAGACAAACTACATACCGCGAAGAGCCCGAAAAATTTGTAGTATCAGGCTTAGCCTCTATGAGGGAGAAATCAGATACGAGGTTGTCTTTTTCGATACGCTTTCGTTTTCTGCGTTGTTCTTTTGTCTCATTGGGGAAATACTTCTTGACCATAATCAGCCTTCGTATGTAGCACTATTGGCATCGTGCTCAAATACACGTACACTAACTAGTTCAACTCCTTGTCCTGCAGGATAACGTCCGCCGCCGCTTTTAAATTCTTGCAGCAATTCATTCATCTTATCGTAAGCCATTTTAGAAAATGCTTCACAACCAATGTGATCAACAATGCGCAAATCGCAAACACCCATGTCGTTGTGTCCGCCTGAAATTGCGTTTAGCTGCTTAAACACTTCTAGCTGAGGATCATCTGCTGCAATTAGCAACGTGTGATCGAACATCTTGTCTGCCCATTCTTTAAATGGTTTCAAGCCACCGAAATCCATAACCCAGTTTCTGTCGTCTAGTGTTTCGCTAGAAAATACTAACTCAATACCGATTGAGTAACCATGAACTAAACTGCAATGCGAATGTGTTGCACGCCACTGACGAAAGCAACATGATAAACCTCTATCATTGCCGTACTTTTTTGTTGAATAATATTTTGCCATTATGTCTCCTTAATACTCTCATTATACTTAATAAACAACGAGTTGTCAAGTGAAACATTTGGTTTCTTCCAGCTATCTGGGAGTTTCCATCCTACTGGCTGATGAATGACAAATGTGTGATTGCTGTAATGCGTAAACAATCGTTCTAGTTGTGCAATCCAGTATCTAGGATCTATTGCACGGTGATCTTCTTTGTTATAATTTTTAGTGCCCTTATAAGCGTTGTTGATGTGTTTGGTGGTACTGTATAAGTCAAATCCGACCAGGTGCACTGTGCCTGCTAATATGCAGCCTAAGAGCACAGCATATGGTCCGCTCCCCCAATGAAAAGGATCATCATATCTTTCTGTGCCAAAATAAGGTAAATTAGGAACAGTTTTTACGCCTTTGAAAGAATTTGACCAATCTGCCCTAGTGTAAATGCAAGGATGCCGAAAACCCAATGCTTCTGTTACCATCTTCCGATCTACGCAAATTAGATGATCGACTGCAAGATCGCGCACAATTGCATTACACCCGATAATTGTTCCTGTTAATTTGGCAGGATCAATCTGTTGTCGACTCTCTCCGTTTCCCAAGATCGTTATGGTGGTCATGGGTTACTTCCTCTGCTCTTAATTTAAGAAGTTCTTGTGTCTCTTTTAATAATTGAAACACAGTTTGTAATTCTTCTGATATTCTAGCATATTTGTCATATGTCATTCTGACAGTAGTATATAACCACCACCAAAAAATAAAGGCTACAGTTGTTACGCTTGTGATTAGTAATGCAATGATCCATTCGTGCATTAACATTGGATAATAAAAAATACAAATAAATGCAACAATGAACATTATTGCGATGAAGAATTTTATTGCAATTACGTAGAAAAGCGGATCTTTTAATAGTGCGAGCATTATCCTATCTGCCCAAATGGTTTCCACATACCGGGTGTGCCAGTTCGAGTACAGACCCATCCGATATAACTAGTAGATTTTGGTGCATCATTCCATACAATATCTCCGAGTGAATATGCACCTGCTTTTGGCGCAGCTGACCCAACTTCAAATTTCTTGCCATTAAGCCTAACCGGTCCAGCTGTCTCGATGTCTACGTCGTTTGATGAATTAGTTACGTTTACGTTTAAGTTACCGTACGCTACTGTTTTTGTTGGTCTATCTTTTGTACCTAATGTAATTGTGCCTGATTTTGAAACTGTTATGCGAGCAGTATCATCTGTTACAATATGTAGATCATCTGTTGTCCACGTACCAAATCGAACCTCTTCTTGATCGACATCAATTATAAACTCTGCTTCGTAGCTTGCAAGACTTAACATGGCATTTGGTTCTTCTGTGCCAATACCTAATCTTCCTGAATCGGAATTCCAAAACATGAATTCGTCTACAGTCATATTACCGTGTACAGTTAATCCCTGGAGCGCACCTACTTGTGTTAAGTTTGATTTTACAATACCCGAACCAAGTGCAGAATCTGACAACACTTCTCTATTGTTGATTCTAAACACTCGATCTTTTTGTAGATCAATATCTTCAGAACTCCAGAGACGCGAATCATTATTGCGGAATATAAATTGTTTACTTGGTTCGTCGTTTTCTCTCCAACGAAGGCCCTTGCCTATAATTGACGAATTGTCGTCGGATACAAAATCAAGACTTGAAGAACGTTCTAATCTGTTATCTGACGTAAGTTTGTTGATGTGCAATGAGTTAACATATAATTCTCCAGCAACACGAACGTTTGCTGTAAACTCAGCATCGCCTACCCAGCTCTCTGCATGAACATTTTTTACTGTAATGCCGTGATTGTTAACATTAAGTACAAAATCTGTTGCTTCGTCGACTATACCCGTACTTTGGAATTTAACAATGCGTCCGCCACTGATTTTATTTCCGCTTATGCTGCGATCTAGCATCTCCGGAACAACCATCGGACGGCGGCTTACTTCGTCGAGATCGACTTTTAATTCAGTTAGCTTATTGTTAATTTCGTCAATTTGAGGAGCAGTTAAGTCTCCTGCAACTCTAAGTCCTCCTAAAACGCCAACATCGCCGTGTAAGAGTTTTATGTGTGCATGATCGGAATAAATTCCATCATCCTTTATTAACAATGTCTTCTTGCTTGTGAGGTCGGTGATTCCGGTGCTCACAAGCTGTTTTATTGTGCTCACATCAACTGTCTTGGCAGCATTTTCGATTGCGCCGCCGATAATAGTTAATGCATTTTGTAATTCATTTTGCTGGGTCATACTGATATTTATCTGATCAGCGTTAAGATACCTTTAACAAAATCGTATCAGCGTTAATGCGTCCGTTCATTTTTGTCTCAATTGTTTTCACGGTGTCCATAAATGTGCGCAATTTAACCTTGCCAGCAGCTTTAAATTCTTTTAACTGTTCTTCGGGCTTGCGCAAGGTACGTTGGATACTTTCATCCTCTTTAAAGCCGATGATTGTTGTGCCTTTGACACTTAACCCTGTGCCTTCGCGTTTCATGCCTTTGGGGTCTTGGTTAATTGCAACATATTTGCCAAGCTTCCTGGTCTTTGTATTAAACACCCACAGCTCGTTAGCACCAACAATGTCAATAGGATTGACGCTAACTAGTTGGTATTTCTCATCCTTGACTTTGTATTTGACTTTTGCAACAACTTTGTCTGCACTCTTTGGTTTCCGTACTGGACTTTTGCGCTTTGCTTTTGACTCTTCGATGATCATATCAAGTGTGCCCATCAAACTTTCAATTGCTTTGATCATTTTAGCAATGTCAGCTTTCTTAAGATATGCATAGCCTTCTTTTAGTTGTTCAATCTGATCTCGCGCATAGTCGTCTTTGATTGCACGAATCTTAGCAGGTGACGGAATCTGTGCAACTTCTTGCATTTCTTCAAGTTCTCCTGCAAAAAACGCCTTAATCTTACGAGCATGTGCTTGTGACACATTCATCTTTGCAAAATGACCTTTAAAGTCAAAACTGTTAGGATCAAAGTTTTTACGATCGGTTACAAAACCATCTAGCCATTCGTCAATGTCAGCAGCCGCTTCTTGTGCTTGTTCTGTAATGCGTTCCTGAATAGTAGGTACGTATGCTTTTGCTGATGTTGAGTCATCCTTTTTCTTTTTCTTAAGATTAGCACGACCGATTGCAATTACCTTTTCAATCTTTTCTCGTACAAGATCGTTAGCATCGCGCGGCTCGTTCATTGTACCCGGCAAAGAAGTCCAATAATCAGTCCAGCGCGGATTCTCTGCAGGCATTCCGGTCAACAAGCATTTTGCAATAATACATGTGTTGATATTAATGTGAGTAGATGACAGTGTTTTAACTGCGTCAATATCAGGTTTGCTGTATTTTTGTTCTTTCATCCATTGATGCAAAAATTTCAGCATGTCGGCTGGTTTGTTATTATCGTAATAATACGCAACAGCACGGCG